GATTGCACTCCAAACATCAACGTCTTTATGTCCAGAATAAAAAGGTCAGCGTCTCGTTCTGTGAGGAAATTTAATTCATGGTTATAATACAACCCCCTTTTATCAAAACCTGAATACTTAACGACAATACTTTTAGGAATCATCATTTTGTATTTCTCCCCTCAAATTTCCAATCAATAGTCTTGATAATTCGGTTAACGTCCATTCTATCTTTGATTTTGTTAATAAAACGGTCAGCTTCCTCATCTGTGTCAAAAATCAATTCCTCAAAATAGGGTTCGTTCCAATAATTTACGCCACCGTAATAAACTACAATTTTAGTTTCCATCATCGTCTCCCCAAATAGCAACAGCTAAGGTATAACAGTCATAACGTAAATCAGACTGAATTTTGAATAGTTTATCACTTAATTCTTGTGCTTGCGTAAAATCATAAGGATTTGAAATATCTTTTTTGCCGCGATAGACTTTTCCAGATAATTTTTCAATCTTATTTGCCAAGTCTGTAAGTTCTTTAAGAATATCATTCATTTCATTTTCCCCTTATGGGCTGGATTATTCCAGCCCATTCAAAATTTCTTTCAGCACATCAAGGATGTTTGTGGTCGTGGGGTCGATTGCTCCGCCCAAGTCCCAATCTCTGCGGACTCTTGCATCATCATCAAAAATCAGGGCTTCTTCATCTGCGGCAAGTCTTGCGGCCTCAATCTTATGCTTCGGCGTCCCATAGGCTACACATCGCAGACTGTCAAACGGGAAACCATATTCTTTCAGCCAAGCCCTTTTTGCTTTTCTGACTTCATCATCATACTGCTTGTTCGGCTCTTTTGACAGCCAAGTGATAACTGCGACATTGATACCGCAATTCTGCAAGCTACGGAGCAGACACCCAAGCTCTGCCATATCAACCAGCGGTTCGGCGGTCTGATAAGGTGTAGGGTCATAGGCTCGAATCTTAGCAAGCCAATCTTCCACGCCGTACAAATCTACCAGAGTACCATCAAGGTCGAAGCACAATTCCTTAATCATTTTTATCATTTCCTTTCCTTTTGGAGTATCTTTATTATATCACAAGGGGCTTGTTTTGTCAAGCCCCTTGATTAAATATTTAGGGCATAATATCAATATCCGGCAAGCTGGAATAGAATGCAATCTTATAATGGTAAGGATCAGTATGTGTGCCGGTAATATCTTCTACAACATAAAGAGTATAATCATTTAGGTAAATGTAATTTTTCTTATATTCATTTGCCCCAACTTTACAAGTAATAACCAGTTCTGACGCACTGTTATTGCTAATTGACATATAGCCTTCGGCGTAAAGAATAATTGTATCAGTTCGGGCATTGTAAACTGTAATTCGACGTTCACAGCCGAAGTTATCAGCCGTCACATTCAAATTATTATTTACTTTGTCTGCTGGACTACAACCTGCAATAGAAATTGCAACCAACAGAACCAGAAATACAATTACAAGTACAGTTTTCAGTTTTTTCATTTTATCATTTTCCTTTCTTTATACCAGCTTGATATTTTTATAGTTTCCAATAGCCCAAGCACTTGCAAATGGCATAATAGACATATCTTTTACACCATCATTTACGATTATTTGGATTTCTTTTCCAAGGGCATAAGCATATCCGATTTCCCAAGCCGTTCCAGAATCAGAATACAGACCATCATATACGACAAATACCATATCACAGTCTTGAATTGCGGCAATATCCATTTTGAAAACTTCCTTTGCCCAATCCTCTTGTGACATTTCCCAAGCATTCGGGACTGTATGTTCTTGTGGAACAAATACATCATACCCAAGCCGCCGGAAACCTGCCGCATATGAATCAATTTTTGATTTTGTCTCAGGGCGGAAGAACGCTCCAGCCATGTAGATTTTCATTTTTATCATTTCCTTTCCTTTTGTACTCTCATTATAGCACAGGGCAGACCAGAAGTCAAAACATAAAATGGAAAATGCTTTCATCAAATTGCACAAACATTTTGGGAAAAATTTCCAAGGGCTGGGCTGGAAGGATTTGGAAAACTTTTTTACGTTAGCACTTTAATTTGCGAAATTCCGCGTGGCTCGACCGTGGCCACGCGGCTCAAATAATTTTTCTTAACATTTCCAAAACTTCATCATAAGAATGGTTTTGTAAAATTCTGGTTAATTCTTTATTTAATTCTTTTCGATTGTTAATCATTAATAATGTATTTTCTTCATTTGAAACCCAACGTAAATTTTCTAATCTATTGTCAGTTCTATTTCCGTTGATATGGTCTACCTAATAATCATTTGGATTTTCAATTGGATTAAATGACATTAAAACTAAACGATGAATAAGATAATTTTTATCCTTTATACTAACTCTTTGGTATCCACTTTTATGAGTAGAAGATTTATGTAATTGTAATGTATTTTTATTTCTTACTCTACCATAATTAGAAATTTCAAATCCATCTATTCCATAAATGTCAATCCACTATTCATTTTCTAAATCTTTATCCCATTTTTTTTCTTTCGTATATTTAGGAACAAATGGAATATTTATAGGAATAGTTTCTGATATTGTATAAACGGCTTGTTCTCCTTGTCCCTCTTTCGTAATAAGAATACCCTATTTTAGAAATTTATTTTTAAGTTTTGGAAAATTTCTTTCTACCTATCCGATAGTAGTATTGCAATATTTAGCCAATTCATTTTTATTCATTAAATATCAATCCTTTTTTTATTTTATTATATCATATTTTATACAAAATTTCAAAATAGAATTTCCTCCCATATCTTGGGAGGAAATTCAAATGGAAATTAGAATTTATCATGCGGAATTTCGGGATAATCAAGAATTTTTGCGACAAATTCATCGTATTTATCCACCAGCATATAGTCTTTTCCACAGTGTTTTTGAATATAATGTTCAGCTTCCGAACGACACGAAGCTTCTACAAAAAACAATCGCGGCCAGTCTTTTGTAGGGAGGAAGTTAATTACCAGATATTTCCAGGTCTTATATCCTTCCATTTTTTATCACTCCTTAATATATAATGTAGCGTCTACAGGATAAACTTTTGCGTCATCGCGAAGACAATCAAGTTCTCCGGTAGCCAAGTTAATTGAATTGATTTCATCACCATCATTATCGATATATTCAGTTTTCATATAAATCGCATCATCAGACGGGTCGCGGAATACGGTTCCAACCTCCAGAGCTGCAAAGTGGATAATCTGTTTTGGCTTTTCATATTCGATTTTCATTTTTATTTTTCCTTTCTATGTTTGATTAGCTTTTTCGCCATGTTCTTTTGAATTGCGTCATATACTACTTTCGGCATTTTCATCTGCCCGTTTCGTCTGAAAATTGCAGTTGCTTTATCCATGTTGACATAATACAAAGTGATTAGAAATTCCATCCGGCTATCTGTAATCAAAATCACTCCTGTATTTGTAATAATCTGCCATTTGTCCTCATATTTGAATTTTGCCACAGGTTCGCCTAGTCCGGTGTTCATTTGAATTTCAATATATCTGTCTAGGCGGTCATCTCTGAAATGTTTACTGACTTGCAATTTTGTAATATCCATTTTAATTTCCTCCTTTTGGAAGAGGGCTTTTCAGCCCTCGTTCCTATCATCTTCAATCCAACGGTTAAGGAACTGTTCACAAGTTTCTTCTGGAAGATCTTGTGTTGCATCTTTACAAGCCATTTTGAATGGGCAGACCCCACAATCGGCAACGTGGCTGATAATATCAATCAGCATATCTTTATCAAGAACGTTCAATACAAATTCAGACATTTTCATTTTTATTTCCCCCTTAATCAATATAAGTAGACATTAGACAAACCCATTCACGGCTGTTATACTTTGGGCTTCTCTCCCTAGCGTCTGCTAGGGAGTAGCCATATGCAGTTTCAGTTTCTTTTGTGTTGACATTATACATTTCAAACTCATACATGATGTTAGTCCTCCTCCTCGATGCAACCGCAGACTGTGTACCACAGACCCATATACTCGTCATAATTGCGGGCATATGTATTGCAGAAGTCATTCATGGATTCCGCACTAAAATCATGGTCATTATCAATCCATTCGTTCAGCAGTTCAGCGATTTTTTCAGTAGTCATTTTTTTGTATCTCCATTTCATTTTTTATCTGTTCCCTTGGAACAATTATATATTAGCACACCCTAGGGCAAATGTCAATAGGAAAGTTAAATTTTTTTATTCGTCAATATGCACAAAGATTCTGGAAATATTTGGTATGGAATTATATACCATAAGCTGGTAGGATATGGGAAATGGAATGTAATACCAGATATGGTAGAATTTGGCTGGAAATATTCGGAATTGGTATTAAATGGAAAATGCGGGGCGTGGCGAGCTTGCTGTGGATATATCAATTTCGCCACGCCCCGGCGAGGCAATTCATTTGATTAAAGTGATAATGAATTAAAGAAGAGGATTTGAAAAATGGGCTGGAAACTGTTTCCAATTTCCAGCCCTTGGAATTTCAGGATCAAACTGCCATATGAGCCAGATTCTGCCATTCATAAATAGCGCCCTGACCTGCATCATTTGCCATTTCCCTTGCCTGTCGTCTGGTATAGGCGTGCTTCGTGGTGCTGACGTAATATTTTCCATTTTTGAATTGAATACTGCAACCGCCATCCAGAGTGTTAAGCAGTTTCGCCCAGAAGATAGCAGATTCAGGACTGTCATGTTCATAGGTCTGCACATTCACCTGAAAACCGCCCTTGTACTTCTTGATTTTCCCGTTCTTGATATTCAGGGTATCGCCGTCCAGCATTTTCTTGATAGTTCTAACGTTAATCATTTTTTATTTCTCCTTTTCAAATCTTAAATATAAAGGCAGGCAGGATTGCCGCGCCATCTGTAAATTGAAAGCTGATTACATTTCTTGCCAATTTCAACTGCTTCGCGTTTGGTGCTGACTCGTTTAGAAATGTCAATGTAGTATCTGCCATTTTCAAGCCAAATGCCGCAAGTGCCTTTGAACTCTCGAACCGCCTGTATTGCCATTTCAGGACTGATGACTTCGACGCCATTAGTAGCTACCTGATAGCCACTCTTGTACCTCTTGATTTTTCCATTCTTAAGGGTCAGACCATCGCCATCAGTCAGTTTCTTGATTGTGCGAATGTTTATCATTTTCGTTTTTCCTTTCAAATTATTTCACTTGTGAGAACAACACACATTTCGTTAGTTATATGTTTATAGACATTGAATTCAATTCCTTTATAGGAATCAGTGTAGAGATAATCCCAATAAATGCCATATACATAAGAGAATGGCTTCACGGGCAGCCAGCCATCGAGCAAGGTTCTGACCATTTCCATTTCAATTATTCCTTTCATTAAGTGAAGAGGGTCTTAACCCTCTTCACTCCAATTTGCCCTAGACCTATCAAGGTCTACCTTAAAGACTTCCCAATGTTGAGGAATGATTTCAAATTCCTGAGTTGAGAGGTTGAAAGCATTAGCCCCATCCGCCCAGCCCTCTGCGCCAACTGGGATATAGAGAATATCATCCCATTCGCCATTGAGAGTAAAGAGGTCATGCGCTCCAAGCGCTCCCCTCTGTGTCCATTCGCCTGACCATCTATGTTGATTTTTCATTTCAATCCTCCATCATCACGAAAAAGTTCCAAGAGGGATATTCATAAGCCCCATCAGCCGGATTATTATGCGCAACTACATTGCAAAATGAAATGCTAATCCAGAGTAAGACTATGACTGAGGTAAGGTAAATAGCGAGTTTGAAATTTTTCATTTCAAAAATTCCTTTCCGAAAATTCAATTCATGCGCTCGATTGTGCGGTTGGTAAGCGGTAGAGGGACTTAAATGTCCCTCACCATTACCTGAAAACTGAATGGACCTTTGATCAGAATGACCAGATGTTTTGTCAGATTATGGAAATTGAATTCCACAGATTCTTTGTCCCACAAGTTATGTGCCCAGTTGCGGCTGTCACAAGGTTCCAGCTCTTGCATAATGTACAGCACTTCCTCAAGCCGCCCCAGCCATTCTTTCTTTCTCTTGGTGGCTTCTTCGGTGCTATCGCACCAAGGGCATTTTGTAAAGAACTCGGCGCAGTCATAGGTGCTGCCAGTCGAATTAACGAATGCGATTTTTGTAGAGAACATAATGTTATCTCCTTTCTATTGGTAGGCTATGGCAATTAAGCCATAGCCCTATAAGTTTCGTGTCCTTTGCTAAACTGACTCATTACTTCGCCAGTCTGCATATCAATGACATCTCTGTCATTCTTTGCCCATATGCTGTAAGCGTGAGCCATAGACCGTGCTACGGTCAGACTGCGGTAGATAATGCCATACTTGCCTGTGGTGTGATTATAGATAGCGTACATAATGTTGTCCCCTTTCTGTGGTTGGTTGGGCAATTAGCCCAACCAAATCTGCTTGCTTGTGGCGATAGCCCAGCGACGCCGACTTGCTGCCAGCTGCTTAATGTCCCACTTGACCCACTCAGCACAGCCGCCTTCATCCATATGAGAGAGAATGCGTTTGACCTCATTATAGTTAGCTTTCATCGAATACTCGGTGTAGCTGGCTTCGGCGATCTGCTGAGCAATATAGTCCTTCTTGTCCAACAGCTTGTGGAAGGTGTCCTTGCCATTAGGGTCAGAGAAGTTAACCTTGCTGATGGCAGTATTAACGCGCTCGATGGTGTTCATCAGCGCTTCCTTGCGAATGGCTCTTCTATTGATACGGTTCATAGTTTTACCTCCATATAATGTCAAAGTGTTGTTAGGTGAATGGGTGAAGAAGCTTATGCTTCTTCACCATATAACAGGTCATACAGCTTATTAAAGAAGTCCTCGAACATATGCTCAAAGGTGTTTGCCCATTCCTCGGCTTCTTCGCGCATATCTGCCAGCTTCTGGTAAATTGCATCATATTCAGCACATGGACAGCCGGTTTCCATATCCATATTATATGGCGTATGCTCAAGGTCATATTCTGCGCTATCAATAGCCCATGTTAAGCTATCCCATGCGTCAATGTTACTTGCCGCATAACAATGATATGTCTCAAGGGTGCGTTCATAGTCGAACTCGTCCCCCAACATATGGTACTGCTTGACATATCCTACCAAGTCCTGTGCCTGCTCAGCAAGCTCTGTCTTGATAGCTTTTTCCTTATCTTCCTTACTTGTGAATATGTTTATAACCATGATTTTACCAATCCTTTACATATTATTTGACTGTTAGGTGTCACCTGTCCGTGATGCTGTCTGCCGTAGGCGTTGGACTGCCCTACAGCTTGCACCGCACTTTCCATGTTCTACCATTGCGCCCGCTGTGCGGTGCAGGCGTTTGGCTTAAATTCACTTTACAAGGTGCAAGCGGTTCGGTGCTGTCCGCGTCTGCCGGTCATTTTACGTCACACAAGAGAACTTGCTGTGGTCTGTCTCTGTCCTCTTGACATTTTGAATTGTACCACATGGCGCTCTGTTTGTCAAGAACTTTTTTCAAAATTTCTTGAATTTTTTTCGCTTGCCTTGCGGCTTGTTTTGCATTGCCTTGTGGTTGATTTCTGATTATCATTATAGCGGCTATTTCCAAAAAGTCAAGAACTTTTTTCAAAAAAAACGAAATATTTTTTTCGGGGGTTAGTCGTATCTAACTCACTTCACTCAAGTAAAGTAAGACAATAGACTTTAACACTTTAGTCAAGTGAAGTGGGGGGCAGGGTTTCGTGTAAAAAAAATGGAAAAAATGGATAAATCTTCCTGCCTGGCAAAATAATTTCTAAACTCAATTCCAATTTCAGATAACGATAATAATTTCTAAACTCATTTTCAATTTCAAAAAACGATAATAATTTTAATTTCAGAAAACGATAATTATTTCAATTTTAAAAAACGATTTTTATAAAAAAAAATAAGCGGGAAAATATTTTCCCGCTTTAATCTAATTATTCTTTAATTACTCGATACCCATTCTATTCCAACGTTTCTTTTGCAAGAGCTACGGCGTCACTGGCTTCAGGACATTCAATACATAAAAAAGTCTTACCATCTACTTCGTCAATATAAAATTCATAATTATGACCATTTACCATATGCAATTCTTCACGAAGTTTAGAAGGAATCATTAAACGTCCAACTGTATCGAGTTTTCTTGTATAAGCTGTTTTCAGCATTAAACTCACTCCTTTCTTTTTAATTGGGAGAGTGTGAACCATCCCACAAATTTTATAACTTATTTTACAAAATTTTTTGTTTTTTGTCAAAATTTTTCTTAACAAGATCTTAACATAAATTAATCAAAAGGAATAATACCTTCATTAGGGTCAATTACTCCTCGTTCTTGATGGAACCGATAATTTGTATATCCATTTTTAAATTTATAAACTTCTACTTCAGGTATAATATATTGATCTTCTTTATCTACAATTTTAGAACCAAGAGTAATGCCGATTGGATCTCCCTCTTCTTCATATTTAGATAAGTCAATAGCCATTAAATCTTTTTTATTTTTAATGACATGAACTATTCCAGGCCCAATATATTTTTCTTCTAGCCCTTTATTATATTCAATATATTTTTTATCGCTTTTGAAATTCATAAAATCTTCAAGCGCTTTAGTATAATCTTTATAAATTTTTGCTTCAATAATTTTACCGTAAATAAATCTGGCCGCACATCCTAAACCAAACGCCGCCCCAGTACCTAAAAGAAGCCCATGGACAAACTTCATTAAATCACTTCCCTCAATTTTTAAATATAATATATTTACTTTTTCTTACGTTCCTTAACAGGATTATAAGCTCCTTGCTGTTTAGGATTTTCACCCCACATAAGTTGATAAACAGCTCTAGTTGCGCTATTAGTTGCTCTACGCTTAGCTTTAGAAGCCATACTACCTAAAATACCACGAGGTTTTCTCATAAAATTATCTCCTTTAATTTTATATAATTATTATATAAAAAATTTTTATAATTGTCAATTTTACATTTTACATAATTTTTTTATTAAATACTATAAAAATTTTTGGCCATGGTTGACTTTGCAAATTTTTTGTGTTATAATTTTTTTAGAAGGATTGGAGGTATTAATCTTGATAAAATTAGATTATACTCTTGAAACTCCTGAAGAACGAAATGAATTAGTAAAAAAAATTTTAGAGGAAAATCCAAATCCTAATGAAAAGTATTTAGAAATCCTCGCAGATTATCTAATTCTATGTATGGAGAAACAAGAAAAAAAAGAAAAGAAAATATTAACTGATAATAGATTAATGACAGTTAATAAACGTGAAACTTCTTTCGAAGGACTTGTTTCCCAGTTAGAGAATGGTGAAGATGGTATATATAATTTAATTAATAGTGATAAGAATATGATATTTTAGCCAAAAGTTACAATTACAAAAAAAGATTTAGAAGAAATTCCTAGCTTAAAACAATTAAAAGACGCTATTACAACTTGGGAAGCAAAAATGAAAGTAGTAAGTGGTAAAGATGCTTTCACTATAAAAAAGGCATTAATAGAAATGCGCAAAGATCAATATGTTATTAAAAATGCTTATCGAAAACCAATAGTACCAGTAAAACTTACACGATCTAAATATAAAATTAAATTAGATGAAGATGTAAAAATGTTCGATGATGATGGATATCCAATTCCCGAAGGAATTTCATTAATGAATCCTGAAATTTGCTCTTGTGTCTTATGTAACTATTCTCGATTAAAAGAAGACAGTTGGGATCGTTTTGAAGATGATACTTGGTATCTTATTTATGATTTTGAAAATATTTGCGATGAAGCCTTAGCTGACTATCCTATGTTAATGCGCATTGTAGAATGTAAAATTGATGGATTACAAAATATAGAGATTCAAAAAATTTTACAAGAAGAATTTAATATTACTCACAGCTTAGAATATATATCAAGTTTATTCCGCAATAAAATACCAAAACTTATTGCTGATAAAGCCGTTGATAAATATTTAGAATGGTATTATACGACTCAAGAAAAAGGTAAGTATAAAAAATGCAGTAGATGTGGGCAAATTAAATTGGCTCACAATAAATATTTTTCCTATAATAAAACAAGTAAAGATGGATTTTATAGTATATGCAAAAAATGCCGAAATAGTTCTCGTAAAGAAAAAATGAAATCCTAAAGAAAGGAGAAATATTGATTGTCCAGCGAAGGTAAACAATATTACTGTGAAAAATGTAATAAAACTATGGATGGAACTTAGTTTTATACATCTAATAATTTAGATAAATATCCTAATGATGGTAAATTACCAAAATGTAAAAAATGTATAACAATGCATGTAGATAATTGGAATCCGGATACTTATCTATGGATATTGCAAGAATGTGATGTTCCTTACATTCCTGAATAGTGGAATTAGTTAATGGGTAAATTTGCGAAGGATAGAACAAAAGTCACTGGAATGACAATATTAGGTCGCTATCTCTCTGCAATGAAATTAAATCAATGGAAAGATTACAGATGGAAAGATAGTCAATTCTTGCAAGACTTACAAAATAAAAAAATAGAAGAAACAATGAAGCAATAGGGGTATGACATTCAAGATATCACTACAGCCATTCAACGTGCTTCATTTGCTTTGCCATCAGAAGAATTAAAAGAGCCGCCTCCTCCAGCGCCTCCTCCCCTAGATTTTGGGAATTCTACAGAAGATTATTTTAAAGATAAATTAGATTTTGAGGTTCCTGATTTAGGCGCAGAACTGACAGACGAAGATAAACGGTATCTTTATTTAAAATGGGGAAAAGGTTATAGTCCTGATGAATGGGTGCGTTTAGAGCAATTATTTAATGAAATGATGTAGTCTTACGATATTTAGTCCGCAGGCCATATTGATACATTAAAACTTGCCTGTAAGACATCATTAAAATCTAATTAGTTATTAGATATAGGTGATGTGGACGGCGCCCAAAAGATGATTAAAATGTATGATTCTTTAATGAAATCGGGCAAATTTACTGCGGCTCAGAATAAAGAAGAGTCTGGTGATTTTATTGATTCTGTTGGTGAATTAATAGAAATGTGTGAGAAACAAGGTTATATCGAAAGATATTATATTGATACTCCGAATGATAAAGTAGATTTTACAATTAAAGATATGCAAAAATATACACGCACTTTAATTGAACGAGAAACTAATCTTGGCAATATGATTGATTAGGCATTAAAACAAAACGCTAAAGAAGATGAATAGGCTAAAGAAAACGTCGAAGATACAATTGTTGATGATGTTGATATGTCTATTGAAGACATTGAAAAAACTTTAGAAGATAAAGACATTGAAGACTTTAGTGAATTTTTAGATAATGAAACAGAGTTAGATATAGATGCTTTCTCTGATAGAGAAGATTAATGGCGTTACAAGATTTACTTGACCTATCTACCAGTAGAAAAAAGATAGGTCTTTCTGAAGAACGTATTAATGCTGTAATGCCAGTCATTCGTAAATATACTGCCTTTTGGCGCGAATATCCAGATTTATTTGTTGATTTTTTAGTACGAGGAACCCGTACAGAATAGAAAGAAGGAGAATTTAAGTTTTTCTTCTATCAGCGTGTTTTTTTAAGATGTGTAATGCGTTATCAGTACGTTTATGCAGTTTTTCCTCGTGCTTATTCTAAATCATTCTTATCAGTCATGGCATTAATGGTTAGATGTATTCTTTATCCTGGTGTTCATTTATTTGTTACTTCTGGCGGTAAGGAACAAGGCGCAAGTATTCTACATGATAAAGTTAATGAAATTTGTGATTTAATACCAAGTTTTAAACGCGAAATTGATTGGGGTCGAGGCAAGAGCCAAGAGAGTAAAGATAAAGTACGTTATGTATTTAAAAATGGGTCTGTCCTTGATAACTTAGCCGCGAGAGAAAGTACTCGTGGTCAGCGTCGTCATGGCGGTCTAATGGAAGAATGTGTAGGTATTGATGATTAGATTTTGCGCGAAGTCATTATACCAGTTATGGCTATTCCTCGTAGAGCTAAGGATGGTACAACTCATGAAGAGGAAGCAGTAAATAAATCATAGATTTATATTACTACTGCTGGTTATAAAAATACATATCCTTATGATAGATTAATTGGTTTATTAGTTCGTATGATTACATAGCCTGATAGATGTATGGTATTAGGTGGAACTTGGCGAACTCCTGTTGCTGTTGGATTACAGTAGAAGACATTTATTACTGACCAGAAAAATGAAGGAACTTATAATGAAGCTTCTTTCGAACGTGAATATGAATCAATCTGGTCTGGTACTGTTGAAGATGCTTTCTTTAATGCAGAAATATTTAATAGGAATAGAATACTGAATTAGCCTGAATATGAAGCTTCTGGCCGTTCAAGTAAATTATCTTATTATATATTAAGTGTTGATGTAGGCCGTAAAGGGTGTGATACTGTTGTCTGTATATTTAAAGTAACACCACAACCGCATGGTGAGCCAATTAAAAGTTTAGTTAATATTTATACTATGAATGATACACATTTTGAAGATTAGGCTATTAAACTTAAAAAATTATATTATAAGTATAAAGCTCGTAGAATTGTAATAGATGCTAATGGACTTGGTGTTGGTTTAGTAGATTTTATGGTTAAGCCTTAGATTAATCCTGAAACTTCTGAAGTAATTCCTGATTTTGGAGTTTATGGTGGAACTCAAGATGATGCAGTTCAAGAATATAAAAAATATAAAACCAATAGCACAGAATTAGACGTTTTATATTTAATGAAAGCTAATGCACCAATCAATACTGAAGCACATAGTATTACTTAGTCAGTGTTAAATTCTGGTAAGATCAAATTTTTAATTGATGAACGAACTGCTAAATAGAAATTATTAACTACTAAAGTGGGTTAGAATATGACCACAGAGGCGCGATCTGATTATTTAAGACCATTTAGTTTAACTACTTCATTGCGCGAAGAGATTATGAATTTGCGTGAAGAAAATGAAGGCTTAAATATAATTTTAAAACAAGCTAATAAAAGTATTAAAAAGGATAAATTCTCTGCATTAGAGTATGGATTATATTATATAAAAAAAATAGAAGAAGATAAAAAGAAGAAAAAATTCCGGGCTGCTGATTGGATGTTTATGAATTAAGCCGGGCAACTCTTATTATTCTTTTAAATTAATTTTTAAAAGAATAATAAGAGGAATTTATTTGTAGATAAGAAAGGAGACTTAATATATGGATGCCAGTCGTGCGGAAATTAAGATTAGAGAAATCTTAGAAGAAGCCGGCCTGAATTTTAAGATGGAATATATATTTCCAGATTTAAAAACACATAACGGTCGTCCTTTACGTTTTGATTTTGTCATATTTGATGATGATAATAATATTGATTTTTTAATTGAATATCAAGGGAAATAGCATTATGAAGCCAGTAATAAATTTGGTGGAAAACGCGGATTATATCAATAGCAATATAATGATAATCAAAAACGTAGATTCTGTGCTTTACATGATTTACATTTAATAGAAATTCCTTATACAGAAGAAAATTTAATTTCTTATGATTATATAATGCGAAAAGCTGGATATTAATTGAAAGAAGGTGAAGTATGGAATTAGAAAAGGAAGAATTAACCAGAAATGAATAGATACATAAAAAAGGTTTTGACATAACTGGAGGAACACGCGAGTATTCTGCAGTTGGCCCTAGTGAGTATAAGAAGATTAAGGTTGGTGTTAAGACATTAGATGATGCTGTCTTAAATCTTGGTTCTTTCAGATGGGACACTTACGGTCGTCGTAGTGAAAAATATAGCCGTGAACGTATTTATACAAAGCCTATGGTTATGGATGCTTTAATTCGTAATGATATTCAAGAACTGCGAAGAATATCACGTTTCTTTTTTAGAGTAAGTGGTATTTATCAAAGGGTATGTAATTATTTTGCGAATATGTATCGTTATGATTGGGCTATTGCTATTTAGTCTAATAATACTGATGGCTCTACTGTTAAAGACATTAATGAAACAAAAGCAGTAAAAGATTTCTGGCGAATTTTAAATTATTTAGATAATTCTTATATTAAGAAAATTTGTGGCGATATGGCTCTTGAAGTTATCAAATGCGGAGCCTACTATGCTTATATTGTTCCATCAAGCACTGGCTTAATTTTATAGCAACTTCCTATTGAGTATTGCCGTTCAAGGTATTCAGTAGGTAATTTACCTGCTATTGAATTTGATATGAGATACTTTGATACTTTTGTAGATACTAATTATCGTAATAGAGTATTAAAATTATTCCCTGATGAATTTACAATAGGTTATCGTCTTTATAAAGCTGGTAAACTTTTACCTGATGTAGCTGGGGATAATACTGGTAGCTGGTATTTATTAGATCCACAAAGCACTATTAAATTTGCTTTAAATGGTACTAATGATATTCCATTATTTGTAAATGCTATTCCTGCGATTTTAGATTTGGATGCTGCACAAGATTTGGACCGCCGCAAACAAATGCAGAAATTGTTAAAAATTTTAGTTTAGAAATTACCGCTTGATAAAAATGGTGATTTGATTTTTGATATTGATGAAGCTCGTGATATTCATAATAATGCTGTTGAAATGCTTCGTAGAGCAGTAGGTGTTGATGTATTAACTACTTTTGCTGATGTAGATGCTATTGATACTTCTGATAAAAATACTTCTGCTACTACAGATGAATTAGAGCGTGTTGAACGAACTGTATATAATGCATTTGGTGTTTCGCGCAATTTGTTTAATACAGATGGTAATATCGCCCTAGAAAAGTCTATCTTAGATGATGAATCTACCATGCGTAATTTAATTTTGCAATTCAACATATTTTTTGATAGAATATTATCAGTCCTGAATGTTTAGAAAAAATATAATTATAAATTCTATATGTTAGAAACTACATAGTATAATTATAAAGATTTATCTAAAATGTATAAAGAGCAAACTTAGATTGGTTTCTCTAAAATGTTACCTTAGATTGCTCTTGGACAATCATAGAGTTTTATTCTTAATACAGCTCATTTTGAAAACGAAGTTTTACACTTAAGTGAAGTTATGATACCACCTCTTATGAGTTCTACATTAAATGGTGAAGATATTTTGGGTAAAAAAGATTAGAATAGTTCTAACACTTCTCAAAATAAAACAAGTGGAAATACCACTGTAAAAACAGAAACTAAAGAGGGTGGCCGACCAGAAAAAGCTAACGATGAAAAGAGCGAAAAAACAATTGCTAATCGTCAAGCTGCTGGTAAATAAGGAGGATTTATAGTGAGACATACAAGTGTTAAGTTAGATACTCCTGTTGAGTTTATTAATATCACTAAAATCAATCCTTTAATTTCTAAGTGTTAGATTAAAGTCTGCTATGTTAGTGATAAACCAAATCGCAATAGAAGTATTATAACAAAAGAAGTTGCTAAAGATTTAGCGTAGAGTTTACCAGGTAGCCCCATTGTTGGTTATTACAATGAAGCTAATGGAGATTATGAAGAACATAATCGTGTAATTGATATTTCTAATGGTAAATTTGATGTAAAAGATACCACTGTTCCTTATGGTTTTGTAGACTTAGGAGCAAAAGTTTGGTTTTAGAAATTCTTAGATGATGGAAAAAACGAGCATGAATATTTAATGACTGAAGGCTATATCTGGACAGATATCTATCCAGAAAGTAAGCGCATTATTGAAAAAGGTAATAATCAATCTATGGAATTAGATGATGAAAAAATTAATGCGTATTGGTCGAAAGATAAGAATGGAATGCCCGAATTTTTTATTATAAATGAAGCAATAATTAAGAAACTTTGTATTCTTGGAGAAGATTGTGAACCTTGCTTTGAAGGAGCTAATATTACTGCTCCTACGATGCATTTCTCATTTAGTGATAAATTTAATGAGCAATTATTCTCTATGATGAAAGATTTAAAAGAATTATTAGAAGGTAAAGGAGGAACAAAAGTGTTCACAAGATATAGTGTGGAGATTGGTGATTCCATTTGGACTTCTCTTTATTCTTACATTAAGGGCTTCGGAGCAGGTAATGCAATGATTGAAGAAGTTTGCGAAGACAATGGTAATTTATTTGCTATTGTCAAGGAAGATGATAAGTTTGTTCGTTTAGATTTTTCTATGGAGAACGATACTTTCACTCCTGGCGAAGTTTCTGAATTAACTGATTATTCTGTTTCTGATAATCCTCAATTCGATCCTGAAAAAGTCGCAGAATTTGCGAAGAAAAAAAAGGACGAAAAAGATAAAGACAATAAAGAGAATAATGATAATAATAAGGAAGATCCTTCTAAAGATCAGCCAAAAGATGGTGAAAAGAAGGACACTCCCGAAAATAAACCAACTGATACTTCTGATGAAGAAGGAGAACCAACTGAGGATGACGAAGAGAAAAAAAAGAAAAAGAAAGCTAAGTACTCTTTGGAAGATGTAGTTGAGTATGGTTTATTAAAAGATGAGTATGCCGCGCTTGAAACTAAGTATAATGAATTAGTTGAAAAGCAAACACAGCTCGAACAAGAACTTGCTTCTTTAACTCAGTTTAAAACTGAAGCTGAAAGAGACAAAAAGCAAGAAATGATTAATAGTTTCTATATGTTATCTGATGATGATAAGAAAGATGTTGTTGCTAATATTGATACTTATTCATTAGATGATATTGAAGCAAAGCTTTCTATTATCTGTGTTCGCAATAAGGTCAATTTCGATACTAATGACAAGAAAGAAAATGACCCACTTACATATAATATTAATAATGATGTAAATGACGATAGCATTCCTGCTTGGATTAAGGCAGTATAGGATGTTGCGAAAACTATGGAATAATAAATTTTTAAGGAGGAAAACCTAATGCTTTTAAAAGATATGCTTAAAGACCTAAGCGGCGTATCTGCTGTTAAGGGCGGTTACGTTGAATATGGCTATGGTCAGGTTGAGCCTAATCATTTAAGTGCTCAGCGCACTGGTCAGATTTACGCTCAATTACCTGCTAACAAAAATATCCAGCTTCTTGAAAATGGCCAGTTTGTTAAGTATGACTATGCTGCTGGTGACCTTGGTGAAGTTGATTTCACTGGCAAGGGCGAATGGATGTTAGTTTATAATGAAATTAAACTTTATCGTGAGGAACAAGCTGATTGCGAATTTGCTATGCGCAAAGATGATTATCAGGCTCGTTACTACAGCCCATATGATGGTAAGCAGGAAATTGGTACACGTCAGGCTCGTTATTTAAATGGTAAGGACGCCGAAGGTAATACTTCTATGACTATTACAGATAGTCAGGGTGTACAACATACTTATGAGTATGATGATGTTACTGCTGGTCCTGATATTCGTGAACTCTTCTATGAAGAAGATCCTTTACATTTTGATGGTCCTTATGAGGCCCGTAGAATGCCCGCTGGTACTAATATGGTTCCTCGTGTTTTCAAGACCAATGTTGGTGATATTTTTACGACTAATACTATTGCCGAAGCTACTCTTGCAGTTGGCGATGTTTTAAGTCCTCGTGCTACTGATGGTATGCTTTCTAAGTCTGGTGATGGCTCTATCCAATGGTAGGTTGTCAAGGTTTATGAAATGCCTGATCATCAAAAGGGCGTTAAGATTATGCGAATCGCGTAAGAAAGGAGAGAAGAAAAATGTTAGATAGAAAAAATCTTGTTCAATTAATGAAGACTGTCGCTAAGGCTGATCCTTCTACTCCTACTGCTTACAGCTTTAATGGCGAAAGCCTTTCTTATGATGCTCTTAATGAAACTCTCCGTAGAGAATTAAATGAACTTGCTGGAACTTATTCTTTATATCGTGATAATAAGAACCTTATTTTCTCAATGATTGAGGAAACTATTGATGAAGTTCTTCCTAAGAAAGTTGAAGAGCAATACAATCAGTTTGCTGAAGTTAAGACGTTTAAACAGGGTGACAAGCCTATTTTCCGTAGAAAGTTCAGCAACAATACTCGTGCAAAGCAATTCATCACTCGTGTCGGCCTAGCTGGTATCTATGAAGTATTCAAGCTTGGTAAGACTGAAGAATGCTTTGAAGTCCGTACAAGCGCTATCGGCGGAGCTGCTCAAATTGGCTTTGAGGAATTCCTTGATGGCCGTGTTGATTTTGGTGTTGTTACCCAGATCGTCATGGAAGGTATGGACGAACTTATCTATAAAGAAATTGCCGGTGCTTTAAAGGCTTCTGTTAACCAGTTACCTCCTGCTAACCGTTTAGTTGCTAATGGTTTTGATGAACCCGGCTTTGATAAGTTACTTATGATTGCTTCTGCTTATGGTACTCCTACTATTTATTGCACTTATGAATTTGCTGTTCGTATGATTCCGAAGGATGCTTGGCGTTATACTGAAGCTATGAAAAATGAGCTTTGGAATACTGGTCGTCTTGCTTCCTATAAGGGCTATAAAGTTGTTATTCTTGAGCAGGGCTTTGAAGATGCTACTAATGAAAAGAAAGTCATTGACCCAGGTTATGCTTGGATTATTCCTACTGGTGCTGATAGTAAGCCTGTAAAGGTTGCTATGGAAGGCAATACCATTGTTGATGAATACACCAATTATGATCGTAGCCGTGAAATTCAGGTTTATAAGAAAGTTGGCGTTATTGCTATGTTAGCTAATAACATCTGCTGCTATTGTGATACTGAACTTCTTGGTGATATGAAGACATGGCATCTTGATGGCGTAACTGGTAAGGTTCGTGACTATGCTGGTCAGATTACTGGTTCTCATGATACTATTGATGGCGGAAATGAAGATAAGCCGTAATTGATATTAACTAAAAATTAATATATAATATTTTTAGGGGAGAATGGGGAAATCCCCTTCTCCCCTATTTTGTTTTATGAGTAAAAGGAGAATAAAAAAATGAGTAAAAAAATTTTAATAGTTACTAATAGAAGTGCTGGAATGGTTGTTTATACTATTCCTGAAGAAGGTATCCGCAGAGAATTTACACCTGGAGAAACTAAGAAAATTCCTTTTGAGGAATTAGAGAAACTTGCCTATCTTAGCGGAGGCCGCACTTTAATGGAAAATTTCTTAAAGATTGTGGATACTGAAACTACAGAAGAATTAGGTATTCATACAGAACCTGAATATTATTTAGACGACGCTGGAGTTATTAAGCTTCTTACTGAAGGAACTCTTGATGAATTCCTTGACTGTCTTGATTTTGCTCCTATTGGAGTTATTGATATGATTAAGAGTTATGCTGTGTCTCTTCCTATGAGTGATTATAATAAGCGTAAAGCTCTTAAGGATAAAACTGGATTTGATCTTGATCGAGCATTAGCCAATAAGGAAGCTGAAGCTGCAGATGATGAGCAAATTACTCCAAAAGCTCCTGAACGTAGAGTAAAGACCGAAACTAAGCCCACAACGCCTCCTGGTCGTAGAACTACTCCTCGTTATAACGTTGTAAAAGAAGGTTAATTATAAATAAGGAGGGTTTTATATGACATATTTTTATAAGATTTATGAACGCTTTTTAGGTAAAGTAACAGATGATATGTATTTAGAACTTACTCCTCGTGATACATTTTTAGATTTACGTCAATTACTTGTTGATAGTATCCCTGGATTTGAATTTCCGCGTAAACGATTAGATTATGTTTTAGTCGATGAAGATACTCCTGATTTTATAAAAGGAGAAATTGATGGCGGAGATATTGATATACCATTAGGTGGAGATTTATCTGAAGAAGTAGCTGGTAGTAATATTGATTTAGATAATGCTTTTTAGGAGATATTTTCTGAAGAAAATACCTCCTATTTTAATGCCGATTTGGATGATGAAGAAATTAATATTTTGGCTTTGATTATGGTTGAAGCTTGGGTAGAACGTCAATTGGCATCTATTGAAGTAACAAGAATGAAATATTCTGGTACAGATTTTAAATTTACTTCATAGGCAAATCATATGTAGAAATTGTTATCATTGAGAACAGAAGTAAGACGTTAGGCTTTTCATATGTAGAGATTATATAAGCGTCGTAAAACTGATGATGATGGATATATTAAATCTAATTGGTCTGTTCTAAGGGAGGTAAGTGCCCTTGATGACTAAATATAATTTTGATATAAATAATGATTTAATTAATACTAATATTAATAGATTAACTAATTAGATATGGAAATTAATTCCTATGCGTGAAAATGAAGAAGATTGGTTATCTTAGTTAAATACTGTAATTATTGAATTAACTGGTCTTGGGGAAATTTTTAATGATAGTTAGTATTTAATTCTTTTAAGTAAATTAGAAGGACTAAAAAATATTGAAATTGAATTTCCTATTTATAGAAAGACAGTGTTTGAAGCTATTACTTTATTAAGGGGGCTTCACATTGAATAAAAATGAATATTTAGATGCAATGTATAACCGTATTCCAAAAGCCAATATGCTTACAAGATATTTATATGGCGATGGAGTAACAGGACAACAAGAACGAATGATAAGAGATAAACGTAAAACATTAAGTAGAGCTTTACTTTATTCTTATCAAGCTGCCTTGGTAAAAAAATTATATGATGATAAAGATACTATTGAACGTCGTGCATTAATTAATCCTGATAAAATAAAATAGGATTATGATGAAAAAATTATTTCAATTGGTTTTGAAAGTAATTTTAAAACTGGGGATATTTTTTAGTGGTTAGGTACAAATACTTATTGGTTAATTTATTTACAGGATTTAACTGAATTAGCTTATTTTCGTGGTAATATAAGACGTTGTTCTTATGAAATCGCCTGGGAAGATGAAAATAAAAATTATCATAAAACTTATGTTGCTTTGCGTGGTCCTGTTGAAACTAAAATTAATTATATTCAAAAGCATGAAATTAGTATAGATACCCCTAATCATTCTTTAAATATATTATTACCTTATAATGATGATAATGTAAAATTATGTTAGCGTTATAATAAATTTTATTTATAGAATGATCCTAATAAAACATGTTGGCGTATTGAAGCTACTGATTTGTATTCTACTCCTGGAATAATTGAAATTAATGCTGTCGAGTATTATTCTAATGAAACCACTGATGATATTGATAATGGTATTGTCAATGGTTTAATATAGCCGGTTCAAGATCCTAATTCGGGTAAAGAAAATGGCATTATAGGGGATACTTTTATTAAGCCTAAAGTAGTATATGAATATAAATATGATGGAATTAACTCTGGCGAATGGACTTGGGATAAAAAATTACCATTAACAGTTAAAGTAAATGAAGAAACAAATACTTTAAAATTACGATGGGAAACTACATATTGTGGTTAGTTTGATTTATTCTATGGGCCAGAATGTAAAACCATTGTAGTTGAATCTTTATTTTAAAGATGAAGGAGAAATCGGAGAATGAAAATTGATAATGTAAAAAATCCAGAGTCAGCATTTTTGGCCCAAGAGAAAGATATGAGAATTATAGTTGATCGTATGGCCGCGAATCAACGCTTGCGTAAATTACTTTATTATACTACTCCTGATGCGTTAAAAAAACCAGAAGTAAGTGATTAGAATTTCGCAAAAATGTTTGGCAAGAATATAAGGAATTTACCAAAATTATATATAGATAAAGATGTTTTAAATTATATCGTTATTAGTTTTGATAATTTTACTCCTAATGGAGATAATCCTGAATTTAGAGATAATACTATTGAATTTGATATTATTTGTCATTATGATTAGTGGCAGTTAGCTGATTCATTTTAGTTAAGACCTTATAGAATTGCTGCTGAGCTTGATAGTATGTTAGATAAAAAACATTTAACTGGAATTGGGCAACTTAATTTCGTCGGAGCATAGCAAATTATATTAACTGATGAATTTGCTGGACTTTGTTTATTATATGATACAATACACGGAGGAGAAGATAAAAAATATATGCCAAATCCTGCTGATGAACAAATGTTTATCGAGGATTATTTTAAAATGCCTAAAATGAACTAATGGATTATAAACTTAGTTTAATGTGTGGAACAGATTTACCTGTTCCAGAAATTCCATTGACTCTTCATTAGCCTAAGATAAAGGAAATAGCATTAATTGGCGAAAAAGAATTTTTTACTGGTGCTCAGTGTCTTTGTATTAATAAAAATAGTATAACAAATCAGGACAAGAATGATTTGGATACTACTACCAATTTTTAGATATTTATGATGGTAATGCTATAGAAAGATAATATTAAACGACGTAAAGCCGCGCAATAGGTTCTATCATTACTATTCCCAAATTCAAAGTCTACATTTACTCCTAGATCTATTGTTATTTAGTATAATGAAAGTGATATTTAGATTAATATTGATGATGATAACTTTGAATTATTTTAGTCGGTAGCAAGACAAATTTTTTGTTTTGATACTAATAAAAATGGGCAAGATAATTATAATCCTGCTAATAAGAAAGCTCAAGAAATAGCTAATAAATTAATGAAAGGGCGTCAAAGAGTCGCTGAACTTAAAGGGGTTACCGATTCAAGCATTTTGAGCCAATACGTTTCTACATTGACTATTGGATTAGATTCAATGTCATTAGAAGATTGTATGAATTTAACATTGTATTAGTTATACGATTTAATAGAAAGATTTTCTCTTTACACTAATTGGGATATTGATGTAAAGAGTAGATTAGCAGGAGCTAAGTCAGATAAAAAACCTGACAATTGGATGAAAAACATTCATTAATTTTGTATAAATCGCTTTACTAATTTTTGTAGCGAGTTATATAAATAAAATTTAAATTTTATTAAGGAGGAAATAACCTATGAAATTTGGTGTTCGTGAGATATGCGATGTCGTATTAAAAGCTCGTGCTCCTATGAAGGTTGGTAATAAAGTTTTCTATGCGAACGAACCAGTTCTTTATTTCGATACATTAAAAACTTCTAGCCTTGAAGGTGCTTCTACGACCGTATATGCACAAGGCGGACGCGGCAATGCTCGTTTAGTAGCTTGGGATGGCGACCGTACTTTAACATTCACTATGGAAGACGCTCTTATTTCTGCTGAAGGTTTCATGATTCTTGCTGGAGCAGGTCTTATTGATGCTTCTAAACAGAATACAATTAAACAGCATGTAACTGAAAAAACAACTGCTGTCGCTCTTGCTGAAAATAAAAAGAGTGTTCAAATTTTTGTTAAAAATTTACCATACGAACAAATTGATACTACTACTGGTGCGCATAAGGGTGAATTCTATATTTATGCTATGCGAGTTGACAATGATGAGCCAGTAACTGAACCTTATCTTCCTACAGTTATTCGTTAGGCAGATGCACCGACAAAACCTCAAAAGTTCTATTTTGATGAAACTGAAATGAAGTATAAGACTTGTACTGATGAAGAAGCTGATACTAAAGCTAAAGCTGGTATTCAGATTTATTATGGGCTTCAAATTCAGGATATTACTTCTACTTATACTATCGTTGATGAAACTGAAGCTGATGCAGAACATAAATTAGCACTTTTTGAAGGCTCTGTCGTTCTTCTTGATTATTATATTGAGAAAGCTAGCAAAGCTCGTCAAATTGAAATTACTGCTGAATCTTTTGGTGGCAACTTCTATCTTGAAGCTTCTACTCTATTCCGTACTCAAGACGGCGTTGATCTTCCAGCAGAATTCGTAATTCCTAACTGCAAGATCCAGTCTAACTTTACTTTCAGTATGGCCGCAACTGGTGATCCTGCGACTTTTACCTTCACGCTTGATGCTTTCCCAGGAACTACTCGTTTCAATCCTACTAAGAAAGTGCTTGCTGCAGTTCAGATCATTGAAGATATTGACAATGATAGTGTCTATCGTACTCAAACTATCCATGATCCAATGCATGACAGCTATTTTGATATTTAATTATGATTATTAGCTCTAATGCTCCACGGCCTATTAAAGCGTCTGAAGTAGAAAAAGTCGTAATTAAAAAGTAGAAGAAAGAAAATAAAATTTCTCAACAAAAAGAAAATAAAGCTCCTCTCACAGAGGATGAACTTATTGAAAAGATTATTAAAGGAGAGGGTTAATCCCTCTCCTTTTTTTTATTTTGTGAAAAAGGAGAGAAAAAAGGTATGGCAAAATTAACAAATGCCTAGAAAAATTAGTTAGTTTATTATAAACAAAAGGGAGTTTCATATAAAAATGAAGTAAATACTCCTACTTATTTAAATAGTCTTTTGGAAACATATAGAGCAGCAGCTCGACCAAATGATATGATTACTAATAAAGAAGTTCAGGATGCTAAATTATTAGAAGAAGTTTTAAATGGAATTAAATAGATACAAAATAATTATAGTAAAAAAATGTCTTTCACTACCGAGTCTTTAGTAAAAATAGTTTAGGATTAGGCTTTGGCCGAATTATTTAATTAGTTATATATGGTAAATCCTAATTTATTTACTAATGGAGGATTGGTGAAAAAAGGAGCTAATAGTTCTGAACGTGGTGCTTTATTAGAAAATTTTATGAATGAATTTATTACTACTATTGACTATGCTTTTTAGAATATGGAAATGCCTTATGGTCCTTTACCTCAAACACATCGTTCTGGACAATTAGTTGATAGTATTAATATGAAAAATTTAATTATTAATGCTGGTGATGAAGTTATAGATAGTGCAACAAAAACTGCAATAAATTATTTCTCTAGGCTAGCTTATAAAATTGGGTAGGAAAAAAAAGATTCAGGTAATACTACAACAGAACGTCAAAAAAATAATTTAAAAGCTGTTACTATTTATACTCAAATTAAAGAAAATGGTAAAGTCGGCGCTATTTAGAGTAAGTAGATAAAAGCTGATAATACAGGATTAAATTATAATATTTCAATAACAGCGACCGCAACAATGTTAGAACGAGTAGTTAATGCTTTATCATTAGCTACTTTTAGTGATAAAAACTATTTATCAAATAGTTTTATAGGTTTAGGTCATACTAATCCTTATCGTGTTTTTTTAACTGTAGCTGATGGAGATACAAGTTATAAGTTATATAGATATGCTCGTATGTTAAATTGTATGGCAAGGCATTCTAAAATGGCCGAGCATAATGATGTACCTAAAATGTTTTTTAGAATTAGAGCTATTTATGAATTAACAGGGGCTAAACAAAGAGTTGGAGATACTAAGTATGCTTATTAGAATGTAATGGCAAATTTTATTAATGATATTGGTCGTACTAAATTTTTAGTCATTAATAATCCTAAAAAAGAAGGATTCTTAAAAGTTTTATCAACAGCTAAATTGGCAAAAGATATAGAAATGAATTTATACTTTAATAAAAAATAGGGATCTAAAAGTATCTTAGAAAATGATAAAAGAAGAATGTCTATGGAACAAGCTTTATATAGTCCTATTAGTATGAATTTTGAAAAAATTTTTGAGGATTAGTAAAAATTTTTTTGACTTTGAAAAATTTTTTTGTTATAATATATTTGTAAAAAAAATAAGAATTAAAAAATTTGTTTCTGACAAAATTTTTAAAATATAAAGGTAAAGGAAGTGAGAAAGTGGCAAAAATAGCTTTTACAAAACTCTCCTTTCAGAAAAATTCGGAAATAAAAAGTTGGCAATATAATGATCAGGTTATTGAAGTAAAATAGTATCTTCCAATAAAAGAGAGAATGGATATTGCTTAGTCGGTCATTCAACAAGTTATTGATTTTAACAATGAATTTTTGAATGAATTTGCTTTCCATGTATATATGGATTTAGCAATAGTATTTAATTATACAAATTTATCTTTTACAGATAAGCAGAAAGAAGATTTGTATAAACTTTATGATTTACTTGTTGGTTCAGGATTTATGAAAAAGTTAAAGAAACAAGTAAATTGTAATCAAACTGATGATTTAGAAGTCTATACTTATGAAACGCTTAATGGATATTATAAATATCATAATAGTGTTTATGGAATTATGGATGCTATGAATCAGAATTATTCTAATTTAAATTTAGATGTTAATGAGCTACAAGATAAGATTTCTAATCCTGAGAGTCTATCTTTAGTAAAAGATATTTTAACCAAGATGGGTTAAAATATTATAATTAATTTCTAATTTAAATAGGAATATTAAAAGGCGAGAGGCTTTGTTCCTCTCGCCTTTTCTTTATATATAGAAAATTATAATGAGAGAAAGGAGCTATTTTATGGCTAATAACAGTGCTAATTATAATGTTAATATGCGATTTACAGCTGATACAGGTCAGGCTAAATAGCAATTACGAGATTTACAAAGTTCATTAGATACTTTAATGAATTAGATAGCAACAAAAAATATTAAATTTTTTGATGTTAATGCCACTAAAAAAGAAATAGATGAAGCCTCGGCAGCAGTTTAGGAGTTAAAAATTGCTTTAGATTAGGCGACTAATGTTAATACTGGACGTTTAGATTTATCAAAATTTTCAAAGAGTTTGAGCTAGAGTGGCTATACTCTTTAGGATTTTGCTACGCATTTAGAGAATCTGGGTCCAACAGGTGATAAAGCATTTGTTGCGTTAGCATAGTCTGTTATTAATGCTGAAGTTCCTTTAAAAAGAACTAATGCTTTATTAGATAATTTTAAAAAGACATTAGCTAATACAGCCAAATGGCAAATTTCATCTAATTTAATGCATGGAGTATAGGGTTCTTTATAGAAGGCTTACTATTATGCAAAAGATTTAGATAGATCATTAAATGATATTCGTATAGTTACTGGATAGAGTAGTGATCAAATGGCTGAGTTTGCTGAAAAGGCAAATAAGGCTGCTCAAGCATTAAGTACAACTACTACTAATTATACTAATGCTTCTTTAATTTATTATCAATAGGGTTTAAGTGATAAAGAAGTTGTTGACCGTACTGAAGTTACTATTAAAATGGCGAATGCCGCAGGTGAAAGTGCTTCTAAAATATCCGATTAGTTAACTGCTGTTTGGAATAACTTCTATGATGGCAGCAAATCTCTGGAATATTATGCCGATGTAATGACCAAGCTTGGTGCATATACTGCTTCTAGTACTGATGAAATCTCAGAAGGTATATAGAAATTCGCTTCTGTTGCTAATACTATTGGTCTTAGTTATGAATATGCTACATCTGCATTAGCTACATTAACTGCTAAAACACGTGAAAGTGCGAACACAGTAGGTAATAGCCTTAAAACTTTATTCGCTCGTATTTAGGGTTTGACTCTCGGAGAAACTCTTGAAGATGGTACTGATTTAAATAAATATTCTAAAGCCCTTGAAAAAGTTGGTATTAGTATTAAAGACCAATAGGGTGAGTTAAAAGATATGAATACTATCCTTGATGAAATGATGAATAAGTGGGATAGTTTAAGTCGTGCTGAACAAGTGGCTCTTGCATAGACTGTTGGTGGTGTTCGTCAATACACTCAATTAGTTAATCTTATGGAGAATAAAGATTATTTTAAAGAGCTAGTTGGAGTGGCTAAAAATTCTGAAGGTACTTTACAAGAACAAGCTGATATTTATGCTGAAAGTTGGGAAGCTTCTAAAAAGCGAGTACAAGCTTCTCTTGAAGAAATTTATAAGCAATTAGTTAGTGATAAATTTTTTATCGGATTAAATGATACATTAAGTGATACATTAAATATTACAAGCAAATTGATTGATTCATTAGGTGGATTACCTGGCGTATTAAGTGTCATTTCTACTTTAATGTTAAAGAGTTTCGGTCCTGATATTGTAAATAATATGCAGCGTATGGCTTCCAATTTATTCATTGATAGTGGAGCTGCTGAAAATTAGGCTGCGGTTATGAAGCAGTAGATGATAAATGTTTTAAAAACCTTTACAACTTATGAAGAAAAACCTGATTTAACAAAATAGGGTTCAGTTGAATTAGAAACAACTACAATGGTCAAAGCTGCAGAGGCTTCTTATGATTTATAGCTAGCAAATAATTAGTTAAATGAAACAGATAAATTAAGATTATAGACATTATTAAAAATTTCTTAGGCTTATGGACAAATAGCTATAGAATCTAAAAAAAGCATAGAAGCTCAACAAACTTAGAGTAATAACAATTTACGTAATGCTCGCAATATAATTTTTGAAGATAATAATAAAAAATTTGGTGGAGATAAAGGCGTAATTTATTTTGACAATAGCTTAAAAAAAGGCCAAAAGATTGTCGATAATTTTTATAATGATAAAACAATGCAAGATTTAAAGTCTTTAAAAATTAATTCAAATGGTTCTTTTAAAGATTTTATTTCTCAATTTGGTCAATTAAATTTGAATAACCCAAGATATAGTAAATTAAATTAGTTAATTCAATAGGGTAACAATTCTAATCTAAGTAATGGTGCTAAAGGTACTCTTAGAAAAGATATATTAGCTGAAGTTAATAATTTAAGAGACGTCAATCTTGAAATTGATAATTATGTTAATTAGAAAATTAAAGCAGAAAAATTAACAAAAGCTTAGTCTAATGCCTTAAGATAGTGTCTTACAGATTACGTAAATGAGAAAGAGGCTCTTTTGTAGAACAAAGGAGCTATTGAAAAATATGAGAGTGCTATTGAAGCTTTTAACGCAGAATTAAAAGCTAGTCAAGGATCTATATACAGTTTTTCTCAAGGATTAGTTTCTAGTTTTTAGGGTATTTCTCAATTAGCTATTGGAATCAATAGTTTAAAAGGAATGTTTAATGCTTTAAATAACAGTGAATTAGATTTTGGAGAAAAATTAACTTAGAGTATTACTTCAGCGAGTTTTGCTATTCCTTCTTTAATCAATGGAGTAAATTAGTTAGCTAGCGGATTAAAAGAAATTGGAACTAATTGGAAGGGACTAGGTACTAATATTTTATCAATAATGACTGGTTTAGGAGGGTCTTTATAGGGGTCTGATTTATAGGCAGCTTTAAAGACAAAGATAGAGAATAGTTCTGGGTTTAGAACTAAAATTATGCAAACTGGTCTTGATGCTTATACTGCCAAACTTAAAGAATTGGGAGTAGCTGCTGGTTCTGCGGGAACTGCTGAATAGCAATTAGCAGCTAGCGGTGCGGCAACTCATGCAATGTTTACTAAATCTTTACTTGTTTTGGGTAAATATGCTTTAATAATTGGAGCAGTAGTTGCTGCCATTGCTGTATTGGTTAAAGTATATAATACAGCTTAGTCTTTTACTATAGAAGAACAAATTAAACGTTCTGAATAGGCTGTTGAGAGTTTTAAAAGTTAGTTAGAAGAAACAAAGAATAAAGCTGAATAGTTAAAATCAGTATTTGATAGTTATAACTCTGTTAAATCTGCTTTAGATGAATGTACTGTTGGTACTAAAGAATGGCGTGCATAGTTAACTAAAGCTAATGAAGAAGCTCTTAATATTTTAAATACTTATCCTGAGCTAAAGAATATGGAAGGTGCTTGGGGTAAAAAAGACACTGGCGAAATTTGGATAGATGAAAGTGCTGTTGATAAATTATAGTCTGTCTATGATAAATAGATTCTTCAATAGCAATATGCTTTAGCTAATGAACAAAGCAATTTAGAAAACTTAAATATTGAAAAAGCTAAATAGGACTTAACAAGTAATCTTTAGGATGTTCTTAATATTTAGAGTGGCACCCAAACTGGAGGATTAACAAAAAATGGACAATATACTTCAGTAATATCAGGTATAGCAGATTTAATTTTAAATAATTAGGAAAATTTATAGAATAAAAGTTAGGAAGAACAAATTAGTATTATCGAATAGGCATTAAAGAATAATGGATTTGAAACTCTCAATGATAGTACGACTTTAAATGATTATGCCTAGAAAATTGCAGATAAATTTAATACTGATGATGTTCAAGCTGCTATATCTAATGTCTCAAAAGTAATATAGGCAAATACAGATGCAACTTTATAGGTAACAAAAGAAGCTTCTATCCAATAGGCTCTTGGATTAGATACTATGTCTACTGAAGATGCTAAAACGACTACAATGGCTGTAGACGCTAATATAAAGGCTATAAAAGATAGTTTTTATAACGGAGAAAATTTTAATTGGAATTATAATGGAGAAGATTATGATATTGGAGCTTATCGAAGAAATGCTGGAGGTTCTAAAGGCGGAGATAATGCATTAAAAGATTTGTGGAATACTTATTTACAATCTATTAATGTTGATAAAAATGATAGAGCTTATAAATTAGATTAGAAGAATTCTGTTGAAGGCGATGGAGCTAATAAACGTTTTAGATTAGAAGATGGTTCTACAATTAATTTTTCTGAAGTCGCTTAGTCTATAGCAGTTATGGAAGCTATGGGAGAAGAACTTCAAACTACTTATGCTATGGCTCAAAAATTTTAGACTGGTATGAATAACCAAGGAATTACTGGTCAAGGTATTTTAGAATTTTTTGGTAATAATGGTGATTTAAGTAATTTTACTGAAACTTAGCTTAAGGATTTAAAAGACGCTTTAGAATAGAATTTAACAGATGAAGATTTATAGAATTTAATTGGATAGAGTTTATTCGGTAAAGATTTTAATATATTAGAGCCTGAATAGCAGGAAACCGTAAAATCATATATGTCTAATATGATGAAAGAGTTAGGCGTAACTAGTAGTAAAGAATTGGGTAAAGCTATAGTAGAAGAAGCATCACATTAGATCGCTAATATTGAAAACATAAATAATAATAAAGCATTTAAGTATATATTAGGGCTTAAAGATGAAGATGATATATCAAAAGCTATTGACGAATTTGAAGGATATAGTGTTTCATTAAAATCTCGTATTTCTTAGATTGCAGAAGACATATTCAAAGTGGCAGGCAAAAATGGAGTTGCCGCGTTTACTGAAGCGATTAATACGGTAGGAAAAGATTTAACTTTTGATTAGTTAAATAAAATAGCTGATTTTGATTGGTCTTCTGGAACTTGGGAAGAATTTATTGACACTCTAGAAGATTTAGGTATTGTCGTATCAGACGATGAAGGAGCTTGGAAAGGCTTCTATGATATGATGCAAGAAACTGCTAATAAATTGCCTATAGAAGATTTTACTACTTTTAGAGATTTGTTAATTGAAATTTTTGATTTAATGGGTCAAGATGTTGGTAGTTCTATTACCAAAGAAAAGTATGATGAAATTACTAAAGGATTTAAAGCGGCTGGATTAAATCCTGAAGATTATTATGTTTAGACTGGTCCAGATGAATATATAAAAGTTAAGGATTTTGATACTAAAGACAAAAATGCTTTAACTTAGGCTGGAATAGATAGAGCTGAAGAACAGCATAGCATTGCAGAAGCTCATCAAGAAGCTTGGGATACAGGAATAAAACAAGGCGGGTATGTTTTTAATGGTAAAGAATATACTTAGATAGAAGCAATGCAAAAAGGATTAACAGATGATTCTGGTGGTTATCTATTACAATAGGCTTTAGATATCTTCGGTAATGCTGAAGAAATTGCAAAATTAGTTGGTACTGATGAAACAAATAATTATGATTTAGATTATTATAAAAAATTAAGTTCTTCTGACCAAGCAGAAATTATTCAAGGAATAATAGATGCATATATGGCTAATATTGATGGAGCATATACATCTGATTTATTAAGAACTAATGCTTATACTGATGCTAATTCAGTAAAAGAAATGAGTGAAATGACTGGTTTTGATTATAGAGATGATGAAGCCAGTCAAAAGGGATTACGAGCTTGGGCTACTCATAATCAAGATATCGAAGGAGTGTCAACAGCTCTTGATGATTTAAATTATAATTTAGATCATATGGAAGAAACAGGTAAATCTGCATCAGAAATTTATAATAAATTTTTTAAAGATTTACGTGGAGCCGAAATAAAATAGGGTATTGAAAATATAAAAGAATATAAAAAAAATGTAGCAGATTTAGAAGAATAGGGAAAAGATACAACTGAAGAAAATAAAAAAATTAAAAATGAAATAAAAGATTTATTTAATTTAACTGAAGAAGAATACCGGAAAGCTGATAATGAAGGATTAATTTAGAAATTTTTATATGGTAATGAAACAGAATAGCAAGCTGCAGGTGAAGCTTTAGATAATATAAGAAATAAATTTGGTGGTATTTTTTCTTATATAGAATAGATGAAAGAAAAATATTCTACGTCTTCTCTTTTTAATTTTAATGAAGATGAGATAAATACTCAAACTTAGCAATTTGCTTCTAAAATGGATGAAATCATTAATAAATATGGTAATTTTAATATTAATGGTAATGTTAATTTAGATACTACTTAGGCAATTATGAATTTATTACCTCTTAGTACAAATATTAATGATATGTGTGGATGGCTTAATGCTATGGGCAGAACGGGAATTCATTTTGATACTTCTTAGCTTCAATAGCTATTTAGTGCTTTTGAAGCAATAGCTATTGCAATGTAGAATCCAACTAGCCCGGCAGCTTTAGATCAAATTAGAGGAGCTAAAAGAACTATAGGCCAAATTGTTAGCGTAGCTGCAAAAAATTCAAAAGTTCCAAATGTAACTGGAGATTATACTACTACAGTTAGTGGAGAAGATAAAGGTGGAGGCGGAGGCGGCGGTTCTGAATCCAAATCTGCCAATGATATTGGTAAAGAAATTCAAGATGAATTATTGAAAACTAAAGAAAAGAAACGTGACCGTCTTGAAGCTTTACGTGAGGGAGCTAATCCAGAAGACTCTGCTAAATATATTCAAGAAGAAATAAAATTATTAGAAGAAGAACAAGATATTCTTGAAGATTAGATTAAATCTTGGAAAAAGTTATTAAAACTTAAAGTAGAAGAATTTAATAAAGATCATCCAGAATTTGAAATAAAACTTACTGATGATGGTGAAATTGCTAATGCTTCTGAATTATGGGGTAAAGTTTGGGCACAATATCAAAAAAATCTTGAAGATGGTATGAGCGAAGAAGATCTGAATGAATGGTTTACTAAAATCAAAGATGGCCTTGATGGTCCTATGGGTATTCAAGAGCGTATTGATGAAAATGTCGCTCTTATCGCTCAGAAAGAAAAAGAAGCTGCTGAACTTGAACTTGAAGCTATTACAAAATAGATTGACTGGAAAGTCAAGTAGATTGATTTCTAGATTAAACGTCTTAACTATTATCAAGAAAAACTTCTTAAATAGGCTCATGGTAATAAACAGACTATTGAAGCGATGCTTGAAGGATTTGCTTACCAAGAGCAAGAAATGTTATAGCTTTTTGATAAAGGTGCTACATTACGTTAGGGTATTGATGAGTTAAATGCCGCAAAAGCTAGACACCCAGGTTATGAGCAAATGTTTGATGAATAGATACTTGAATATCAAAGTGATTTGATTGATGTTAATGAGGCTATTCTAGATTTACGTAATGATATTGAAGATTTGGTCTAGAATGTTTTAGATTTGGCACTTGATGAAATTGATAAGTAGATAGAGCGTCTTGATACTTATACATCAATGCTTGACCATCTTAATAATATTATTGATTTGTCTGGCCGTTCAATGCTTGATATGGGATTAAAAACTTAGATTGGTGCTACTAAAGTAGAAACAATGTTAGGTAAAATGAAATCTTTAAAAGGTCAAATGGATGGTTTAACTAAAGCTACTAAAGAAGCATAGGCGGCGCTCGCTGATCGTTAGGCTGATGGAGATACATCTTCTGTAAAATTCTGGGAAAATCAAGTTGAAGTATTAAAGCAAGAAACTGAAAAAGCTTCTGATGAATTTTTAGCTTCTTGGGAAGAAACTCTTGAAGCAGCTCAGGATTTATTTGAAATGCGTGTTGAAATGGCAGTTAATATATTAAGTAATGCTTTATCACCATTTGAAACTCTTGAAGATTTCCAAGATAAATATGAAAAGGCAAAAACTATTAATGAGCAATACCTTGATGATGCTGACCGTTTATATGAGTTGAATAAATTAAATCGTTAGCTAAATTTATAGCTAGCTGATGCTAATGATCTTTTAGCTAAACAAAAACTTAGAGACATTTAGCAAGAGATTCACGATCTTCAGGCCGATGGCGTCCAGATGAGCCAATATGACCTTGAGTACTTATAGAAAAAATATGATCTACAGCTTGCTGAGATCGCTCTTATGGAGCAGCAGAATTCAAAAACTTCAATGCGTTTAGTACGTGATGCCGCCGGTAACTGGACTTATGCTTATGATGCAGATGAAGAAAAAATTGAAGATGCTACATAGAAATATGAAGATGCTGTTCATGAATTAGGATCACTTAGTAAAGATTATATTAATGATGTAAGTGAATAGTTAATTTAGAATCAAATTGATTTTAAAGAAGCATTGCAAGATCTCGATAAGAATTCTGCTGATTATTCAAATTAGTTATTATCATTACAAGAATACTATGTTGAAAGACAAAGATATTTACTCGATGAATTAAATAAAGGTGTAACAAATAGTGGATTAACATTCCATGATACTCTTTATGGCCAAATGACTGATTTGTATGATTATAATGATGCTTATATGCAATTTGTTAATAATTCTAATACTACAATTAGTGAATTACAAACTAATTATAAGGATTGGCAAAAAGTTGTTGAAACAGCAATGGGAGTAGCTGGTACTTCTTGGGATAACTTTGGTACTGATATGGGTGGCACTCTTGATAGTCTTGAAGAACATATTCAAAAATTATGTGATGAAATTGAAAAGCTTGTTGATGTATTGATGCAATATATTTCTTAGTCTATTGGAATGGTTCTTGATTGGGAATAGAAATATTCTAAACGAACTGATGAAGAGTTGGCTAAGAATGAATAGTATATTGATGGTAATTTCGGCGGCGGTGGAGGCCTTAGCGGTTCTTCTATTGATATGCGTACTGACTGGAATAGAGTATTAGCTGAAATTGCTGCGAATGGTAGTGCAAAAGATGCATATGACAATGAATATACCAAAGCAGATATTGATGCAATTTTTGCTAAACGTCAAGAAAAATTAGATGCTATGGCAGACGGAGTTAAAGCTGAATACGAAGGATCTGGAGAAAAATTTAGCGATGAAGATTAGGCTAATACTGTAAATAATAGACAGAACCCTACTATAGCAGATGAAATTTATAAAAAATATGGTAGTGGCGCGGCTTCTGGAGCATATACAGGTAATTGGGGTAAGGGACAAGGATTTGGCCCTGATAATGGTAAAATTATTAAAGTTCATCCTAAAGAATTAATTCTTAACCAAAAAGATACTTCTAATATACTTCGTGCTGTTGATATTGTTCGTAATATGAATGATTGGATTGATAAGCAAGTTTAGTCAATGGTTGACTTTGGATAGGCTAAATTAGGTAGTTTAATTGATAAAACTACTCCCCCTATTTATGAAACTCAACCGATTAAGCAAGAAGTTACTATCCAAGCTGATTTCCCAGGAGTGACTGATCATTATGAAATTGAAGAAGCATTGTCTAATCTTAGTAATAATGCTGCTCAATACATAAGTGCTAATAAATCTAAATGAGGAGGATTAATTTCCTCCTCATTTTGAGGAGAGAAAGGAGTTAACATGGCTTATAATAGAAAAGAAGAATATTTAGCTGTTGTAAAATAGCCTAAATAGATTACTAATGAATTATTAGAGACTATTGATTATATTGCGCGAGCACGTGATGCCGAGTTGTCTTTTGATAAAACTATAATTGCTGAAATTGTAAGCCTTAATAATGCAGATACTGGTGAGTATTTTGTTGAATACCAAAAAGGTAAATTTAGAGCTTATGCGCCTATTGGAATTAATTATACTTATTCTAAAGGAACTAATGTTTATGTAAAAATTCCAGGCGGAGATTTTACATAGAAAAAAACAATAGAAGGAAAAGTCTCAGCCTCTTCTTATACAGAAGAAGAATATGAAGATTTATCTCAATAGGTTATTGAAGTAAATGAAATTCATAGTGATGGTAATGAATATGGTATTTTAGCATATGCACCAGAAGGCAATACTTATTATGAAAAAGTAATTTATAGTAATGAAAAATTAGAGGATAATTCTATTTTTACCAGCTTGATTAGTACCTATCCAAATATTATGATTTCCGCAAATTTTAGGACTTAGTTTTATGGTACTATGGTTGCTGGTAACTATGGTTTAAAAATAGAATTTGAAGAAAAAGATACTGGAGTTATTTTTACTCGCCGTTTAGATATTACTAATTTTTCAGGTAGTATTTATAATTATGAAGTATTTTCACCCTAGTATGCTATTTATAATTTTCAAGGAATTAATTTACTTGGTGTAAGGAAAATTACATTTTTCCAAGAACGGTTTATTGATTATGATAAAGTATATAATAGTAAAAATGAATTAATTCAAACTTATAACGAAGATCCAAATATTTTTTGTAAAAATATAAAACTTTGTTTTGTAGATTTACAAGATACAACAAAAGATTTGTATTATGTAGGTATAAGTGCGCCTCAAGGTTTATCATTAATATATGATACAGACTCTATTGTTTTAAAAGGGGTATTTTATTATGCTAATAAAGATATATTAGATAAAAAAAATTGTGTTTGTTATTGGTATAAACAAAATCCTGCTGTTTTATCTGGTGATGAAAAATATGATAAAATTGCCGGCCCAGGGTGGGAATTAATTAATGATAAAACAAAAGTTAATTTTAATGAACTAACTGTTTCTGGAAAAGATGTTTATCAATAGATGAGGTATAAATTAGTAGTAATTTATAACTCTTCAGTTACATTAAGTAAAGATGTAAGAGTTGTGAAATATTATAATGAACGTTTTACAATAATTCGTAATGATGTAAGTGATACAGAAGTTAAATTAGAAATAGTTGATGGACGTGAAAAAACTGAAATGGCAGATTGGTATGTTGATCTTATGGATGGTTCATACGTTGCTTTAGATAAAAATGTCAGCTCTATTGATGTATCTAAATATTTAGATTATGGTACTGTAATGTTTTATACAGTTAGTTTGTTAGAAGACGGCAAATATGTACCTTGTGAATATAAGTTAACTAATTACCAGTCTGATATTCCAGTACGAGTAATATTTAATGGTAATGATACTTTTTAGTATGATAAAAACAATAGTATTACTATAGATTAGTCAGAATCAGAAATGATTATTACTCCTACTATTACAGTTAATAAAGATAATGTAGGTATTAAAACGGTTACTTGGTATTCACCTGATGGAGGTTAGTTATTTGAATATGCTACTACTAAAATAACTAATTCAATGATTTCTAGGTTATGGGTTAATCCCAAAGATAATTCAGTACATTTTAATATTCGACAAAAACGTATTGCTAATTATACTAATAATACATTAATTTTAAAAGTTATTACGTTAACTGATAAAGAGTATTATTTTAATAAAACTATTTATTTTAGTAAATAGGGTGAATATGATTTAAATGGTAGAGATTATACATTTATAATTAAATAGTGTGATGAAAATGGGAATGAAGTTTCTAAACGACCATTAAATAAAATTGGAGATAATTATAGTCCTATTTATTTTAAAGCTGAATTGCGGCTTGATGGGGAAATTATTACTTCTGACACTAAATACAAAGATGAAGAAGGAAATGTATTAGGTAGTTATAATTTAAATTTAAAACGTACTGATATTCATGTTTCCAGTGAAAAATTAACTGATACTATATATAAAGTAAATAATTTTACTGAAGACAAGCAAGGATAGTATTTTATTAAGTTTAGTCTTACTGTTGGTATTAAAGGAAAAACTGAAGGAACTAAAGTATTAAATTATTGGTAGCCTATAATGGTTAGTGAGAATATTGATATTAATAATATAAAAGAAATAAATATTCCTGATCGAATTACTTATGATAGCTCTGGTACAGCGAGTTATCATTCATTAAAAGCTATTTCATTTATATATTATTATAATAAACGAGATACTTAGCTTATTAATTCTTAGACTTATTCTATGACTTCTAATCTATTTTTATACCCTTTAGAAGAAAATAAGAAAAAAACAGGAGAATATAAATTAGTTCCTACTTCTACTTTTGGAGGAGCTTATTTCGCTGAAGAAACTGACACTGTAAATACCTCCCCAATGGGTGCTATCTATATTGCTATCCCTGGTAATAGATGGGAAAGCAGTACTAAAAGATATTTAGTTTATCCAATAGTAATGCTAATAGAACGAGATGGAAATGTTAGCAATGTAGAAGAAGAAGATGATGGTACTGATATTACAGTGATAGACGAAGAAAACCCAGAATTTACTAAACCTATGAAACCTAGTTTTTCTCATTAGGGCGGCAAATATGATTAGATAGCCAGATCTTAGGAAAATGAATAGAAAAAATATTTGGGTGGAAAAACTTATATAGGAGATACTTGGGAAAAACGCCGTAAAATTCCTATCACTAATCCTGTAGAGCCTACAGAACCTTCAATACGAAAAGTACGATCTTTAACAAATGAAACAGATACTAGCGGTTATGTGTCTGGATTATATCAATATGATAATGATGACATCCCTACTAATATCTTACGAGCAGATGGATTAGTTAAATTAGGAGGAGATAAATTAACAATTGATATTGATGGTAATTTAACTTTAAATGAAAAAACTCCAAGTAATATTTTAACTATAGCAAGATTGTTAAATGAATTAACCTCCAATATAGATTTTAGATAGGAATTAACTAATAATATAGTTCCTCCGCCTAAGAAAACTATTAAAATACGTGATTGGTATATTGAAGAATGATGGATAAAAATCCATCATTCTTTTTTTTTATTTGGACCAAAATAGTATGTTTACAATATATAATTTTTAAAAATTAATAGAAATAAGAGTTAAAGGAGGTCAATAAATGGCAACATCTACAATAAATGTAAATAAAGTATATCCGCCAATTGTAAATAGTTCAATACCTGCGTATTTAGCTACTGCGGAATCTTTAAATATAAATTTTTCTTTGCCTAAATCGTTGAACTATGATGATGTAAAAAATATTTCAATAAAATTTAGCCAATAGTCAAATAATAAAAGTGTTGTAAATACAGATATTTATTATGATGGAATTATTTATATGGAAAAGCCTACTACCTCTACTAATGGAATATATACAGTTACTGTAAAAAATTCTGATATAAAATTAGGAGATACCATTGGTTGGGTTTCTAATACTTTTTATAAAATTCAAATCCGATTTGGATATAGTAAGTTAGATTATGAAAAAAATAAAATTGCGTTTTTTAAATGGAAAAAAACACAAACATTAATAAATGGATTTTCAGAATGGTCTAATGTTATAATTACTAAAGCAATAGAAGAACCTATAGTAAATATCTTAAATAATAAAGAAATAACTAATCTTGATGTTGGTTTTATACTAACTAAAAGTGAAAATGTAGAAACGACTAGATTTCCTAAATTCCAGGGCGGTTATCATTGTGTAGCCGAAGAACCTATGGATAAATATCGTTTTAGGCTATATGAGGGATCTTATAATAGTTTAAATTAGCCGACTCTTGATCCTTATTTATCTAGTGGATGGTTATAGTTTAATGGAGGCGGCCAAAATTATTATACAGGATTGGTTGAGTATAGTTTTAATAGATAGTTAGATTATCTAGATCATAAAACTTATTCTGTCGTTTTAGATGTAATAACTGCTAATGGCTATTAGAAATCCTCTGAATTTTATAATTTTACAATTACTGAAAGTTATTTAAAATAGTTAGAATCTTTAGTATTTATTATTAAAGATAATAGTGGAGATACTACAATTTAGCAAAGACTATTTAATACAAATGAAGTTAGTTTTGAAACTTATAAGAGTTATTTTAATATTGAAGGTGAGAATCCTACTTACCTTAGAGGATATTTTGATAACTGCGTTGAGAATGGAATAAATTATCAGACTGGTGATATTGTTTATAGAACAGGTATTGTTGGTATAAATGCTGAAGAACATATTTTATCTCGTAATACTAGAGTAAAAGCTGTTGAGAATTTTAGTCATAATATTCGTTCTGATGAAAATGCCAGTTTAGAAATTTATATAAAAAATAATCCTTATAAAGTAATAGAACATACTACTGATACTACTATTACTGGTGAAAAAATAGAATACGATAAAGTAACTTTAAAATACCAACCTCTTGATGGAACTTTTATTCTATCTAGAGCTTGCGAAAAAGATAATTACACTCAATGGGAAGATATTGCTCAATTTGATTGGTATAATGAATCTAACTATGATAATGAATTAACATTATTATATGAAGATTTTACCATTGAAAGTGGAGTTAAATATAAATATGCTTTACAAAAGAAAAATTTAGCTGGTCTTAGAAGTGCTCCTAAATATGAAGCATCTGATATTGATACTTCACCAGCTCACTGGTCTAATTTTTAGTATAGTTATATTTATAATAATGGTATTCAAGTCCGTTTAAATTTTGACTGTAAAATAAATAGTTATAAACATACTACTTTATTTTAGAAATAGGATAGTCTAAATTCTAAATATCCTATTATATTACGGAACGGTCTTGCGCATTATGCTGAATTTTAGTTAGGTGCTAAAATTTCTTTACTTAGTGATGAAGATTCTTCTTTCTTAATGCGCAATGATACTAAGGGTGGCTATTATCACAGTTGGTATGGTGATATAGTTATTTCTAAAGATAAATATATAGAAAATTTTACACGAGATTTACAAACGCCTTATAATGATAAGTTAACATTAGGCCAATATACAAGTATTGATGCTTCTGTATTTAATACTTCACCAACTAATAATAATATTTATATGGAACGTATTTATCGTCATTGGGTAGAAGAATTCCTTAATGATGGTGGATATAAATTATTTAAATCAGCTACAGAGGGCAATCATATTATTACTTTAACCAATGTCTCTTGGACTCCGCAAGCTTCTTTAGGCAGAATGATTTATGATTTTAATTCTACAGCTTATGAAGTAGCAGAGTTTAATTGTGATAATATTAAATTATATAATATTAATCCTTTAACAACTTTATCTAATAATTCTAAATTAGCTATACAAGATGCTAGTACTAAGAATAAAGTAGTTATTGGTTAGGTAGCTAGAACATTTAATGGTCAATTAGATAAAGAAGTAAATGGAAATTCTTTAAAAATTATTTCTAATCCTAAATTTAATGAAAAATATGATAATATTTATGAAGCTATTAAATTATAGGAAGAAGTTGAAATTAGTGAAGAAAAAAAATATACATTAATGAAAGTTCGTGCGATTTGGGTTGAGTAGTATCCTAAGTTAAGTTTAAAAAATAGAATTGAATATTTAAAGCATCAAAATGGTTTATCTATGATTGAATAGCTAGAAAATGCTGTTGAATTATTACGCTGTGAATAGTTATTAAAAGAATATGAAAAAAATCAAACTAATATAATAACTATGATAATTAATGGTAAAGAAATTTCGATGATGCCTAGTCGTATATATCATATTGATGACATGAATTTACAATCTATGTATTTAAAATTTACTCGACCTGTTTTAATTAATTATATAGCTGAAATAGAAGAAGAAGATTATTTACAAATGGTAACAGTAGCGACACGAGAATTTGTTCAATGGGGGCAAATAGGAGGAGTATTTACTGATACTAAAGATATATTAGATAATCATTAGTTTTTTAGAAATGATGATAGTAATATAGTTAATGAAAATTATAATTATAGTTTGTATTCTACTCGAAATATTATGGAAGTGTTGAAAGAAAAAATACATACTTCTATTTTAAATGATTATAGCGAAGAAAAAATAGATTCTTCTTTTGAAATTTTATATAATAAAATAAATGAATTTTTAGATAAAATAGATGATGACACAAATTCTATTGAAGATTTGTTGATTGAAGGAACTGAATTATTAGAAGAATATCGTCCGCTATCTGGATTAGTTTTAAATGACTAGACTGATGCTTGGATGAATGGTTCAAATCAATTGGTAGTTTATAATTTTAATGGTATTGAAAGTCTTGAAATTGAAGCTGATGCCAATACAGATATTGTATTTGGTAAAAACAATGAAATTGATAGTAGTACTGGATCTGTTTTTCCAGCCAATGAGGGTAACCATATTCGAGTTGGACCAACAAATAAAATAGTATTAAATCCTTTAAAAAGCACAATTAAATCATTAGAGTTTGCTCGTCCTTCTTATGCTATTATTAATTATAAAGCTGTTTCTTCCTTAGAACTAAAAGGATATATTAATACAAATGAGGAGTAAATAATATGAGAGAATATTTGACTGATTCAAAATTCTTATCTATGTTAGATGAGATGCGTATAAAAAACCATTACGCCAAAATTACTGTATTATCATTTGTAGATGAAAAACCTTTGCGTGAAATTTAGGGAATAGCTACGGCTGGATCTATTACTGTTAATGGACAAGCAGCGTTACGTCGCACAATAAGTTTAACAGTAAGTGGAATAGAAAATGAAAATGATATAAATAACATTGAAAATATAATTTCAATAAATAAAAAAGTAAAGATAGAAGTGGGGCTTGAAAATCCATTTGAAGATTATAAAAATTATGGAGATATTATTTGGTTCCCTCTTGGTACTTATGTAATTAATCAAGCCACCACGTCTACTACTGCTTCTTCAGCAAATATTTCTATTTCAGGCAAAGATAAAATGTGTATGCTTGATGGAACTTGCGGAGGTACATTACCTTCAGCAGTTACTTTTCATGAAACATAGTATGAAGATGATAATGGAGATATTTCTATAGAACAAGTACCTATATTTACTATTATTAAAGAATGTGTAACACATTTTGGCAAAGAGCCAGAATAGAATGTTATAATTAATGATGTAGATATGACAGCTAAACTTAGTACAAAATATGTAGGTCAAAACCCTATATGGTTTTCAAAAGATTATAAAAGTTTTGTAATTAGTGAAAATGCGCCCGAAGATGAAAATTTTTTGTAGCATAAATTTATTTATGGACAAGACGTTGGATATCAAGAAACAGATTTTACTTATCCTGGAGAATTAGTCTTTTCTGCAGGAGATACAGTAACTTCTGTTCTTGATAAAATTATTGAATCTTTAGGTAATTATGAATATTTTTATGATTTAGATGGTCATTTTGTATTTTAGCAGAAAAAGAATTATTTAAATTATTATTATACTCCAATTACTTAGATTAATGATAATTATTATATTAAAGCTTTTTCTGATAGTAAGTATTATTATACTTTTATTGATGCTAAAGATGCTTTATCTTATTATAATAGCCCTAAATATGAAAATATAAAAAATGATTTTATTGTTTGGGGCGATAAAACAAATGCTAATGGGGTTACCAAAACTATTCAATATCATTTGGCTATTGATGAAAAACCACAAATTGATTTAGCTAATTAGTATATGTGGGATATCACTAGAGGCAATGGAGATCATGCTTATTATTTATTTGAATATGAAAAAAATAATTATAACTAGACCCCTGAACAAAAAGCTATTGAAATAATTTATACTGAAAATCATAGTGAAATTACTGATAGTTCAATAGAAACAGCCATTAAAAAAGATATAATAGATAATATTTTATAGAATTATTCTTTTTACAATGGTGATCAGTTTATCTTATATTATAAGGTTATTTTTTCTGACTAGATAAGATATTATAAAGTAGTATTATTAAATAGAGAGATTATTGATTTTATATATCTTGAAGATTTAACTGATATTATTGATTTTACCCATTTGGCTTTTGGAGTTTATCCTAAAAAAGATGAAGAAGATACTTCAGATGATAACAGTTCTTCTGATGACGAACCAATAGGTTATCCTGATAGACCCAATGCTCCTGATTTAGATCCTGGGTTTGGTATTCCTGACTCTTGGCATAGAGGTACTTAGAGAGACAAACAAAATTAGTTAGATCCTGATTTTAGTATAGATCCAGATGGATCTTCTAAACCTCCTAATGATTCTGATGATAAAAAAGATGATACTACAAAAGTAAAAAACAAAGAATTTTATTTAGTATAGAAAAGAATTATAGATAATGTTGATGTTTTAGGATATTATAATAAAAAGGGCGAATGGATATAGATTTTTGAATTATCAGAAAAATTAAATTTAACTAATATAAATAATTTAATAAATAAAGTAAAATAGAATTATTATCTAAAAATTATAAAAGATATAAATTTTGATGAAACTAATAAAAAATATGATTTTAATTTTATTAATCAAAATAATGTTTTATTAGTTTCAAGTACTGGTCTATTAATTTATAAATTAAATTCTTATGATTCTAAAGGCAATAAACAAGAATACAATTATAGCATTCTTGATAATTATTCTGCTATTAAAGATTCAGAAAATAAAACTTTAATATCAGAAGAAGAACATAAAGAATTAGTTAAAGTTTTATTAGAATATTATAAAACGAATAAAGATGACCTAATAGATGATATTACTTTAATTTATAACTATACAGACATAAATGATATTCCTAGCGATAATCCATCAGGCGATGGTCCAATAGGCTATCCTGACAAACCCAATACTCCTGATTTAGATCCTGGGTTTGGTGTTCCTGATTCTTGGCATAAAAATACTAATCCTATTAAATCATAGAGCTAGCTAGACCCTTACTTTGGAGTAAGCTCTAAAGGAGAAACTTCTTCAGATACTAAAAAAGATAATAATTCATCTAGTTCTGATAATAAAAAAGGTAGTGACTTACTTCTTCCATTTTTAGATCCAGTAGAAGGAAAAAAAGATTAGTTAAAAGTTTTAAAAGATTAGGAAGATATAATAAAAAAGATTTTTATTTTACGAGATAATGGGAATTATACTTTAAATGAAATAATTGAAGAAATTACCAATGCTTATAATTCTAATATTATTGATTTTTCAATTTTACCAGAAAATAGTAAAATAAAAATTATTACTTATACTCCAGAAGAGCCAGAATTTGATTATGAAGATAATTTTTATTTTACGTTAATTGGCACTCCTTGTCATGAATGGCGCGAAGAATTATTTAGATAGGCTTTATTAAATAACGAAAATGGGTCTCAAAAAGGAGACTATGATGATGAATTATTAGCTAAAATTAATAATGAATATTTATGGCGCAAATAGTTATTTGACCCATAGAATGAAACTTGGCATGAGGAATGGAATAATCAAATTGATTCAGCTAACTCAGATAAAGAAAAAATAGATACTTGGGATGGATGGAATCCGGCGATTTACATTGATCCTAGTTTAATAACTTATTGGTTAGATTTTATTGATGTTGATTAGTTAGTATCAAAGTATTCTGTTAATAAGATAGGCCGACGCACTAAAGCATTAACTAAAACTAATATGAGTCTATTATATAAATTAAATGTACCTGATATTATTTTCTTCGAGAATACTGGCGAAGCAGATTTAATTTAGAAAATTGAAGAATATACACTAGAAGGACAAGCCTATTGCGCGTTAAAACCTGGGCAAATGAAATTGTTTAGTTCTAGTGGGACAGGTAGCACGGCATTTGATTATATAAGAGAAATGCTATATTAGTATTTAATTTATAATTTAACTGTCACTATTAATTGCGCGCCTAGATATTATTTAGAGCCTAATAATTTAATTTATATAGATGATAAAAAAAGTAATATTAAAGGGGAATTTGTTATAACTCAATATACCCTTCCTTTAACTTATAATGGGAATATGTCAATTACAACAAATGAAGCTTTAACAAGAGTATAAGGAGGTAACAATGAGTATTGAATTAAAATAGATTGTTTATAATCTTGAAGATTATGGAGGATCTGGAGGATTAATTTCTACTAATAAAAATAATCATAATGAATTAATATACAGTATGGTTTATCAAAATAGAGAGAACGATTCTACGGAGGCTACATTGGTTGGAGATTTAGGATTAACTGACTATATGGAAAATCGTATTGATATTTTTAATAAAAATATTTTAGTTAATTATACTAATGTAAAAAAAATAGGTATTTAGGCTCCTCCTGGAACCAAGTTCACTTTTTCTGAATCGACTACCCCAAATGCAGGTTAGTGGTTAATGATAGGTCGTACTGGAATCTATGAATTAAATGATGATATAGTGATCAAATCATTGCGTTTCCAACATCCTAAAAATTATATCTTAAATAAAGAATTAAGCTAGGAATTACAGTCTAATGGAACATCAATTATGAAATAGGCTAGAGATGAATTTTTAACTAAAGTAACTGAATTAACTAAAAGCCAAGGGACAGTTCCAGATCGGACTGAAACTGGTAATGACTATTGGATATAGTATAATAATCTCCATTAGCAATATGTTACTAAATACAGAAGCGGTTTAGGCTTATATTTAAAAGGCAAAGCTGGAGTTTATGTTGATGGTTCTGAAGATGATTTATATAATATTATTATTGATTTTACTTATGGAGAAGAGGAGGGATAATTGATGTATAGTTTTTATGGCGGACAAAAAGGTCAAGATTTTAAAATAACAAGAATATTCTCTAACCGAGCTGTAGATATGGTTGGAGACTTACAAATGCGTTGGACTTCACCAGTAAATGTAGGAGATTATATTTTTATTAACTATGGTGATCCTTCATTTATGAATGAAGAAACTTCTAATTATAATACTAATTTATAGATAGATTTAAAAGCTAGTGGTAAATCTTTTACTAATTCATTGTGGCAAAAAATCTATGTAGATAGAAATTTAACAGTTTCTCCTGAATTTCCTGAAAATGATAATAATATTTATGTTTTTCTAAATTTAGATGAAAGTGATACTGAAGAATATGGTAATTCTTTACATGAAGTATCAGATATTGAAAGTGAAGAATGCTTTGGCTTTGGATATAGATTAATAGCTTGTGTCACAGGTGTTACTCCTCGAATTTAGGTATTCCATTAGACAATAGATATTGAAGATGGAGATCCTTATGTTACTTTAGATTTAACTAATCCTGATACTCCTAAAATTAAATTTTATTTATAGCGTGGATAGCGTATTGAAGATGTTTATAGAAATATTGTAGGATCTTAGGAAGAACCTAATGCTTATTTGTATACTGATGGTAGAGCTTACATAGATAAAAATGGTGAAACAAAAATTGCTACTTTAACTAAACCTTAGTTAGTTTTTGATTTACCAAAAGCTCCTACTTTTTACTATGGTATGCTATTTGGCACAGGGCCATTAAATTTTTACCATAATTTTGGTATCTTATCTAGTAGCGATTATTATATAAATAATGATACTTATAAAGTTTATAAAAAAGAAGTTCAATTAATTGCTATCATTAGTGATTTTTTACTTCATTTTTTATCAGATGATACAGTGACTTACACTTTAGATGAAAATTCTAAAAATGAAGAAACAGGTTTTTATACTAATCTTTAGTTTAATGATACTAAACATTTTTATTATAAAGTGGATAGTAAATTTTTTAAAGAAGGTAGTTATTTAAATAATTCATTTATATATACTCAAGAAGAAGATCAAAGTGTCATTTTTAATCCTTTATCTAATAAAAATAATGAAATAACAAAAAGTAAGGAAAAACAAATTTTAAAATTATATACGGAATTAAAAAATAATTATAATTTATCTGTTCGTCCTTATGAACGTTATAAAGAGGATGGAACAAAAGAATTAATTCCTTAGTATATGTGGATTAATAGCGATGCAATTGAAAAAGTTAATACTTATTTATTATCAGCTTCTATTTTTAAATCTTTCCCTAATTCACTATATCCTTTAGGAACTATAATAAATGATTTAATAGAAAAATTATTTAGTATCATTATAGAAGATAAAAATGGAAATCCTTCAATACAAGAAAATTACAAGGCTTCTGATATATTTTATTCTTTTGAAACCTATAATATTGCAGATTATTTAATTGGAGTATTAGATTTAGCTTCTTGGTTAAATGAACATTATAATAATGTAACAAAAGCTTATAAAGCTGATTTTTATATTAATGAACCTACAGGTAAATTTTATATTTTAACAGATGTAAATGAATCATATATTGAAGGAAAATATATTGGAGCTATTACAGCTCCTGCCCCTATTGCTACAACCCAAATGATTTCAAGCTTTTATTTTGATAAAGAAAAACAAAAATATGTAAAAAATCAAAATAAAGTTATTAGTAGTTTAACTGAAGGTATGGGAGAAAATATTTATCAAGAAGAATTTTTATTTAAATTGGTAAATGATCCTATTACTTTAACAAAAATAAAGTAGGTTGCAAATGAAGCAGATTTTACAATTGGAGAACCCATTCCTTAGAATGAAAATGAATAGTTAGTAAACATAGAAGCTCCTATGCCTATTCATGTATTTACTCCTGGAGACAGCGGATTAAGTGTTTTAAACAATAAAGTAATATGGGATTCTACTAATTATAATGGGCCATTGTTCTCTAAAGGAGATTTATTCTTTAATATAACACGTTTAGAAGATAATAATGCTAACCGTGGCGATATTTATAAATACAATAAACTTCCTACTAATACGATTGAAGAACAAAAAGCTATTTTAAAAGACGTAATGACTAATAGTTGGGAATTAGTTGGAAATATAAAAGGTATTCCTGGCATTCCTAATCCTACTAAAATTGTAAATATTACTTTAATTCCTACAACAAATCAAAGTGATAATTTTAAAATAACTTATTTAGGCAGTAGTAATACAAGTACTTTTAATTATAAGATAAATAAATCTCCTAATGCTGGAGCAGATAACCCAACTCCAACATTAATGACTATAATTCAAAATATAATTAATGGTAATAATATTTCAATAACTAATAATGAATTAATTTTACCTAATTTATTAGTAAATACTAATAATGGAGAAATTTTACTAATAAATTATTTTGCTTCAGAAGATGCCACACCTGAGAGCTATTGGGGAATTTATACTAATAATTCTTGGAATATAATGTCTTTCTCTGGTGGAGGATCTTCATTCTTAAATGATTAGCCTAATAAATTAACTGAATAGCATAAACAATAGGGATATTCAGTTGATTACTTAGAAACAAAATTTTTAAATAGCCATTTAATTTGGCATGATTGGGATTAAGGAGGAATTTTAAATGGATGCTCAATTAGTTGCGCAAATATTTCAGATTTGTATTATTCCTTTACTTGGAATTTTAACGACATTCTTAGTTGCTTGGATTAAATCTAAAAAAGATGCTTTAAAGCAACAAACAGATAGCGAATTAGCTAAAAAATATTTAGATATGCTTGATAATACAATTACCGATTGTGTTATTGCAATGAATCAGACTTATGTTAATTCATTAAAACAGCAAGGAAAATTTGATGGCGAAGCGTAGAAAAAAGCATTTACTGATGTTTATAATAAAGTAATTGCTATTTTAGGTCAAGATGCTATTGAATATTTGAATTCTGCTGTTGGAGATCTCAATGAGTATATTTCTTCTAAAATTGAAAAAGAAGTTAGTACAAATAAAATTACTCCAACAGAAACAAAATAATAAAATGGGAGAACCGATATGGTTCTCCCATTTTTTTTTATGCTTATTTATTGTACTAAAATGCCCTAAATTTTTTCCCAAAAATTTTGATAAAATTGGGAAATTATTTGACAATATTTTTTATATAAGTATAGAAAGAATAAATAAGAAAGGATTTTAGTTATGAATTTATATCAAGGTTTTGGAAATAATCAAAGTTATTATCAACCACAAAGGACCAATACAATAATACCTCCAAGTTAGTAGCCATAGCCTGCTTTTATTGGATTAAAAGGTCGTCCAGTTTCTTCATTGGAAGAAGCAAGAGCTGCCGCTATTGATTTTGACGGTTCTGTATTTTTCTTTCCTGATTTGGCTAATAAAAGGATTTATACTAAGCAAATTAATTTAGATGGAACAGCATCTATGAATATGTATGAGTATAAAGAAGTTCCTACGGAAGCTTTTAATTCATCTAATTTTGTTACTCGTTAGGAATTTGATGAAACATTAAATGATATTAAAGGTGCATTAAATATGATTGCTTAGTAGACTTAGCAATAGAAGCAATAGCCAAAAGTAGAAGAATAGCCTAAATAGCAAATTAATTTTTAAGGAGTAATAAATTATGCAAATAAATCCTATGTAGATTATTCAAATGATAAAAGGTGGGTCTAATCCTCAATAGTTAATAATGTCATTTTTATAGCAATAGAATAATCCAATGGCAAATAATTTACTATAGATGGCATAGAATGGAAATACCAGTGGAATAGAACAGATAGCACGTAATATATGTGCATAGAAAGGGTTAGACTTTGATAAAGAATTTAATTCCTTTAAGCAATAGCTTGGGATTAAATAATATTTTTATTAAAGGAGGACATTTATATGTTCAACACAAGTAATGGTTATAGTTTAGCTGATATTGCCGCAGCCACAGGCGGTAATGGATACCGTAATGGTGATGATGGTATGTGGGGTAACGGTGCATGGTGGATAATTATTCTCTTCCTTTTCTGCTTCAATGGCTGGGGCGGAAACGGCTGGGGTAATGGCGCCAATGGTTCTGGATATCAGGGAACTACAACGAGAGAAGAATTAACTTATGGCTTTGATGTAAGCGACATTAAGTCTGGTATTAATTCTTTACAGACAGGTTTATGTAATGGTTTTGCTGGCGTTAATAATAATTTATTAACTGGCTTTGCAGGTGTTACTGAAACTTTAAACGGAAATGCTCGTACTTTACAATCTGATATTAGTAATTTAGGTATGAATGCTATGTAGAATACTTTTGGTATTACTCAAGCTATTAATGCTGATACTATTGCTAATATGTAGAATACAAACGCTCTTTCTCAGCAATTAAATAATATGGCAGCGACGAATGCTCAGTGCTGCTGCGAGAATAAGAATCTTATTACATCAAGCTTCGCTGATTTAAATTATAATTTAGCAAGTCAAGCTTGCCAAAACCGTCAAGTAGTTAATGAAGGAGTAAGAGATATCATTGATAATACTAATGCTAGTATGCGTTCTATCCTTGATTTCCTTGTCCAAGATAAGATTGAAACTCTTACTGCTGAAAATGCTACCCTTAAAGGTTAGATTTCTCAAAACTTACAGAATGCTTATTTAATAGACCAATTAAGCAGCAAAGCTCCTATCCCAGCTTATGTTGTTCAAAATCCTTATGCAGGAACTAATTATACTGGATGCGGATGCTAGTATACTGCTTAATAAAGAAAAGAGGTTAAAAAATGGAAATAACAGCTAATGCTTTACAAACGGTAAATGCCAATGGTAATGTAGTGTTTACTAATACCGCTGTTCCAGGCAGTTGCGCCATGGTTCATCGTGAAGGTAGCGGATTAGTAACTTTACGAGGTATAACTAATCAATGTAGAGCCAGATTTAAGGTTACTTTTGGAGCTAATGTAGCTCTTCCAACTGGTGCAACTGTAGCTCCTATTTCTTTGGCAATAGCTATTAATGGGGAACCTGTTGCAGAAACTACAATGATTTCAACCCCAACTGCAGTAGAATAGTTTAATAGTATTTCTCGTGCTTTATTTTTAAATGTTCCACGTGGATGTTGCCAATAGATAAGTGTTGAGAATACCAGTGCTTCTGCTGTCAGTGTTGAAAATGCCAGTCTTATTATAGAAAGGGTGGCTTGATTATGATGGAAAAATTATGTTAGATTAAAAATAGTTTAATAACTTTAGTTGAATAGCAAATGGCTAATCCTCAACAAGCAGATACCCATGAAATGGGAGAAGTTATTGATATGATTAAAGATTTGGCCGAAGCTTGTTATTATGGATCAATCGTAGATGCTATGTTAGAGAACAAGGAAGAAGAAATTTATGACATCGGTATGATGAAAGATCCTCGTAAACGCAAAAATCCATATCCTTATTATGTAAATAATGATTATTATGGAGATAAACATTATACTAAGGATTATGATGGTGGATATAACGGTTATAATTATACAGGCACAGGCGGAATGAACGATGATAGTAAAAAAATGGGCCATAGCCCAATGAAACGTAAATCTTACATTGAAAGTAAGGAACATCATATGGACTAGGCCCAATAGATGAGAGAGTTAGAAGATTATGCCCAAGTTCTAACTTCTGATCTTTTAGAAATGATTCAGGATGCTACTCCTGAAGAAAAACAATTATTACAAAGAAAGATAGCCACATTAGCTACAAAAATTGTATAAAAATAACAAATAAAGGGAAGCAATTGCTTCCCTTTATTTTTTTTTATTCTTGCGCGTTATGAACAGGTAATTGGACTGCTCGGTCATAATAAGTTTTTGCTTGACCATTTCCGCCTAAACCAGCATAAACCTTATAAAATTCTACTAATTGTTCATATTCAGTATTTGTCATATATCCTTGCTGAATATAGGCTTTACACAATTGAGTTAATCTAAAACGATAAGAAGTTAAAATTAAATTCATATGTTTATTAGCGACAGTGTTACTTTCTAATACATATTTTCGCAGTTCTTCAATTTCTTGACGAATTGGCTCAATATGAGTTTCAATTGTGGTGTCTAAAGTATTGTTTTCTTTTTCTTCAACTAGCTTTTTATAAGTTTTCATTTTGCCATACAGACATTTACAGAAGGCTAAGGCGCCTGCAGAAATTAGTCCAAAAATAATTTCAAGCAGATGTGTAGTAATAAATTCTAACATTTATATAATCCTCCCGACATGAATTTGTCGCTCTTTCTCATATTATAAATGAAAGAAAGAATTATATAATTGTATAAAATTGCCCGTCATTCCCAATTTAATTCATCCTACTACACTTTAAAATATGCAGTATATAAACATATAGCATCACAAACATCATCATTTGCATCAATGCCATATGTATCTTTCACATATTTTATATCAAGAGGTTTAAGGTTTTCACGTTTAATACCGCGGCCTGTTTTAATTCCTAAATTTTTTCGCCATTCACTAGCTTGCATAAATTCTATACTTTTGGAATTTATACTATTATTTACACTATGAGCACCGAGGACTATAGATCCTTGAAGCCACATAAGTAATCGAGCAGTATCTGAATAACCATAGGCTTCTGGATGAACATCTTCAGCGATTAATTTTTCTATATTATATTGTTTTACTAATTCTATAATTCCACTTTGTATCTTTTGGATACGACTTATATTATTAGAAGAAGAGGCAGTAAGTAAACCATAAGTAATTAACTTACCTTTATCATCTGATATAGCATATCCAGTAGATTTAGTGGATAAGTCTAAAAATAAAAAATTCATATAAATCTCCTCCTATTATAGAAGGAGATTATTATTTATTGATTAATTATTAACGTCCTTACTTGTTGAACCAAATCCGCCAATTCTTGTACCTTCCGCCTTATCATTATCTGTAATAAGGTAGTTTCGAATAACGCCCTGGCCGATAATATCTCCTTTGGCAATTTCAATATCAAAAGGAGAAAGATTAATTAACTGGAAATAGATATGTCCTTCATTATCAGGATTATTATAATAATCAGCATCAATGATGCCAACTCCATTAGCAAGAATAATCCAATGTTTTAAAGGCAAAGAAGAACGAACAGATAGCTCAAGGAATTGACCATCTTCCATATGGCATTTCATTCCAGTAGGAACAAGTGTAGGTTTTAACTTAAGTCCTTTAGTAATTTTAGCCATGTCATTTAATGAAATAATGTTATTAGTTGCCGCTCCATCTTTAAAAGTTTCTACAATATGTGTATATGAAGGAATTACAACATCTTCAGCAGATGCAAAATCATATCCTGCACTATATTTCGTTTTTCGTTCTGGCATTGGTAAATCCCAATCATTATATTTACTTACCTTTTCAAAATAAATACTCATTAGTTAATTGTAGTCTCCCCATCAAAATTAGTTCTGGTTGTATAACAAAGTGAAATATGATCTGTCGGTTCTTTTTCATCATTAAACTTTTTTACAAGGGTTACTTGATACCATTCATCAACAATCTCACCCTTCTATTTACGCTCTTTCTTTGTAGAAGAATATTTAGCTAAATCATATTCTCTATCCTGCTTAGCCTTATTAATAAGTTCAGCTGCTTCTTTTTCTGTATCTACTCTATATACTTCAGTAGTATTAATTAAATATTCAAACATATTTTCTCCTATTAATTTACATAAATTTTAATATTATTATTACTATATTTAGTAATTAAAGAATTTTCAATAGTTTCCTTAAGTCCCTCACCATAAGTCTAATTGCCATAAAGATGAATATCACTATCTTTATATTGTTCTGATAGTTTAGTTAAAGTATCACTAAGATTATCAAGACGACAAGTGCAAACCATAGTAGGCTTTTTATCATTTGGGCCTTGGTAATAAATAATTTGTGTTGTATTAAATAAATCAAAATAAGTAAATAACATAATTATCTCCCTATCACTGGAACAATGCCAGCATCATAATCAAATAAATGATAGCAATGAGTTTCATCATTATTTGTAATCCAAATTTCAATTGCCCCAGAACCACTATCATTAATATCTTTAATTTGACCTAAGTTCTTAATAATATCATAAACGGCTGAAGCCATATTAAGATAAGGATTATCATTACTTAAACTATTAGTTTCAAATACTGTATAATAATTTAATTCATTACATAAAAGCATAAAATATTTATTATTACTTTCTTGAACATAGCTATCAATAACTTCTAATTTTTTATCCACTTCTTCTGGAGTAAGTTTTTTCATTTGACCAATTACACATTTATTTAATTCATAATTGCTCATTTTAAAATCAACGCCATCAGTCAGAACATTCCATTCAGTCCCAGACCAAACATAATTATGAGTATCAATTGTATTATAAAATACATCTCCTACTCGTGGTTCTTTCTATATTGCTTCTTCTAAAGTAGCAATTTTTCCTCTATATCTCATTTATTAATCTCCTTTAAATTTATGATATTTTGATTTTTACTACCTCTCATTGATAGGGTAATATCTCTTTGAGACTGAATATATGGACCATCAATTAATACATCAGCTTTTTTAAGAATTTCTTGAAGTTTACCATTAGTAGTTTGCTTAATTAAATCATCATAATAATATCCAGTCCAAACATAAATTTTAGTATCAGGAAGCTTTTCTTTAATTGTATTAATAAGAAGTAGAGTAAGTAATTGATTTTGTTCACATAATGGTTCGCCTCCCATTATGCAGAAATCTCTATGAATACCATTGGCTTGAAGTGCTTGAAATATTTCTCCAAAAGTCTCATTGGTGAATTCTTTACCTTTTTCAAAATCCCAAGTTTCAGGATTATGGCATCCAAAACAATGGTGTGGGCAACCTTGGGTGAAAAAAGAGACACATACTCCCGGAGCTGCGGCAATATCATTTTTTATAATTCCTGCATATTTCATATATCCTTTATTTCCTCCACTTCTAAATCTAAATCATTAACATCATCTTCATCATCAGTTTCAATATAATAAGCAGAACACTAACAATTAGTATGGTAAGGAGGCAGAGGAACGTCTTCTCCTACGGGGTATTCTCCAGCCCATTCACCGCATAGATCATCGCAAGTTCCTGTTTCAATTACAAGTATTGAAGCTACAGGTTTTATTTTCATTTCCATTAAATGAGTAAATAAATATTTACCTTCATTATTTAATAGACGAGAATACATATTTGCACCGAAGTTTTTTAAATTATCTGGAAAATCGCCAGATAATCTTTTTTCTTCTAAATCATCTAAATATTTAGTAATTCGTTCATCTAATGTTTTTCCATCTTCTTGAAAAGTTAAGTCTGTTATATCTTTTAAATTAAAAGGAGCTACTGTTTTATAAATCTTCCCTAACTATATATTAATTTCAGAATAAAGATTTTCTAATGCCTTATAAAATAAATTTATTAGAGTATCTCGATGCTCTTTTGTATTAATTTTTTCATCATTAGCTATCCAAGAAAATATTATTTTTATAATTGCTTCTAATTCCAAGTCAATTTTTTTATCTAATACTTCAGTAGCTTTTTCTAATTTATCTTTTATTTTATAATGCTTTTTTAAAGGTCTTTTAGAATAATTCATTCCATAACCTCCCAAGAGCAACAATATAAATCACAACAAGGAATAATTACTTGTTCTAATATTTCTTTATCATCATAATCTTTAGATATTTTTACCTTATTAAATCTATACCCTCTAACGTTATAGGTTATTGGAATCCATATCCATTGTTCATTATCTTCTTGCCATTCTATACAAGTTTTTGATACTTTGATTGGTGAGATATTATTTTTATTCAGATAATCATAAACTTCTTGTGAATTATTGGTTATATAAGCACAGCACACTATCTAATTAGAACAAGGATATTTTTTTCCTTCTCCCTAATTAAAATAGTTAGCTAAGTCATAAATTGAACGTATCATTCCATCTACCCCGTATGCTTTACTCGTGCTTCTACTTCTTTCTGTTTACCATAATTAAAAGCAGTTTTATAATTTCCAGTTAAATAACCGGTTACACGACGTAACTATTGAATATTAGTGCTACCGCATTCAGGGCACTTATCATTAAATTCATCACAATATCCACAGTCAAGGCAAGTATCATTAGGTACATTTACTGCAAAATAAGGAATATCCTTATCCATAGCATAATTAACAATTTGTTCAAGAGCATCAATATTATGTTTTACAGTAGAGTCTAATTCTACATAAGTAATGCATCCAGCAGAAGAATAGCCTGTTAATTGACTTTCAATATCAATTTTATCAAAAGGAGACATTTTCTTCCAAACTGGAACGTGCATAGAATTAGTAAAGAATTCTTTATCAGACACATTAGGAATAATGCCATACTTCTCTTTAAACTTCTGCATTGATGTATAACATAAATTTTCAGCAGGAGAATAATAAACTCCAAAATTCAGTTTAAATTGTTCTTTAAATTCTGCACAACGTTGTTTAAATAATCCCTCAATCTTTTTAGCTAATTCCATACCTTCTTTAGTAGTATGATCTTTGCCAATAAGGATTTGAAGAGTTTCAGCCAAACCAATCTATCCCATAGCTAATGTACCATGCTTAAGGGCACTTCTAATTCCTTCTTCTGGAATATATCCTGCCATTAGATTATTTTCATACATAAACTTTGCAGATTTTGGATCTTGTGAGCAAATCCATTCAAAACGTTCCATTAATTGGATTCTTGCTTCATTAATTTTTTGATCCAGATTATAAAGGAATCTATCAATTAAAATAGAATTATCATCAAAAGAATGGTGATCTTTTACATCTTTTTCAAAATTAATTTTACAATTCATAGCAATAGTTGGAAGGATAATAGTCACAGGACAAATATTTCCTCTACCATCTTTTAATTGACCAAAACCATTAATATCATATCCATTGGCTGTTCTACACGTAATTATCCAATGTCACCATTGGTACTGACTATATTATCATTCTATCTATAAGATAGAGTTGTCTTCCGCTTCGGCCTGGTGCCTATCTCCAAGCCTACTCCCTTACATTCATCAGGGATAGTCGATACACTTTATTCATCATAATATTCAAATTTCCAAGTATTTTTAAATGGACTTTTAATTTTTCCATTTAATCTATTTGTAATAGAAGTTTTACCACTTTGAATTCCACAAGCTTTAGCACAACTAATAATTGTATCAAAAATATCTATTTCATTAGTAAAAATATTTATTCTTTTTATTTTTTTAGCCATAGGATTTTTACTTCCTACTTTAGTTTGTCGAATTTTATCTTTAATAGCTTCTATTTCTTTGTCAGTTTTAGATTGATAAGTATTTCCACCGCATTTAGAAATAGCGTCTGTTTCATTATAACCATCTATTACTGAATTATAATATTTAATCCAATACTACTCTTTTTCATTTAATTCTTCTTGCGTATTTGCTATATCAATTTCTTCTATAATAAAATTTTCTTTACCATATTTTCTTATTGCTCTGGCAAAATGAGTATCAAGAATATTGTTAAGAGCATCATTTATATGTCTTTGAAATCTTTGATTAATTGGTCTAATAGACTAACCAATATATACTTTATTATTTTGAATATTTGTTATTTTATATATCCACATTAAGGACACCTCCTTTATATGAATATTATAATGAATTTTAGCACGGTCTCATCTTAATATTACAGCCAATTATATTAAGACCTAACCGTTAGCCTCTTTATAGAGACACCCGCTGGCGCGGTTCAAAAGATTTTAAATGGGCTGAGTTTTCGCTTACCCATTGTAGAAAAGTAGGTACGAGGATCATTAATGTCATACCCTGCGTTTCCAGACCAATCGACATTAGCATAATTTGGGTACAATCTTGTGGCGGTTGAACGTAATGCGAGTTTAAATAAATCGTAATTTGGGTCTCCTTCTTCACGATTAACACCTTTCATGCACTGAAAAATTCCGCAAGGGAAAATAGATGTTTTATGTAATTTACCAATACCTTCGATAGATACATCCAAAAGAGCTTTAATAATCATTCTTCCTTCTGGAAGAGTGCAAGTACCATAATTAATAGAAGTAAATGGTAACTAATTACCTGAACGAGATTGTAAAGTATTAAGGTTATGATACATACCTTCTACTGCTTGATGGACTTCTCTTAAAGTCATATCCCTAGCGTATTGATATACTTTATCAAAATCTCCAGCATCATCTGCTTCATTTAGATAAGCTGAATAATCATTAATCGGAATATCTATGATTTTTTTATAGGTATCACTATCTTCTAAATAGTTATCTAAATTCCAATTACAATTGCATAAGTATTTCATACCATCACGATAATGCTTATAAAAAGATTTACGGACATAAGGAACCATAGTCCAATCAAGATGGGTCGCACTAACGCCACCAAATTGAGAAAGACTTTGAATTTGGAAAATAACAGCCACTAATTGAAAAGCTGTATTCACTGAACCTGCTGGACGTACATCTGTTTGGCGTGTATTAAATCCATTAGCAAGTAAATCATCAAAAGGAATACTTAAACAATTATGAGAACCAACATAATAAGCATCAAGATCATGAGTATAAATTATATTTTCTAAATGATTTTTACGAGTCATGGGAGATACAATATAATCTAAAGCTAACTGTTTAGTTACCACACTACTGGCTTCACCAATACGGCCACCGAATGATGCTTCATCTACATTAGCATTTTGATTTTTAATATCTTTACCATCTAATTTTTTTCTAATAGCTTGAATAAAATCATCTTTTTTCTATCGAGCTACTTCTTTTTTATATCTATATCTAATATAGGCCCGAGCAACGTCACGTCGTTCTGACTGCATTAGATAATCTTCAATTATATCTTGGATATCTTCTACTTCAATACTACCATCTGGACATTTATTTATCCAAGATTCAATATCATTAGCAATATCAGTAGCTGTATCATTTTCATATAACTATCCATCGACTTCTATAAATGCTTTGTTAATAGCATTAATTATTTTATTTTTATCAAATAATACAACTGTACCATCACGTTTAATTATATACATTTTTAACCTCCGCACTAAATATAGTATGAATTTTTAAACTTATACTATATTTAGTGTTTGTTATTAGTTAATTATCTATTTTGGCTTAAGATTTAGTACCAAAACCAATCATAATCTGTAATTATATCACAGCATTTTAATCTATCTCTTTCCGTTTCATTAAATAAAATTTGCATATTATCAAAATTTATATTTTTAAAATCTTCTTCATCAGCAGAATAACGTCTAATAATTTCTTTGACATCAGGGTATTCTTCTCTATTTAGTTGACGAAGGAAACGTTGTTTATCAGAAGCATGAATATAATATATTCGTAAATCAATTTCTGAAAAATTGATTAATGATCTAATCCCAGAAGGATTAAAAATACCTATATTAATTTTATCATCAGCTAAACATTTAATACCAGTTCCATACCACCAATTATTAAATTGAACATATTCAAGCATTTGATTATTATTTATCATTTGCTTAAAATCTTCTTCAGATATAAAATGATATTCTTTTCCTTCTGTCTCTCCTTCACGCATTGGACGAGTTGTATAAGAAACAACAATATTCATAGGTAATTCATAAGCTTTTACTACATCTTTTAAAATAGTATCTTTGCCTGAACCGGCTTTACCTATGAGTGCGACTAATTGATATTTTTTATTATTCATTTATTATTCCTTCTATTAAAAGACTAAAAACAATATTTACCATTACAACAATTATAAGAACACGATCCTAAAAACTATGTTAAAAGGCATAAGATATCTGAAGTATATACCATCCAATAATCATTTCCATTTAAGTCTCTTGTAATTACTCTAAGATAAGGAGTCTATTCAAATTTAATTAAAATTGTTCCTCTAATTTCAATATATTGATGGGTTTTTAATAAATCCTATAATTCATCATAATCAATTTTATTCTTCATCTTCTGCTACTCCTTGATATCGTTCACTTCTTAAAATTAAATCCCCATTTGATTGAATAGTATCAATATGATAAAGTTGATGACCCGCAGTTGAGGCATATTTTTTAGCAATGAAATCATCACCTGAACGAATGCCCTGAACCACAATCATATTACCGCGATTAAACCAAGATTTTTCAATAATTTTTTTAGTTCCATCAGGTTGTTTTTGAGAAATTTGTTTATCGAATAATGTAAAATATTCTTTTCTAAATTTTACATTTACTACTCCTGTTGGAGTAAGAATTGTTACAATACTTTTATTTTTATTCTTAGCAATACAAGTGCCGCATAATTTAGATAAATAATAAATATTTATTGTTTTTCCAGCTTTAACAAAACTTCTTTCTACTACTGGATCTTCAGGTAAACTATAAAAATCAGCAAATCCATATTTGCTTTGATTTACTTGAGCCAATTCATGTTCATGATAATAGAAGCATAATACTTCCATTTCCCAAGCTGAATAATTTACTTTAGGACAATATTTTTTCCAATCGTCTTTAAATATAATTTCATTTAATTTATTTAAAATTTCTTCTTTATTATCAGCAATTTGTTTACGATAAATATCCATCCAGCCTTGATAAACTTTATCATTCCAATCTTTAATATTTAAATAAAAATTAGAATCTTTATTTTGAATTAAACTATCTTTATCAATTTTTTGTAAAAAATCAATAGCTCTATCATCCAATTTATAATAAACTTTATCATATTTACAAATTTGTTTTAAATAACGAGTAAATTCATAAATGTGTAAAGCTTGCTGCCGTTCAAGAGTGTCCGCAGGAAGAAGATTGAATTTCATTAAAGTAGCTAAATTTTGAAGATTAAGATTTTTCTTTTTATCGCAAGTTTCCCAAATATACCAGACCATACAAAGTTTTCTATCCATCATATGATCAAATGCTCCACCTTTAATAAGTGAAATCATTGCTTGTTTATTAGGATTAACCTTATTTAAAAAATCTCTGGGGGATTTATAAGGTCTATTTTCAATAATAGTTTTAACTACATCATCACCAACATTTAGCATACCTTTTAAGCCAAATAGAATCTGGTTATTCTCAATATCAGGAATAAAACTAAATTCTGATTTATTAATATCAGCAAGACTTACTTGAATACCAGCTTTACGAATGTCTCCAATAGCTTTAGCAATCTTTCCATAGTCAGTAGAATTAGTTTTTCTTACTTTAGATTTTTTATCAGGCAAATCTTCAAAAGTAACTCCATTAGCCAAATCATCTGCTTCAGGGTCATAAATATCTACGATCTCTTCTTCACTATTATCTTCCAAAGAACCACTATTAACAATCAAACAAGCACAATTCCAATAGATAGGATTATAATGAATAACGAAATAAATCATTTGAATGGCTACAAAACTATAAGGTAAACTATGATTTAATGAAAATGCATATCCTAATTGCGGTGCTACTGCTGTTTCCCAAAAATATTCTGCATCATTTTTATTATCAAAACGACTAAATACTTGTTCTTTTAATTGAGGAATTTTAGCCATTTGTTTTTTAGCGACAACTTTACGGGCAGAATTGGCTTCACCTAATGTAAAATGGGCTATGTCCATAAGGATTTCCATCATTTGCTCTTGCAAAGGACAACAACCATAATATTTATCACAATGCTTATGAAATTTATCAATAAGCTCTTGCGGCAAATGATGTTGTTTCATTTCTTTATCAAATGCTTGAATGCCTTGATGTTGAATACGATAAAATCTATCTTGCTGTGATTCTTTACCTTTTTCAGACATAAGACGCATCATAGCATTAGCCGCAGTCATTTCCATAGGGTCTTGTGGTTTTAATTTTTTAGCAATAGCTAATCCTACACCAGTAGAAAACTGGAAACAGTCTAATACATCTCCAGCTGCAAGATGATCCCAAATTTTTTGATCAGTTGTATCTATTACTTCTGGATGAATATATTGATTATAGAAATCTCTCAAAGATAAGTTAGGAATTTCTTTTGCCTTTAATAATAATTCATAACAAGTAATAATTTTATCAGAAGCTTCAGTAACAAGGAAATCATATTTCGTATCACCTGCTGCCTCGGTCTGATGTAAGTCCCAACAAGTGATTAAACTACCACTTGGTGTTCTCATAAATGCTGCTGTATCATATGGATCATCACCATAAAGAATAACACCAGAAGCATGGGAAGAACGTTTATTAACGATACCACCAATGTAAATAATTATATCAAGAAGCCCTGGATATTCATTTACTTTATTAATAAATGTTTTAACCGGTTTTCTATCTTTTTCTTCATTACCATAAATAACATCATTAATTTCCCATAAAAATCCACGTTCTTGTGGAATAAGAGAGGACATATATTGAGCTTCATCTACATCAATACCATTTGGATATTTATCAGACCTATAACCTCTACAAGCCGTAAGGATAGCAGATTTAGTAGTTTCAGTACCAAATGTAGCGACCTGAATTAAACCTAACTCTCCACGTTCTTTGCGAATAGCTTCAAAAATCGCTGGACGTTTTGAAGGAGCCAAATCAATATCAATATCAGGTAATTCGGCTCTCTCTTTATTTAAAAATCTCCAATATGGTAGGCCCCATCGAATTGGATCCAATTGGGTTATTCCCAATAAATAGTTAGATAAGAAACCTGTGGCCGAACCACGTCCAGGACCTACGATAGAACCACAATCCCAAAACAAGTCAATATAATGTTTAAAAGTATTGAAATAAGCAAAAAGGCAATCATCTAATTTTTCGCCAATATCTCTTATAATGTCAGCTTCAATTTCAAGACGAGCTAAATAATTTTCACTATAATAAAGTTTTTTTTCTTGTAAGGCTTTAATACATTCGTTTATCCAATATCGTTCTTGAATATTATCACTATTAATTAAAGAACAAATAATAGGATATTTATTAATCCAGTCTAAAGGAATAAAACCTTTTTTATAATCTAATACTTCTACTTTTGGAATTATTTGTTTTCTCTCAAGAGAAAAATCTTCAATTTTATTTTGAATTTCAAGAGTATTATTTAAAATTTCTTTAGCTATTTTTTCTGGCTGCTCTTCAATATCTAAATATATAAAACAAGGGGTAATTAAATCAAAAACTTCATCATAAGTCATTAAATGAGCAAATTCATAAAACTTGTCAACTTCTCGTTCTCCATCTTTTGAATTAAGATAAGCCTTATGAATTGGTCTATCTTCTTTCGTTAAATAATGACTATCGGTGGCAACTTCTACCTTAATTCCATAACTACGACCAATTTTATAAATCATATGGTTTACAAGTTTTTGATCTGCCGCAGTCGATGGAGCAATCTCTAAATAGAAGTCTTCACCAAATAAATTTTGACAGAAAGTAAGAAAAGTATCTATTTGTTTTAAAATTTGATATAATTCGTAATTATTCTCTTGTTCTTTATATTCTACAGCCTTTAAAAGACAAGTGCCTAATTCTCCACCAATACATGCAGTAGTAGCAATTAAATGTCCCTTATACTTCTCTACTACTGATTTTAATTCATTCTTTAAAAGTGGAACACGTTCCATTTTTCTATCAACATATAAATTTTGCCAAGCAATTGAACTTAATTCTTTTAATGCTCGATATCCTATAGCATCTTTAGCAATTAAAATAAAATGGTAATACTTTTGTCCTGTGCTTCTATCATTAGTTAAATAAATTTCATTGCCTAATGCTATTTTAAAATTTGGATATTTTTCTTTGATTTTTTTAGCGTACTGATTTACTGTCATATGGGCAGAAAGACTTTCGTGATCTGTGATAGCAATTCCCGAAAGTCCTAATTCAATAGCTTTATCAATTAAAGTTTCTGGTTTATTTATACAATCTAGTAAACGGAGGTTCGAATACATTGTATGATTATGGCAACCAAAATAAGTATTCAATTCCCTACCTCCTTAATTTATTATTATTTTCTATAAATATTATATCATAAAATTTCATCAAAATCAATTTTAAAAATCATCTATGTTATTAGCTATTTTATTTATAAAGCTGGCTAATTCAATTAAATTTTGTTTATAAATTGATAAATTATTTTTCAATTTTTGATTTTCATTGCGTAAATAACTAATTTGGTTTTGATTTTGTTGTTGTTGTTTATCTAGCTCATGACCTAACTAATTAAGTAAATTTTGTATTTCCATTATCCTACAATCTCCAAATGATAATTATTTTTTTCATTTAAACAATCTAAAAGAGTATAAAATAAACTATGATAATAAGGTGGAACCCATTCTGGAGATAGACAAATAAAATATTTATTATAAGAATTAGCAAATTTAAATTCCTTAAATGGTATTTTATTATATTTAAAATTTACTTCAAAGTTAGGGTCACAAGAATTATCATTGTGAACCCAAGTATAATCTTTTAATTTATCCTAATCATAAAAATACTTAACCCAATCAGCACAAGTACATTCTTCCAATTTTTTATCCTTATCTTTAATATCATAAAAGATATCATGATGATGATCAATATTTGTAATATTTAAATCATTATCATATTGTAAATACTCTTTTATCTTATCATGCCCATAAGCAATATATATAGAAGATTCCTAATCAATTACTTTTAACAAGTATCTTAAAATAGATGAATAAATATGTAAATCAGCAGGAGTTGTTGTAAGATTAGGTAAACTTTTTAATAAATCATCCCAATTAGTCCCAGGAACCATATTATTATATAAATTAATACTTGGGGCCATAATAATATCAAAATCTATGCTTAATACATCCATATATTATTTCCTTATAACTACTAATTTTTCACTGGCTCTTGTAATACCAGTATATAAATATTTCTAATGTTCTAATGTATCAAAAGGATGGGCTTCTTCAATCAATAAAACTTTATCCCATTCACTACCTTGAGCTTTCCAAACAGTTATTGCATAAGCATAAGCAAAATAATAAGGAGCTTCTAATGCATCAGAATTTCTGGCAAAACTATTCATTCTAAATGCTTGTTTATTATCAAAGGCTGGAGTACCTGTAATTAAAGCATCATAATCAATAGGTATAGATTCAAATCTTCCATTAGGTATATCCATTCCTGTAAACATATATTGAAGTTGTTTATTATAAATAAAACTTGGATAATTGTATGGAACAATTTGATAATTAGTAATAGTTCCAATACATCCATTAGTTAAAGGCCATAAACCATCAGTAGATGTAAAATCCCAATGATTAGTTAATCCTATAATTTTATCTCCTATTTCTGGGGTAGCTCCTCGTCCTTGCCGCTCTCGAACTTTATTATTAATTTCAATACGTCTTTTGTTAGAGGCACATAAAGTTTGATCTGCCCAATCGTACATTTCTGGAATTAATTCGTAGGGTCTTAAAATCTAAACCTATTCTTTAGCAACTGGAAATTGCCCCAGAGGCTTGCCTTCTCGTACCCACATAGATAATCTAATAATTTCACTATCTTGGGCCTGTCGCATGATTTCATCTAAAAAAATATGTGGCTTATCCAAAACATGATTATTTTCATTTGGATCTACTGGTGGAAGCTAAAATGGATCGCCGCAAGCAATTACATATTTATGATGTGAAAGAAGTAAATCCCACATTGTTTTAGGCAACATTGATATTTCATCTACAATGATTACTTTGTACGGAATAGGCCATCTCTTTTTTAAGTAAAAGGTGCCATTGGGTCTTGGTTTAGCTTCATATAATAACTTGTGAGCTGTTGTTGCATTAGGGCATCCTTTTGTTTGAAGAACAGTGGCTGCTTTACCAGTATAAGCTACATATGCTACATCAGTTTCAGGATTTAAATTCAATGATTGAACTATAAATTTTACTAATGTAGATTTGCCTGTTCCAGTTAAGCGTAGCCAGCAATACAAGTATAAGGTTCATGGCTCTTGTATCTGGCTACGGCAATTTTCAATCCAGCATTCTATTTATCAGTCAGTATCAATGGGATTTACTTCTCCTTTCCATATAAATTCATCATTTTCAAAAACTAGCTTCATTGGTTTTTCTTGAGCTGTTGGAATGATATAAACATGATCTCCATCAAATGGCATTTTTAAGCTGCTATCACCATTTTCATCAAAAATTTCTAAATCGTATTTTTGATTTGAACTTTCGGTTTCTACACTTGCTCTTGGCCGGAGCATAGCCATTTTTTTATTACCCTTGCCCCCCCTAATTTCATAAGCATCACAAGGACCTATTTTATTAAATTCATCAAGTTTAGCTGTTAAATTATTAATAGCTTTTCCAGCTTCTTCAGCCGAAATACCAAAGCTACCCCAAGAAGCAGCCATTTTATTTATAAGTTTATTAAATTCATCTTCATTGAACGAAGTATTCATAGGCTATTGTTGCATATTGTTGTCTAACATAATTTGATTGTGGTAATCCTCTTTCATAGCATTTCATAAAAGCTAAAGCAGCTTCTTGCTCATTTTCTAATTCTAAAAATTTTTCAAAATTAAAATTATTTGAATAACAAAAACCAAACATATCAATTTGATACTTAATATCATCACGAAGAAAATCCATTTGACCTTTTAGATCTGCACCCCATACTTTATCAGTAAATACTTGATTCCATTGGCATAATCCATAAAATCCATTACCATAAATAGTAGTTTGCAAATCCAAAGTTCCGCCACCCACCTCAGCCATCATATTGCCTAAAATTCCAGCACATACATAATCATTCCAGCCAAGATTTTTCATATATTCCCAAATAAGAGTAGCATCTTTATATTCAAGTTCATCTAATTCTTTATTAATTTTATCCAATTGATTTTGATAAAATTTAATAATTTCATTATAAAAATACCACTGACTTTTAGCACTTATAATTGGTTGACTATTTTCTGTATAACCAATCATTCGAGCTTTATCAGCCACTAAATGCACTTCTTCTTTTTTCAATGTATATTCTTCAATTAAATTGATAAGTTCCCAATAATTATTGGTTTCTTTTAAAGGAGTATATTCAACACTTATTGCACTTACATTGATAGTTAAAATTAAAAGAATGCCAATAATTATAATAATTTTTGTTTTCATATTTTTCTCTCTATCTATTAAAAATAATATTTTACATTTTTAGTAATATGATAATCAGTAATAAAAATTTCTGGGTTAGTTTTTCCTAAAAATTCATTTATTTTACAAGTACCTATAATATCAATAATAATACATCCTGTATCACTATGTAAATTATTATACTCTTCTTGATTAACATTAAATTTAATTAAATCCAAATCATTCGGCAATTTAATCTTTAACGTTCCAGTAGTCTCTTTAGGATAATAGATTACATTATTATTTGTAAGTTTTAAATTTTTAATAACTACATATGGTTCTTTAAAATTCTATCCCCATAAAGGTTCAAATTCTGGTATTTCTAATATAGTATTTATATCAATATTATTACTATCAAAAATATAATCAGCTAAATAAACTGGCTAACCATCATAGCCATACAATTTACTATTTGTATCTGTTATAAATTTTCTTATATTACTATCTGCAATTTTTGCACCAAAAGCTCCCTAATGACCTTCTGCAAATTCAAAATATCCAGTAGAGTTAAGATAAGCCTTAAAATCTTTTATAGGTTCAAAAAATTCATACCCACGACCTGATCCTTCCCAGTATTTAATTCCATTTTCAATTACTTCATTAAGTATAAGAGTTGGCTTCTAAAATCTATTTGCAAATTCATTTGCAATTAATCCAGTTAAATTTTTATTTACCTCATACTTTTTCTCCAACTAAACAACTAAAATCTAATCATTTAATAAACCTTGTTCTTCGATTAATTTTTCAATTATTTCAACGTTAGTATCACGAATCTTAGTCTATCGCGTTTTTACATTACCACTTATTCGGCATGCTTGTTCTACGATAGTTTCTGCCTATCCTTTACATCCTCTTTTAGTTGATGGAATTAAATCATAAGCAAGAAAATCCAACATACTCTAAAATACAACTTGTCGTTCATCAGTTTCTCCAACACGTGTTACTGCGTTAATAAGTGGAGCAATATAGAAAGCGACGCCCATAGGAGTTAAAGTTTCTTTTAATTTAAATTTATTTTTTTCCATCATGCCTTTAATATAAGGATTTTGAGGATTTTTTAAACCTTGATTGATAAAATAACGAGTTTCATAAGGTCTACTATCCATCATATCTCCGATTAATCCAAGAGCCACTAAATCTAAATATTTATTTGAGTAATTAGTATTTATAATTTCATCAATAGCATTACAAAATTTATATACTATTGCAACGCCTGATAACGCTTTATTAGGGTAATTATCTAATTGATTATTAATTGTACAAGCATAAGGAGATATTTTATCTACTTCGTGATGGTCTAAAATTAATATATCAATACCCTTATCATAAAGTGCCTTATGTTCATTATACTAATTACTTCCAGCATCAGGGATTATTACCAACTTGGTATCTTCTGGAATAGTATCTAAAATAATACCATGAGTTTTCTGCGTGTGAACTCTATAATAAACATTATTAGATACATAATAAGGAAATAAATTATATAGATAATTAATTAATAATGCCGAGGATGTATAACCATCACAATCAGCATCGACCTAAATAAAAATTTTATTATTCTATTTAATATGTTTTAATAATAACTTAATTCCCTATTCCATGTTATTTAATAACTTGTTAGGATATACATCGGATTGAGTGGGATTAAGAAAATGCTAAATATCTTCAGTCTTAATCCCACGGTTATTCATTATTGTTTCTAATGGAGTTTTTTGTGTATCATTAATTAATTTATAATTCATATACTTACTCCTTATATAATTATTCGTTCTTTATATAATTTAAGAAATAATTCTGGTCCTTTATCAGTTGGACTATCCTTATAATTAGTAAGCATATTTTTATCAAAAATAAAAGATATATTAAAGTAATTTCCATACTTAGCTTTTATTTTTAATAAGTTATTTTTTAAATGATAAAATTCTTCATCACCTATTTTTTGAAATTGTCTATCAAAAGCAATAATAATATCTTTCGCACCGACTTGTTCTAACAATTTCATTTGTTGTGCTGATACACTACTACCACAACAAGCTACTGTTATATCATTTTCAAACCCGAAGTAGCTCTAAAATTGTAGACAGCTTTTTTCTCCTTCTACTATTATTGCTTTTCCTGTTCTGTTTATATTTGCTTTACTATTATTTAAATTATATAAATTCATGCCAAGAGGATGAGAATAAAGAATCTTATTAATTTTTAATGGTCTATATTTACCATATAATAATGCTTCTTCTTTTCCCAACACTCTTCCTCTTAGACCTATAAAATCTCCATCTATGCTAAAATGAGGGATTGTAATTGCATCACCGCCAGGGTAATAACCAATCATTGCTTGGTCTATTGCCTCTTGGCTTATTCCTTCTTTTAACCACGGAGTTAATTTTATATTATAATTAAATCTACTTAAAATTTGGCTATCATAAATTTTTAATTCAACTTTAGCATTTAAATTTTCTTCTATATTATTTTTATCATAATTAGCTAAAATTTTCCAGTCTTCTAATCCTAGCTTTTCAGCATCTTCTTCAACTGAACCGGCGATTCCAAAATAATTAGCTATCCAACGAACTGCATCATTTAAGTCATATTCTTTATTAGATTGGATATAAGCTACTTTAATTACTAATTCAAATATATCAAATATATCATCACAGCCAGTATAGCATTTAAATAATTGACTATTTGAATAGTAATAAAGTTTTTTACTTCCTACTCCTGGTTCATTATGACAAATAGTTTCAGAAAGAATACCAAATTCACTATATTCAGGATTGCCGCCCCAAATATTTAGTAATTCAAAAATATTGTCTAAAGTTAAATTATTTTTTATTTCTGTTTTATCATAGTTAATCATTTTATGCCATAAATTAGTGCATTAAAAAAATTTTTATCAATATAATTTGGTTCATAAGTAAATATAAATGGAACATTAGATTTTCCATAAATTGCTTTAAAATCTTTAGCTCTTATAATAACTTTATATCCACTTACAAATTTACCAGTAATTGGATTTTTACAAATAACTATATCTTTCATTAGAATGTAATTACATTGACACAAGTGCCTTTAACACCAAATTCTTCATTAACTACTTTAATAAGATATTCTCTTGGATGTTTCTTTGCAAAGTCTCCTTTAGCAGTTTTTAAATACATTGCTGCCATTTCTTTTGGCATTTTATATTCAATAGTTCCATTCATAATCTTTTTTTCAAACATAATTTAATCTCCTTAAAATGCGCTGTCTTCAGCAATTCTAATTTTTACATTTTCCATATCTACTAATTCATAACTCCAATCAGTACAGAAGATTGGAATAATACGACAACAACCTAAATCAGCTTTACACCAAAGATAAATTCCTTTATATTTTCCTCGACGATTTTTATATACTGATAATTTTATTGTTGGACGTTCAAATGTATTTGTTTCAAGTATTTTTTCTAATGATTGATAATCATTATCACGAGCTTGAAGAAGAAGCATACCTACATCAATTTTATCAGCAATTGCTTTTGATCCACGTAGAACATTTTGATCTGGCGTTTCACTATACTGATAATCAGCATTTAGCTATGTAGCAGACATAATAAAAATACCGTATTGATTACAAATATCTTTTAAACGAGTAGAAAGCATAAAAAGAATATTATCTTCTCTTAATTTTACACCACCACTACGCTTACTAATTTCTTCAAGAATTTTCATACTTGTATGAATATAATCATGGAATACATATTTAACTCCATGATCACGGATATTTTTCTTAATAACATTTTCTACGTCGCGTAAAGAAAAATCTGGCATTTCAACAACAAATAAATTAGCTTTACGAAGATACTGTGCAGCTTCTCTTACTCGGGCTAATTCATCACCAACATATTTACCATTTAGAATATGGTCTTCATTTACATTAGATAAAAATGCTAACATCATAGTTTGAATTTCATCTTTAGTTTGCTCAGTAGAAATAAATAAAACAGGTTCTCCTCCGCCGCCAGATTTAATCCATCCAATTCCTTCTTGATAATATTTTTCACAAGAAAGATAACAAGCATCAGCAATCATACTACGAGATTTACCTACACCAGTTGCTGCTGAACGTAGATAAAATTTATTTAATCTTGCACCACGAGTAACTGTATTAATTAATGGACCAAATAATGGAGCACCAACTTCAGGATGTTCTAAAAGATTGTCAATTAATTCATCAATATTATTGCCGGCCTAATAAGCATCATTTTCCATTTCAGCGACATATTGATATTTAATTTCTTCAATTTTATCATCAATACGTTGAGCAATTTTTTCTAGTGAAGCATTATCTAGCCATTCTTCTTGAAGCTGTCGTTTTTTAGTGTCTAAAATATTGTCAGGATCATAAATATCGCTTACATCAAAACCATATCTATCATAAGCTCTAAGTAATGACATTTTTTTTAGACGACCATAATAATAATCGAATGTGGTATTATCACTATGCAAGCTAGCTTCTTGAATCCATTTATTCCCTTTTTGAGCTTCATAAATAGCTTGATATTTTGGTCGAGTGCTTAAAAAATCTCCAATCGCATCTAAAGTGATACTTTCTGCGCCGAGTTCATGTAGTTTATATATTGATCCATATACTATCTTATGAAAATCATTATCAAAATCATCTTCAGTAATAATATATTTATCAGTATAATCTAATAATTTAGGATTGTTATATACACAACCAATTGTCTAAATAATGGCTGTTGTATCAATATATTTTGAAGCCATTAATCCTCCCTATCATCCAAAAAAGAAAACAGATGTTTTCGATAAGGCTTAGGTTTAGGCCGTGGTATTACTATTTCTGTTTCTTTTGGAATATAATTCTCAACTGTTTTATTAGTATTTTTTTGTTGAGCCAACCAAATAGCGTAATAATAATTAAATGCTTGCTTATAAACCCAAGGCACTATACCAATACCATCATTTGATTTCTCTACTGGATTTTGTTTTACTTCATAGAAATAAACTAACGATTTTAAAATTCCACTATAAGTAAAATTATATTCTTTAATATAATTTTTAATTTGTTTTTGAATACGAGGGTCTACATAATCAGTATGAAATAATTGATTAATATACTATTCTAATTTCATTTTATCTAAATCCTCTTTATTCATTACTTCTTCTTTATGCTCTGCACATTCAGGATGAGCATAACGTTTAGAACTTACTTGAACAAACGGATATTTATCTCTATCAAAAGTTTTTCCACAATATAAACACTTTACATTATGTGCTATTGGTTCTCACCACCAAACATTATAATTTCTATAAATATTATACTAAAAAATAGATAAAAAATCAACCCAGAGTTTCCTCTGGGTTAATAATTATTTATTCATAAGTTCATCCTTAATATCATCAATAATAAGGCTTACAAATTCAGCTTGGTCAATAGAAGTTTCCGAAATCTTCTTACCTTTACCAAGATACTTTTCAACAATCTTAGTAACACGTGGAGCATAATATTCAGAATTCTTCGCCATGAGTTCGCTTGCAATTTGCTGGAACTCATTCATAAGACCCTCATAATCATAAGTAGGAGCTTCAGGAGCAACTGTCATTTTTTCATCAGTGACAAATTTACCCTTAGTTTCTTCAGCTTCCTTGTCAATAGCAGTATGAATAGCATTTACGAGGTTTTCATAACTCATAGGAATTTCAGGCTCAATATATTTAAAACGGCCACCACAATCAATAGCATCAGTGCCAGAACGAAGAGTCAATACTGACATTTGGCCTGGACCCTTTTGATGAGCATAACCATAAATATCAGCCATACCAGTAATAACAGTTCGAGTAGACTGAGACAAACTAGGTCTAATAATATTTGCTTCAGTTCCATCAGGACGATTAATAGTTTGTTCCTTCTCATGGCCTAAGAAGAAAACAGCATAACCAAGACGAGTTAAGCCACGGAATACTTCATTGAATTCATCCTTAAATTTAATCCAACCCTTGCCATAACCCAGGTCACCCAAAGATTCAATACCATTTTGATTACAAATATATTTTTCACAATATTTTGCTGCTTCATCAATAGTATCAACAATAATTGCATCATAGGCTTCCTTTACTTCTGGACGCTTAAGATCACGATAAACCTGCTTCATTTCAGTCCAAGAAGTAATATCTGCCGCCATTACACCGGGTAAGCAGTTATAACCTTGTTCAAATGCTAACAAAAGGGACTTAGGCATCTAAGTAGCTAAAGTAGTCTTACCAGTCTTAGGTTTACCATAAATAAAAGTAATATATCCGCCTAAATCTTTACTAACCTTATGAGGCTAAATTTTTAAAAGGTCAATAGCCATTATTTAATTTTCTCCTTTTTTTTCTAAATCAAATTGTTCAAAATATTTATTTAAAATTTCATTTATTTCTTCTTGATTTAATAAACTGTCATCATATATATTTAGTTTAGCTCGATGACCTCTAATGAGGTCATCATTATTTGGCTATTTATTAGAAGTTAAATCCTGCATTTCCATTAGAAGCTGTAGCCTGTTTTGTGCCACCGTTATTCTTAGTAGCAAGATATTCATCTCTACGCTGCTTAATAGTAGCAAGATAAGTCTCACGATCAGCAATTGCCTTAGTAAGTTCCTCAGAAGTATAAGTATCTTCCATATCAAATACGAAAGGCTCTTTCTGAGAACCAGTAATTACATAATCCTTATAAGTATTCTTAAATTCTTGAACTTCAGCATCGCCCCAAGAACTTTCTTTAGTAACCTTTTTTACGACAGTTCTAGAAACTTGCTTACCCCAAACTTCTGTAAGGACAGGATTCTTTTCAGAAGCTTCAAGGCCTTCAAAATAATTCATACCGCCTTCATTGAGGACTGTATAAGAAACAGGAAGAAGAGCTTTACGGAAGTCAAAAGCATAACCACTAATAGTTACTTTTTCAGGAGTTTCCTTTTCAGGATTAGCTTCAGTACGGACAGCTTTAGTAATAAGCATTGTAGTCTTAAACTTACAACGTTCGATTTCTTTTTCATTAAATGGTTCATTCACCATGACATGAACGAATCCACCCTCATTGCGCTTAATACTTACAAGCTCTTCCTTGCCATCGCGTTCAGCATAAAACTCATTAAGACCAACAGTAGAATCGACACGAATACGAGTTGCATTTTCAACTCCATCGCCCATCACTGTGTTATATTCACCATCAATAATCTTACGAAGAGTAGTAAATGTAGCATTAGTTTTACCCTTAGATGTAGTTTCAGTTACATAAGTGAAATGAACCTACAGTACATTTGTCAAAGCATTATCAGTAACAATGCTAATAGTACCACTAATAAAAGGAGTACCAGGGTTTTTTGAATTAGGACCGCTTTCCTTCATTTCCAGATTATGCTCATATAGATAACCTTCAATATGTGTTTCATTAACAAATTTCATTTAATATTTTTCTCCTTAATTATTCTTCAATTGTAATTTCTTTTCCTTTATTAGTAATAGCATAAACAACTGGATTATCATTCAATTTTTCTACAAATCCATCATTTACTAATTTACGCATTCCGCCAGAAACACTACGAGAACTAATACCAAGTTCATCAGCTACTTCACGTGCCTTCCATGCTTCTTTTTCTGGATGCTCTTGGAGACAAATCAAAAGACGTTTTCCATTTTCAGTAAATAAAGGACTTTTAATTTCATCATCATTACTATTTTTAAGGTAATTCCAATAGAATTCAGCATCTTCACTCATTCCTATTGGAGATTTACAATTTTTAATCAAGTCATTTACAAAATCAATAAACGCTTGTTTTCTATTCATTTTTTATTTAATCTCACTTTCTACTCTTTTATATAAATATTATATCATATTTTATATAAATTTTCAAAGTAATTAATTAATCAATAACTCTTGTGCATAAGGGAGTGTTTCAATCCACTTACAGAATTCACGCCATTCAGGGAGACGATGATTTTTACGCTGTTTATAAATATTTCTTAAACAACGATAATTTGTTGTCATACGCGCCGTTAAAGTAAATCCAGCAGGATTAGAATAAAGAATCTCAAGATATAACTTTTTTAATAATTCAGATATTCTTGTGGCTTCAACTGGTTTATTCTCTTTAACATATTTTTCTTTTAATGCTACTTGAGTATTATAATAATCAACTTTTTCTTTCATAATCTTGATAATTCTATCATCAACATATTCATTGTATGCTTCATCAAGATTAAATTTAGTAATTCTATGCATTGTGGATTGAGAACTTACAAATTCTAAGAATCTATAACGCTCTGCTTCAACCCACATTTTATTAGAACAAGTTAAATCAAAATTAACTCGAATACCAGTCAAAAACTATCCATGTGCTTGATTATCTTTTATACAAGCATTAATAAGAGTATTACAACGTTTAAAATCATTTTCATTTAAATCTCTGTCCTATTGGCTTTCAATGTCTACTGACATAGGATAGCCAGCAGCAATAATTGATTTATCTAAATCATAAATACAAACATTACTTACAATAGTCATTAGTTTTCATCCTCCGATAAAGAATAGCCAATTACATTTCCAAGACATTTAACAAGTAATTCAATTTCATCAATTAAAAACTTCTGACTATAGCCGCGTCCTTTGTAGCAATTAACAAAATCAGCATAAGATATAAAATTTAAATCTTTAAATCCATATCTTAATGCTTTATCCTACATCATAGCAGGGTTAGAACATACGATAGTTGCTCCTGTGTCTTTAGCAATCAAAAATAATCTACCTGTTTTGCCAGAGCCACGTTTATCAATAACTCTATACATTTTATTCTCCTTATTTAATACTATAACCAAATTCTTTTGCTTGATAAAATTCCTACCAATAATCTTCTCGACTATCTAAAAGAGATTTATCACATTCTTCAAGAATTTCAAAAGTAAATTGTTCCGGTCCTAATTCATACATAGCCGGATAAAGTTTATTACGAGTTGGTGCTTCTGCGCCAACTCCACGCTTTATATGTTGTTTCCAACGGTCAGCAATATTAACTGCCTAACCTATATAGCATTTTTGATTTTCTATATTAGTAATTTTATAAATACCAGTATGGATACCTTGACCAATTACTCGACCAATTAAATCAGTATAAGATTTTTCATAATAAACTTTCCAAATAACTTTATTAATTGGTTCAGCACTTCTTAAATAAGGAATAATTGAACGAAGTTTTTTAATTTCTTCAATATCAATTTCACTTAAATTAAGTTTATAAAACTATTCTTTTTGTTTTACTTCTTCAGCACGTTTATTAGCTTCAACAATAGCATTTTGTTTTGCTTTTGCTTCTACTAATTCTTGAGATATTTTATTTAATTCTTCCTATTTTTGAATAATTAAATTAGTATATTCTTTTGTGCTTTCTTCAATAGCTTTCAAATACTCTTGTTGATAATTATCTTCTGCCTATTGGTATTTCTATGCCATCTATTCAGCGGACTAAGCGAGTTTTTCAGAAGCTAATTCATTAGCCTTTTGGCAATACATTTCAGCATTTAAACTTGCTTGCTAATAATTATCATCGAGAATTTTCTTTTTATCTTTTAAAAAATCTATTTCTTTTATTAATGAATTATAATCATTATTTAAATTAGAGATTTTTTCATTTAACTAATTTTGAGCTTGAAGGAGTCTTCGACTTTCTTCAATGATTTTTGTGTTTTCTTCTCTTGTTTGAGTATCTAATTCAATTGTGGCTTTTAATTTATTACGCAGTCCTAAATATAAAAGACCAGCACCAAGAAGAAAACATATTACGCAATAAATTACAGTCATATCTAAAAAGAAAAAGGGCAAATTACTTTGTCCTTTTAAATTTTATATTAAATTACTCAGCGTCTTCTGCGTCAAGGTCAAGAGCAAGACCAGCTTCAGTAAGAGAGAGGAACTTTACAGCCTTATGGGTGCCATCATCAAGTTCAACCTCAGCAGGGGTACGAACGCCAAAGCCCTTGCGCTGAATAGCAGAAGTAAAGATGCCATCAACAGTACGCTTCTCAAGACCGAGAGCCTCAGCAACATCAGCAGCGGTGACCTATTCACCATTAACACTCTTTAGATAACTAAAAACTTTCTTAGTATTTTCCTTCATCATAATAAATAATAATCTCCTTAAATATTTTTTTTATTTTTATTGTTTTTTCTTTTTTAAGCATTTAGCTTATGTAAATATTCTACTAAAAAATTTTTTTAAAATCAAGAATTTTTTAGAATATCCTAAATAAGTTCATCCATAAGCATAATATCTTCCAAACTATCTACATGGCCTGAAAGTTTCATAATTTCATCTTTTGCTTGCTGAACTTGCTTCGGGTCTTCATTACGCTAAATTATCTATTCTAATTTAGCAATTTTATTAGCTAAATTTTTTAGCTCTTTTCTTTTCATATAGAAAAATTTTTCTTCCTTATTTACGAATATATTATATTATTTTTTTTGAACTTTGTCAAAATATTGTATTCAATAAACAATCCTGTGGATTTTTATCATCACGAAATCCCTTAAAGAAAGCATGACGTAATGTATGTTCCTTACTGTCTTTTTCCATACATTGTAAAGAAACTACTCTATTAAGATACTTTTCAGGATGTTTTGCAAAATCATCGCGTAATTCATCAGTTAATCCTGAAGAAACTGTTCCAATTTTTACAATTTCACCATTGTCATTATAAGCTCCAATATGAATTGCAGTTTTCCATCCATAAAAATATCCTTTAGTAACTGGTGTATAATATCTTTCATCATCATTTACTAATTGAGGTCCCCAATTCGTATTACTACGATTTTGAGTATATTTATAATAATAATTACCACTTAATAATTGAGGATTAACCCAACCAGCAAAACAATGATCTTCTTCAAAACAATCATAAAAACTTGGTTCTTTTACTTCCCAATATTGCCAACTCTGAATTTCTTTACCTTCATATTCTTTAGTCGCATCATCAAAACCAATAAGAATCGCATCAAGATAATCAATTTTTTTAATTTTAATAGACGACCAAGCTGGTCTTTTATCAGGAGCATATTGAGCTGTTTTTAATTTAAGAACAACGCCTTCTTCTCCGTCTTTAAGAGCTTGTGCAGTAAAATCATAAATATCTTCATATACTGCTTCAGCTAATTCCATAAAAGAATATTGACTAAAATTAAATTTTTCCCAAATTTTTCGTAAAATCTTATAACGAGTTAACGCGCCATAAGATTGTAAATCTATTCCATTATATTTAATTACATCATGTAAATAAAAATGAACTGGATTATCTTTTTGGCGGTTAATAGCTTCATCAGCTAAACAACCCATTACTCGTGTTACGTCTTTAGACGTTTTACCTGGATAATAAATTTCACCAATTAATATTGTTCCTTTTGGGACAACTTGCAAAGCTTCTTTGATATGAGGAACATTTGCTAATTTTTCAGTAAGAATACCAGTATTTTTACTGACATTCCTACTGAAAAGATACATATGATTATTAGTTTTTTCAAACTCATACCAATATCCATCTTTTTTTAATTCGGCAAAATAATTCCCATTAATACACATTTCTGGAAACATATTTTCTTTTCCATCAGGAAGTTTCCAAATTTTCATTGCTTGAATACACTCGGCTTCAGGAGCATATTTATCAATAAGTTCTTGAGAGAAAGACATAATTTATGTCCCTTTCTTTATTTATATTATATTAAAAAATTTTTTGAAATGCAAATCAAATTTTAAATTGCATTAAATTATCTAAACATTCTGCAATATATTTTCCAAAAGTAGATTTAGAACAATTAACAAAAACATCCTGCTTGTCAGGGGATTCAAACAAGATTTGTCTTTCATTATTATCATACCAACATATTGACCAAGGTTCAATAGATACTATTTCTTCTCTGCCTAAATAATTCTTTACATTTAAAAATTCAACATCATTTTTATAACTTTCTGAATATTTATATTCATAATCATCACAAAAATGCCTAAAATCATAATTTTTATAAATAATTTTTATTCTTTTCATTTTAAGTATAATCTTCTCTTAAATTTTGGTAATTGACTTTACTCTGCTATTTTTAATTACTGAAGAACCAATAGCATATTTAGAACCTAATGTAATATCTTTAGCAGAAATACAAATATTATGCTTATCGCCACCGATAAATAAATTATCTGTATCATTAATTAAAGAACCGCCAACAATAGGGCCAGTCATTTTATCTACCTTATACAGATTAATGCCGCGGCCACTACGTTTTTGAATAGGCAATTCACTTAATTTAACTTTTTTAGCAAATCCATTTTGAGTAAATAATCCTAAATAATCATTATTATCTCTTAATGGCAAGACACAGACAATCTCATCATCTACTAAGTTAATACCTTTTACCCCGCTACTGTTTCGAGAAGTAGATCCAATTTCACTACTATTAAATCTAATTGCATAACCATTCTTTGTAAGAATAATTAATTGTTCATCTTTAATTAAAGACACATTTGCTAATGCATCATTCTCTCTAATAATAACAGCAGACATACCAGTTTTCTTTTTCGTTTTAATATATTCTTCAAGAGTAGTCTTTTTAATTAAACCATTCTTAGAGGCAAATAAAACAAATTCGGCATTTGTATCTCTATAGATAGAATACATTGTAGTAACTTTTTCGCCAGATTCCATTGTAATTAATGCTGAAATAGGAGTTCCCGCACTTACATTTGTTCCTACTGGAATATCATTTACTAATAGACGATACATTTGTCCTTTATTAGTAAATAGCATAAGATTATCAATAGTATTAGTTCTTAATACACAATAAGTAATATCTTCTTGCGATTTTATTCCTTTACCATTTTTCTTTTGGGTTTTAAAACTGGTAATAGGAATACGTTTAATAGTTCCGCCTTCAGTCATTATGACTACACATTTTTCAGGTTCTACATTAATAATTTCTTTTTCAGCTTTTTCTTCTACAATTTGTGTTAATTCAGTTCTACGGTCATCACCATATTTATCAACTAAATTTTTAAGGCGAGAACGCAACTCAGGAATAGGATTTTCACAAATAGCTTTAAGTTTAATAATTAATGCTTCAAGTTCAGCTTTTTCTTTTTCCAAATCCATTTTATCCAATTTAGATAATTTAGATAATTTCATATCAAGAATTGCCTGAGCTTGAATATCAGTAAATCCCCAAGAAATTAATGTTTGTTTTGCTGCACTAGATGATTCAGATTGCTTAATCATTGCAATAATTTTATCAATCATATCTAATGCTTTTAAAAGTCCTACGATAATATGTAATCTATTTTCAGCTTTATTAATATCAAATTTACATTCTCTAATAATACAATTAGAATTAAAATCAATATAAAGTTTGATACAATCTTTAAGATTTAATTCTGTAGGGGTTTTATTTACAAGAGCTACTTGATTATAAGAAAATGTTGTTTGAAGATTAGTTTTAGCAAATAATTTACTTAAAACTGATTTAATAGGAGCGTTTTTTTCACATTCAATAACAAGACGGAAGCCTTGCTTTCTATTACTTTCATTACGAATATCTTCAATTCCAGTAATATCCCCAGCATCACATAACTCACCAATTTGAGTCATTAAATCTTCAGTAGTAATTCCATAGGGCATTTCAGTAAATACAATATTATTATTTTCAAATTGATATTTACCTCTAATTTTTACAGAACCATGACCTGATTTCATAATCGCTGGAATATCATTTTTATTGATAATTATACCACCAGTAGGAAAATCAGGACCAGGAAGAGTTGGTTCTTTACCATCCATATAATCATAAATAGCTTGAGCAACTTCTTTTAAATTATGAGGTGCCCAAGAACAAGCCATTGCAACACCAATACCAGAATTTGGATTACATAATAAATTAGGAAAAATAGAAGGTAATTCAACAGGCTCTTGCTTAGTTTCTGAATAATTAGGAATAAAATCAACGCTATTCTTTTTAATAGAAGATAACATTCCTTCTTCAGTAATTTTAGCTAAACGAGCTTCTGTATAACGTTGAGCTGCAGGAGGGTCACCGCCAATATTACCATTTGCGCCGTGGAAATCAATTAATGGATAGCGCATAACCCAATTCTGGCTTAATCTAATAAGAGCGCCATAAATAGAACTATCTCCATGAGGATGCCAATCAGCCATTACGTTACCAACGATATTAGCGCATTTGACATGAGGTTTATCATTCTTAAAACCACAATCATATGTTCCATACAATATTCTTTTTGCTACTGGTTTTAATCCATCAGTGGCATTTGGAATAGCTCTATCAGTATTAACTGCTACGGCATATTCAATAAAATTAGTGCCTAATTCATGTAATACATCGTTATTCAGCATTGTAAGTTGCCTCCTTTGAATGTTCTTTAATATAGGCTTTTCTAGCATTAACTCCTTGACCCATTAAATCTTCAAACAATTTATCAGTAGCTTCTACATCTTCTACAGTAATTTGTTTAATAATACGATTTTCTGGATCAGTTAAAGTTTCTTCTGTTTCATCAACATCCATTTCGCCAAGACCCTTCATACGATTGACAATATACTTTTTATCAGGATTTTCTTTACGGAATGTTTCAAGAGCTTCATCATTTTTAAGATATTTATATTTTTTACCAATAGTAATTTTATAAAGTGGCGGTACACCAGCATATACATATCCATCTTTAATTAACTCAGGACAAAAATTCCAAATAAAAGTATAAAATAGATTTTTAATATGAGCACCATCAACGTCTGCATCACTCATAATAATAATTTTACCATATCGTAAATCTTCTGGATGATATGTAATTTTCATATTTTTAGGATCAATAGTTAAGCCAAATGCTTGAATCATAGTCATAATTTCTGCATTCTTTTGAATTTTATCAAGGCTTGCTTTTTGAGTATTAAGAATTTTACCTCGAACGGGTAAAACTGCTTGGAATTCATTATTACGAGCATCTTTCAAATTACCACTAGCACTATCGCCCTCAGTGATATAAATTTCGCATTGATTGCGTTTTTTACTATAACAATCAGCTAATTTACTATCAAACTTTAAAGCTTTTTGCTTTTTTTCATTTTGATTACGAACAGTTTCTCTTGCTTTCCTAGCAGCTTCTCTTGCACGACGTGCATTTAAAGCTTTGTCTGCAATAATTTTAATTGATTTTTCATTAAGTTCAAGCCATTGTCTAATACTTTCAGTAATCCAAGGAGTAAATGGAGACATATCCAATTTTACAATTCTACTCTTAGTCTGAGCATCATAACTTACTCCAGGAGTAGTAAGATTAAATACAAGATATAAGCCTTCTTGACAATCATCACCCGATAAATTTTCTTCTTTTTCTTTTAACCATTTTTTTTCACGGAAGAATTTATTTAATTCACGAGTAAGAATAGTCTTAATTAAAGTAATATGCGGACCACTATCAGTAAGTCCAGTATTTACATAAGGAACAATAATAGATGAATAACTATCAGTATATGTTAATTCAAAATCTAATTTATTTTTTCCTTCATCTTTTTTAATAACTAATCTATTGTCAATAATCTCAGTATTTTTAACTGCATCATTTACTAAATCAGTTAATCCATTGGCTGAATAATATTCTTCACCATTAAGAAGAATTTTTAAGCCGGGGCATAGGCATACAAGAACTTTAAATAGCTGTTTAATAGTATTTAAATTAACTTCTGTATGAGTAAAAAATTCTTCACTAGGCTGCCATTGAACTAAGGTTCCTGAAGGATTATCTTTATTATTCCAATCTCCGCATTCACGCTTAACGAATTCGCCTTCTTTAAACCAGATATGTTCATATTTTCCGCCTCGATGAGTAGTTACTTCAAGCCAATGAGACAAATATGTAGCTAATTTACTACCAATGCCATTAAGACCAAGAGCAGTTCCTTCATATACACCATTATCATCATATTTACCTGAAGTATTTAATACTCCAAATGATGCTTCAAGAATAGTTTTACCATCTTCTCGCATTGCATTTGGAATAAAACCTTGTCCATTGTCTTCAACAATAATTACATTATCTTTAGTAATATCAACTTTAATAGTATCGCCATGACCTGCTTTAAATTCATCAATTGCATTTGATACAATTTCAATAAGTAATTGAGTAGAATACTCAGTTGAGCCACAATATACACCTGGTCTAAGACGAGTAAATTCCAATGGAGTTAATGATTGAATACTATCTTCTGTATATACTTTATTACTCATTCATATCTGCTCCTTTTTTTAAATTAATCGGATCAGTTTTACCAGTAGCAATCATATCAGCTAATTCATTACCTTTAATGCCCGAATGACCTGCTACTTTACGCAAATCAATTCTATATCCTTTTTTGACTAAGTTATAATACGCTTGAATTAAATCAAGGTTTTCAGGAATTTTTTTATCCCCTTTGCGCCATCCATTATTCGCCCATCCATACATCCATTTAGTGAATGTCTGATGCACATAAGAACTATCTGTATATACAATAGGAATAGATCTAGGATCATTACCATATTGTATCATAGCATAAAGAACAGCTTTTAATTCTTGAATATTATTTGTAGTATTAGTCTCCCAATGACCATAGGCATCAATTAATTTACCATTATCATCACAAACTACTACGCCATATCCACCTTTACTATTAGCTTTGCCATTACCTTGACAAGCTCCATCAGTGTAAATAATCATAAAGAAGGTCCTTTCTGCCAATCATGAGGATTATCCATCCGATATTTACGAACTAACTGATTATAAGTTCCTCTAAGAAATTCTTCATTTAAGATAGCTTTTGGATTAGTATGATATTTTTTAAGAAAAATAAATACTACATCTACAAATTCTTTAACGACAGGATGCATAAGAACATGTTTACGTTTTCCAAGCCACCATTCATATTCTTTTGTATAGGTAAAATCAGAACCCATGTAAGCTCTGGCTGCTCCAAGATAATCACAAATCATTTCTACACAATCTTTATAAGGCATAAGAATTGCATTAGGGTGTCCATCACCGATATTATCAATCCAGTATTCCCAATGATGTGTATTGCGGCCTTTATGATGCTGCCAAGCTTTACTATATCCATTTTCATCTTTGCAGTTATCTATTGGACTTCTATTACCAGTCCAATATTTGCAACTTTCTTTAAATTCAATATTTGAGAATTTGGATAAGTCATGTTTAATTCCCCGCCAAGGAATTCCAGCCATTTTGCAATATCTATTAACCCATTTTTTATGAGTTAAGACGGTCTTCAAATGGTTGAAGTAATTCATCAAATTCAGTCCTTTCTTTTAAAATATCAATACCATCTATAAATAAGTTATGAATAATTATAATTTTATTATCAGGAAATTCTTTTTGCATATATCTATGAATAGATGCTGTTTCATCAACTGGAACATCTTTATTTATATATACTAAAATTTTATCCTATTTACTTAATACTTTACAATCTATATTCTTCATAATTAGTATTTTACCATAATTTTTTCTTAAAGTCAATGAATGTATCTTGACCTTGATTTTCTTAAAATTTTTTTGTATTCTAAGTATAGAAAATATCTATATTCTTTCTTATATATATTATATAATATTTTATTAAAAAAATAAATAAAAAAAATAAATGGAGGATTTCTCCTCCATTTATATTAATCAGTAGTATTAATTTCAAGTTTATCATCGCCAAACGTTGCCGTCCAGCTTGTAACTGTTGGATAATTTTTACGAACAAAATCAAGTTCCAGATCAGCCTTAGCTTTTGTATAACGAATGAGTGCATTCTTATAAAGATTAGTAACCTTAGTTAATGTATCATTATCACAATCTCTATCACGAACAATTACTTCAGCCATAATATCCTTATAAGCTTCAGTCTCAAAATAGCTATCCTTTAATTCATTAAGATATTCAGCAGGAATATCAATAAAATACTTCATAGTTTATATCTCCTTTTTATCTTTTATAATATATTTTATTATATTATACTTTAAAAATCAAATACCGTAATCCATATTTAATTCTTCCCTATTCTAACTATCAGTATAAACTGTCAAATTAGTGGTAGTAGTTGAATTAGATGAAGAAGTAGAAGCCTAATTATTTTTAATTAATTCTTTAATGACTTCATTAAAATCAGCATTATTAGTATCAGTCATATTTAAGTATTTTTCTAACTAACTATCTAATTCTTTCATTACAGTATCATATTTAATACCGCCTTTTGTATTTTCAAGCATACTTTTTTTATAATAAAATACCTGACTAACTCCATAAGCGGCCCAAGGTAGAGAAGCTGAAGCTGTTATCCAAGGCAAAGAGCCAGTATATCCTTGAATTATACAAAAAAATGCTAGAGCAATATATAAAAGACTTGTTATCCAAATAAGAGCTGATTCTTGAATAAGTAACCCTTTTGAATATTCTCTTTTTGGTTTTCTCTATTTTATATACATTTTATCTCTCCTTTTGGAGATTATTTATCATTCATAATACGATAAAGAACTTGAACCATTTCTTCACGAGTCATAAATTTTTTATACATTGTATGACCTTTACCGTCACCTTTAATATAACCATTGCCTTCAGCCCAAGTACGTGCATCAGCAGACCAAGCGCTAGGATCTTTTGCGGCAAGTTCAGTTAAATAATTAGTCATAAGTTCATTAAATCTTTCTTGAGTCATATCTTCATCTTCCTCCTATACTCCTAATAATTCGTTTACTTTTTCGGCAATTTCATAGTGTTTATTATATAAATATTCACCAGGACAAGATTTATTTGCAAACCATCTATGAACTGTCATATTCTGTTCTTCTGGATGACCGATTAAGTTTTTATCAGCTTTCCATTTTAATGATTTAATATTATTACGTTTACAAATATCAACAAGTAATTTAATTAAAGAATTAAATGCTGCATCAGTTACTTTATAAGGTGAAGTAGTATCACTAGCTACTTCAATAGTAATTGCTCTATTATCATTAGCCCCATTAGAAGAACACCAAGACCGATCTTTTTCTTCAACATACATACCAATTCTACCATCAGGACCAATACCATAATTAGAAGATGCTTGCCTTGATGTTGGGGCAAATACATTTCCAAGAGCTTCAACAGAACATTGTCCAACTACACAGTGAATTGTAACAGTATCAATTACATGGTTACGAGGACTTGTCTTGTTAGGACTAATTTTAGTATAATTTACTAATGGACTATTAGTTTTACCATAACCATATCCAGCCGTAGGATCATTGTCTACAGTATCGCTATCTTTAATTGCCGGATTATAAATAAATCCAAGAAATTTATAACCAGCACCAGCGCCCCAATTGCCATTTCCTTTTTTACGTGTTGCATTCCAGAAGGGATTCTTACTGCCCCAGCCACTTTCAGATGTAATAATTTCAGTAGAACTTATTACTTTTTCTACAATAGCTACGTGGCCAACACCATCACTACCTTTTTTAGTAGCTCCTCCTTGCCAAACCATGCAAGCTCCAAGTTTAGGCACTTGTCCGACCGGAATACCAGTATTATTATATTCCATAAAACGTTCAGCATTAACAGGGCTTAAATATTTACAATAACCCCAATTACCAATTTCATTAAAACGACCATAGGCATAACCTACACAGTTTGACAATACATCACATTTGCTATCTGTTGGATTGCCTTTAATAGCATATGAATAACCGCCATTAGCTCTTGTGATATAATATTTATTACCTGCTTCTGGTCGTGTGGTTCTCATTTTAAAAGCCATTATTTATCTCCTTTCTCTTATATAAAAAGAGAAGAAGGTTACCCTTCTTCTCACATTTGTTCTGCTAATTCAGCAATTTTAGAACGATGAATTTGTTTTAATTCAACTTCACCATATATATCATTATTTCGTAATATTTCTGATGCGCGGCGCATACCATTATTTAATCCAGAAAAATTAATATCATCAACTTGAGTTTTTAAATCACCGTCAATAATGCAGATACTATCTTCTCCAATACGTTGAAGACTTAATTTCATAAGGCTAATATCCATATTCTATGCTTCTGAAATATAAATACCTGCACGCATTCCTGTTGTATCATAACCACGAATGTCTGATAATGGTAATAAAACTAATTTATTTTCATCAATTAATTTTTCTACCATCATTTTATCACCAAGTTTACTGCTTAATAGATTACCAATTTGGCTATCTAAAAGTTTTTCATCACGAGTACCTGGATAAAAACCTAATTTTGCAGAATTTTTAGTAGCAACTGTATTACAAAATACAATTATTTTATCAATTTTATTTCTTTCAAGGGCATTTAATAAAAATGCCAATGATAAAAATGTCTTACCAGAACCGGCAGGACCTTTAATCATAGTAATCTTATTATTTAAAAAACTATCAACTGCTAAAGCTTGATAAGGGTCATTTTTAAATGGTTTTACATTACCAAAATAAGTAGAATTTAAATTACCATAAGAAATAGGTCTATATGTATCGCCATCCCATACCATTTTATCAATTATTTCTTTCTCTTGGTTATAAATAATAACATATTGATTAATTAATAAATTAAATTTATTAATTTTTAAATTTTGATATAATTCAGTAATTTCATTTTCATTTAAAGCTACTTCAATATATCCTGTATAGGGATCATGACGTTCCTCTTCTATAGACGATACATTTGATAAAAATAATTTAGCTATACATTTTAGAGTTAAATCATTAGTAATAAAATTATCAATAGGATGATTCTTATTCTATTTATTATAACTTAATGCGGTCGCTAATATTTTCATATCATTAGTTATTGATAAATCATATTTCTATATGGGTTTTATCATTTTTTCTTTATAAATAATTACTTGACATAAATCAGGATTATCATTTAAAGTTCTTAATAACTAACGAGCTGTATATTTTATATTAGCATCTTTATTAGCTGATGTTTTAATATTTTCTAATTCATCTAATGTAATAGATGAAATTATAATCTATTCATTTTTATCTTCTAATAAAGTTCCTTTAGTTAATAAACTACAAGTATCATAAAAATTATATATCATCTTCATATTCAACCTCGTCTTCCTATGGTATTGAGAAACCAATCACATGTGTGTTATCAGTTTCAGTCAAGTTTGTGATTTGGCTGTTATATTCTGCTATTTTAACAGAAAACCAGCCTTTGACCAATTCGGCAAGATTTGCTATTAATGCTGTAATAAAATCTAATAGAGTTAATCCAACAGTAGCAAATATAATACCTAGAATAAAATATAATATAAGAACCAACTCCTTTGAGGGTTTTTATTCCTATTATTATTAATTTTTTTAATAATATATTTATTTATTCTGGACCATTTGTTTATCCCAACTTTTGGACAAGTCCTCTAAAATTTCTCCGGTAGACCTAAAGCTTCCATCAGAATTGGTAAGAGTGACTCCTAAATCTTGGAATAATTTTTCTTTTTCCGTAGCTTTTCTTAATCTAATAAATTTATTTACAGATTCTTTATTAGTTATATATTCTCTTAATTTACTTTGAGAATATTTAATTTTATTTTTAATGGCAGTATATTGATTTAATAGATTATCATATTCCGCTTTAATACGTTTAAATTCATATGATTGAGGATTTAATTGTTTACTATTTAACATAGTGCTAATTAAATGTTCATATGCTTGAATTTGAGGAATAATTTGGTTGTTTTTAATATGCTATAAAATTTTAATTTTTGCACGTTTTTCAGCAATTTCACAACCTGTATATTCACTCATACAATCCCGATCATCTGGATGACATCTTGCAGTTCCAATAAAAGTATTTTGTCCGTCGGAAATCGTACAAGTTGTTGTGCCACGATGTTCATTATAATTAAATATAGGTTCTCCTATCATAAAAAGAAAATCCTCCTTTTTTATTTTAGTATATAATAAAAAAGGAGGATTGTCAATTTTATTTCACAGGAGCTACTAAATTATAAATATTTTTTAAACATTCAATCCAATATAATGCAGCATTTCTATCTACTGTATTTAATTGAATTGTTTTAGTTTTAGTAAAATCATTTGGATCTGGAATTTCTACAGTCCAAATTTTTATTGGATTCATTTTATTCTAATCAATATTTGTACGATTTTGATTAAGATTATTTAAATTGGTAATAATTGTTTCAAATGTTTTATTTAATAACAAGGTAAATGTCATTTTACCATCTTCATCTTCATTCCAATTATTAACTAATCCAGCTATGGTATTATCTCCAAATTCATTAATATAGTTTTGATTTTTATATATTGTACTAATTTTTAAATTTTCAAATAAACGGAAAATAATCTTTTTTAAGTTATTAATATCATCACTTTCAGCAATACGAGAAAGATGTAAATTTTCTATTAATTTATTAACTTCTTCACTTGTACACCCATAATTACAATTGCCAACACACCCTGCGGAACAAGATCCTGAACATTGTTCAGCACAAGCAGTAGTGCAAGTTCCTTTACATCCTCCGCTGCAAGTTCCAGAGCATCCTGAGCAACTGTTATCACACCCTGAGCAGCCACCAGAACATCCTCCGCAATTAGCCGAGCATCCTCCTTTACAACCATCTCCACAATGACTGGAGCAAATAGAACATCCAGACATACAATAAGATTGAGAACAGCCAGCGCCACCATTACCGGCTCCTCCAGTCTAGCCATTGTCACCTGCTTTATGGCAATTAAAACATTCGGTAGAACATCCACCATTATCACAAGCCATATATTATTCCTCCTTCCATTTTATTAAATAATTATATTCTTCTTCTGGAATTAAATTATTTACAAAATCATAAGAGAATTTTTGTATTTCATCATATGATTTTTTATCATTAATTATTTTATAATAATACATTGTAGCTAACGCCTAAATTTTTAATTCTTCACAAATAGTTTTTGGATGTGAAGATAATTTACCTGTCTATTCATAACTACAACCTAAGCAATAAGAACAATTCTTTGCTATTGGACAATTTAAACATTCATTATCGAATATATTACAACGTTCACATTTTTTAAATTCATTAAGCCAATTTTGTTCTTTAGATGTGATACCAATTCCATGTTCTATATTACCAATAATAATAGGTTCTTGATTTAAAGAGCTTTCCATAAATCTAATACAAGTATAAATATCACCTTTATAATCAAGAGCATACATATTATTTGATGTGCCACACCAAGCTGCATGTCTTCCTTCTTCATCTAATGGCTTATAATTATCTGGTTCAAAAATAATAAAATAAATTTTATCTTGTAAACAATTTTCTTTTATATAATTAGCTATTAATTTAAGCTAATTATAATATTTTTTGGCATAGTCAGTATTCCACACATTTTCAAAAACGCAATTAGCATGAATTGCTGTAAAACCTAATTCAACCATATTTTTAAAACCAGCGAAAAGATAACTTACATTATCAGGACTAATTGTTATTTTTGTGCTTGGATTGCCATAATTTTCTAATTGATCAAGTGCAGCTGCAATAGCTAAATCATAACTACCTTTACCATCAGAAAATAATCGACATTTATCATGTAACTCTTTACATCCATCTACTGTAATACTAACTGAAATACGTCCATTATATTTTTTAATGTATTTCTAAACTTTGTCAGTAAAATATAATGTTCCATTAGATGAAAAACTATATACATGGAATAAAGACCAACTATCATTAGGTTCTTCAGCAAAGCGCTATTCGAAATATTCAGTTATCTATTCAACTAAATCTATTTGTAAAAAAGGCTCTCCCCCTATAAAATCAATAATTAATCCAATAGTATCGTCAATACAAAATGGAGAACCAGACTTGTGTTTACAATCAAAAATATAATCAATAAATTTTTTTGCTGTTTCAAAAGACATTGCATGAGTACCTTTATGGAATTGATAACAATATGAGCAACATAAATTACAAGCATCAGTAACTTGGAAGGTTATCATTTTTGCTTTCTTATCTTTATATTGCGCTCCAAATAAAGTAGCAATATAGTTATTATATTCTAATGGACCTTTAATCATTATTATTTTCCTCCTTAAAAATAATTCGTAAATTAGCAACATCAATTTCATAATTATTATATTCAGTTATACCAAGTTTTTTAAATAATTGAAATTTGAATATTGAAATATCAGTATAGGCTTTTATATATTCTTGTAAATAATAATTATTAAAGGTATTCAAATAAGAAGTCCTACGACTATTAGCTATAAAAGATAAACGAGCAAATTCGTAAATAATTTCTTTATCTAAATTAATAATCAAATAATCACCTTTTTCTCTATATTCTTTATTTATATTAAAATTATAAAATATAGAATAAATTTAAATTGCCCTTTTTGTATAAAAAATTGCCTTGGGTGGATAATTCCAAATCTCGGTCGTTGTTGAGTATAAAAAAATAAGTAAGGGATTTAAATCCCTTACTTATTACTTCTTTAGATAATTACCAAGAACTTCTTTCAAGTCAATACCTGTTGCTTCAGAAAGACCATTCATAATCTTATCTGCGGTCTGCATTACATCAGACACAAGTTTGGTGTTTCCGCCTTCACCATAAACGGTAATCTTATCAACATTATTAAGAGGCTCTGCGGCGTTCTTAACAACTTCAGGAAGTGCCTTGAGATACATTTCAAGAACAGAAGCTTCGCCCATCTTCTTTTGTGCTTCAGCTTTCTTTTCAATAGCAGATGCTTCTGCTTCACCAACTGCGGCGATACCAGCAGCTTTCTGTTCAGCAGCATACTTTTCTGCTTCAGCTCTAGCCTTCATAGCTCGTGCTTCTTGTTCCATTTCATAAGCCTTAGCTTCTGCTTCCTTCTGACGCTTAATCAGATTTGCAGCAGCTTGCTGTTCAGCAGCATACTTATCAGCATCGGCCTGCTTACGAACGAGGGCATCCAGTTCATATTCCTTCAACTGAATCTGCTTCTGCTTCAAATCAGCTTCGCGTTCTGCCTTAGCAATATTAGCATCAGTAGCAGCGACGTCTCTCAACTTACGCTGGTTCTCAGCCTCAATGCTTGCCGCAGCATCTGCCTGAGCCTGACGAGTATCAGCTTCCTGTTTCAACTGAGATTGCTTAATAGCAAGGTCATTATTGCGGATAGCCATATCTTCAGCGGCCTTGACACGAGCGTCATTAGCATCCTTAGCATTCGCAGCTTCAGCAATCGCAATTTCACGCTGTGCATCAGACTTGGCAATTGCTGCCTTCTTACGAATCTGCTCAACATTATCAATACCAAGGTTGGTAATTACATCATTGTCATCAGAGAAATTCTGAACATTAAATGTAATTAGTTCAAGACCATATCGGGCAAGATCCGGTACAGCATTTTCCTGAACCTTTTCACTGAAAAGCTTACGATCGCTCACCATATCAGTGAGATTCATTTGACCTACAATTTCTCGGATATTACCTTCCAATAGATCATTAATCTTTGAAGCGATTTCTTCTCTATCAACATTAAGGAAGTTTTGTGCCGCAAGAGTCATTAGTTCAGGTTTTTCGCTAACTTTAACAGAAACAGTAGAGTCAACACGTACATTAATGTACTCAGCTGTTGGGACAGATGAACCAGTCTTTACATCAATTTGAATAGCACCAAGATATAGCTTATCAAGTCGCTCAAAGAAAGGAACTTTAAGACCAGCTTTACCTACAAGAATACGCGGTTTCTTGTGAAGACCAGAGATAACATAGGCAACATCAGGCGGTGCCTTTACATATCCCGTACAGAAAAGAACAATAACTACCAATGCGATGAGTGCAAAAGGCAAAATAGACAAAATAATCGTGCCCAATTTATTTATCTCCTTATATTTAATTTTTTAATTTTTTTTATAATTAAAGAAATGCTTTGCATTCTTCAACTTTAATTTTCATTTGTTCAATAATATCATCTAAAAGTACAGGCCAACCATTATGGGAATCAACTCCCACATGATACATATAAGGTCTATCTTCATAGAAATTAGTAGTCTGATGAGTATGTCCGAAAAGATTAAGAGTCATTTGATGCAAGCTTTCTTTTTCAAGATTACCTGTTAGAGTTGGAAAATGACTCATGTAAAAATGATATTTCCTATAATTAAGGACAGAAGCCCATCCAAGAATTTCAGCATTAAGTTCTTTATATTTTTCTTGACGATTTTGAGTATCATGATTACCAAGAATAATATGCAGATTACCCTTAATACGTTTGACACATTCCATACCTTTATCAGTATCACCAAGCATCAGATCACCAAGAACATATAAATCATCTTCTGGCTTAATAAGAGAATTAATTTTATCAATTTGGTCTTCATTCATTTCTTCAACAGAAGAATAACTTCGTGCTTTCCAAATAAATTCTCTATCATGGCCGAAATGCCAATCGGAAGTTAAATAAATTGCCATTGTTTCATTCCTTTCTATAAAAGAGTGATACCGCCTTTTTCATTTACAATATAAATTTTATCGTATTCATATCGTTCACCATAATTCGGACGGTGAGCACTTTCATACATTCGTTTAATAGCATCTTCTGGCACAAGACTTAGCCCTTCTCTTTTGGCATTACGTTCAAGAGCCACTTTAAGTGGTACGTCCATATAAATGCAATTAATAAGTTTATCTTTGAGGAAATCTTTTCCAAGAGAATTGAGAAGTTTATTACGCGAACGTTCATTTAAATGGGTTGCATTTGCAATTACAATATCATATTCATTAAATGCTTCTCGGATTGCTTTACAGAATTTGGAGAATACAAGACTTTCTTTAGAAAAGTATTCGTCATCGTTTTCAATAAGAGAAAAACGAATTACATCTCTTGAAACAATTTTTACATTAGAAGAATTTCCAAAATACTGGTTAAGAAAATAATCCTTGCCGCTACCTGGAACTCCCGAGATAATATAAAGAGTCTTTGACTTCATTCTCATATACTCCTTTTTCAAAATTTTCTTTGAACTCATATACATCTTCATCATTTTTACATTCAATGCAATTAAGTTCTAATTTACAATATGGGCAATAAAGCTTTTTCCGATGAAATCTTTCATGTTGAAAACCTCGTTTACGAAATAATTCCATCGCTTTATTACCGCATTTCATACAATAAAAACTATGTAAAACAATTTCTTTACCCATATTTATCAATCCTTTATTCTTTTATATAAATATTATATAATATTTTTATTTAAATTTCAATTTTCCCGACGCATTAAGAACATTGTTGGTTCTATCTTTTTATATCCATTTTTAGTATATACATGTATAGCTTTTTCATTGTCAGTATTTACCCAAAGACAGTTACATCCATATTTATTATTTAAATAATTAACAACTTCAGTGCCAATTCCTTTATCTTGATAAGGTGGAAAAATTGAAAGGCGGGAAAGCATTTTGCCATTTAATTCAACTTCGGCTTCTCCTACCTTATTACCATCATAAATTATATCTAATTCTTGATATAATTCTTTTTCTTTAATATCAATCATTTTCTTACCTCTTAACAAATAGTAAAAATATGTTCATCAAAAGTATTAAGATCAAAAAGGATAGTAATATTAGTTGCGTAAGTTCCGCAATCAATATTAATATTATGTCCATTGTGGGAATACATAACACCAGGATCTTTTATAAATTCTTCTTCTGAAGAAATGTATGGAATAGGAGTATGCCCATATACTTGATAATCAAATTCACAAGATTTATAATCAGTATTATGCTTGCGATTCCAAATAAGTTCTTTTCGCAGATAATCCTTCATTTCTTGCGATTCTTTATCAAATTGTCCATTCTCAAAATGACGAATTGTATTCCAAGAAAGTCCAGCATGAGAAAGAAAAATTTTCTTCTTTTCTATATTTTCATAAATATAAAAAGGAATAGTTTTCTTTAGAAGAGCCAGCCAATTAGGCATAAATCCATCATTGGTTGCCGCAGTAAATGTTTCATATCCGCCATTTTGACAAAGCAGATAAAAAGCATAATCACACATACCGTCATAATTGATATAATCATCAAGAGCATTAATCAGCATTTGCTCATGATTACCGCGTACATAAGTAATCCAGCCTTCATGTACACCACAAAGTACATCTGTAATAATTTCCCAACCATCAAGACCGCGATCGGCACAATCTCCAAGGCAAATTAACTTATCTTCTTTTGGATTAATAAAATCCTTAATTTGACGCCAAAGATTAATATTTCCATGAATATCTGATATACAGTATGTAGCCATTTTTATCAACTCCTTAAATAATAACTCGTGTAAGTAAATTTATAATATTCATAACAGTGCAAGCAATCCACATATAACAACAGTATTTATTTCTAAGCTCATAATTATTTTTATTTAAGTTCATTTCAATTATAAAAAAAATCCAAAGAGCAAATGAAATAAGCCAAATAATAAAAAGAATAACTTTAAGCATTATTTTTAATTTCTTCTCTTACTTGCATAAGTAATTGACCTAACATATTTTTACCCATAATATCTTTGCATCTGGGACATTGACAATTACCCCAGTAGTTATCGTGCCAGGTATTACCTTCTTCTAAGTACTGCTTTCCTGTGGCTAAAAGCTTATAGCGTAATTCGGGAATCGCAAATTTAAAATGAAGTCCTTTACGCATTACATCTATTTTTACGCTTTCCCAATCGGGTGCAATTTTAATTTGCCGCCCGTATTTCTTTGCAAGACCAGGTGTTTTTGCTTTTCTTATTAATTCAAAATCGTATAAATCAGTAGCTTTTTGAGCTTGAAAATAATGTTCCACTGTGGGGAAAAAATCACCACATTCATCTTTAAAAGGACTTGCACTATAATTGCTTAAGAAAGCATATTCCTCATTAAATCTATCAATCATACTTCATACCCCTGTTCTGTCATAACTTTAATACTTTTATAAACCATATGACCACTTGCTCTATCTTTGGTCTTTTTAATCACGCCAAATTCTACAAGATGATTGAGAATACGACTAAGTTTCTGCGAAGTGACATCATGTAGCACCATATCACTTTTTTGAATGTCTGCAATACTCATTGCTTCTGGACTATTTTCAAGAACATCAATACATCTTACTGTAAATTCACTATTTTGCTGTGCTGAATATTTACTGGTTTTATAAGGCATATAATTATCACTCACTTTCTATATATATTATATAATATTTTTATAAAAAAATAAAGAGGGAATTTTTACATTCCCTCTTTATAATTAATCCTTCTTAGGAGCAAACTGTTTAATGATACCTTCAAGAGTTGTTCCACGCATCAGGCGATCAACAACATCAGCAGAGCTTTCATTGTTGGCAAGAGCATAAGGAGCTACACCATCAGCAATTGTCTTCATCAGATTAGTATTACCATTAGCCATAAGAGCTTCAATCAGACCCGGCTGGATAGAATTCATAACCTTCTTAACAGTATCAGCATATGCTTCCTGTTTTGCCTTTTCAATTTCAGCAAGTGCCTGCTTATGAGCAATTTCAGCATCTGCTTCCTTCTTTTCGCGTGTCAGCTTAGCATCATGGAGAGCGTCAGTAAGAACAGACATATCGCACTCAGCCTGCTTAATTGCCTGCTGTTCAGCTTCCTTCTTTCTATTGGCTTCACTCTGCATATCAAGTTTAGTCATAGTTTCAGTACGCTGAAGTTCCAACTTATTAAGAACCTGCTGACTACGGAGTTCCTGTTCCTTCTGTTCTGCTTCAGCCAATTTACTAATAACAGCAATACGGCGTTCAGCATCAGAAAGTTCAAGAGACTTAGCGATCATTTCATTCTGATGCTTCAAAAGAAGTTCTTCAACATCATTATCTACATCAATATCCAGAACTTCGCAATCATAAACAAACATACCATTTTCTTTGAAGAAACGGCCTGGCTTCTTATCTGCTCCAGTCTCAAGAATATCATCAACATCATCAGTATCATCAATGGCATAGCTACGAATAAGAGAACTATAATTCTGATAGAATTCTTCAATTGTATAATTCTTTGCCATTCTCTTAATGATAGAGCGTTCTCTATCACACAGATACTTAACATAATTATCAATTGAGAACCACTTATTCATATAATTCTTATCAAAGGATACACAATAAGAAACCTTAATCTTAGCTTTTACGAAATCTTTAGTTTCAATTTCGATAACATCGCTAATCTTATTATTTTCATGCCGCAGGAATACAGTCTTAATAAGAGTATCAGTAGTCTTTGGCTTACCAGTACTCATCTGAAGGACTTCAAGAGTCTGGTCATAATCCAAAAGAATAGTCTTAGGGCCACATACAACTTTGCGGTCACCATTCTTACTTACAACATCAACAGCATATCCAGTCCATACATCAATAGATACAACACCATCATACTTATTATCAAGAGTAATAGTGCGAGGCTTAGTATAGGAAGTGCCGCGAGAAATATTTGCCTTAGCTTCAAGATTCGCGAGAGTAGATGCAGTAGAATAAGAAGCAGAATAAGCAGTCAGATTATTAATCATATCAGTGGCTGCTACGACACCCTTCTCAACTGCCTTTTCGTTAAGGTTTCTATTGTATTCAAGAGCTTCATTATTACCTGGATACCAAAGAGCACACTGGCTATTTGTCAGCTTACGCTTAACAACTACTTCAGTACGCGGATCAGGCAGATACATAGCCGGTCCTTTAACAGTTGCAATTTCACCAGTAAGGCGGTTCATGATATAACGACCTTCACCTTCTGGAATAGCAATAGCATGATGCATTAGCTTATTATCATAACTAATAATAGCATGCTCAGGACGCGGATAATAAATCATCTGGTCATCGCCAGTAATGAAAAGTTCTTCACCAACCGGATGATGAGTTCCATCTTCATCATCATATTCAGCAATTACCTTAACATAAATACCAGAAATCTTAGAAAGTTCAATTGCACGGAAAATAAAGCCGCCCTTGGGAGATGTTACAAATGTTTCAGTCGGCTCAGGGAAGACAACCTTTGGACCATGAACATAGCGCTTATTGCCATCTTCATCTTTAAGAATACAATATTCAAGACGTTCAAGGGTAACAGCTTCACGCACATATCCCTTATTTGCATCATTATTAATAGGAATTACTTCAATACCAGTAGGCGGAATATAGAAGGAAATATCAGTACCCTTAATAACAAGGATTTGACCATTTACACAATTTGTAACAGTATTTTCAATTTCCTTACCTTCGGCATCTACTACCTTACCCTGATTCTTATTAGCTTCATCAGCCTCATAAACACGAGCCAGCAGATACTGATTAGTGCGAAGTGCATGACCTTTAACTACCTTAGCCATCTGGCCCGGATACAATGCGAATGAAACAGGCCCACGAATATTAACCTTGCGACCATAAAGTAGTTCAGGAGCTACGGATGCAGCACCAACATTAGGATGAGAGCCATCCTTTGTAGGATTCTTTACAATAGCATACCAATTTTCAGGCGGCAGCACAAACAGAGACTTAGCTTCTGTGAGATTCTGAACTGTCTTAAATTTCTTGCTATTTTCATCAAAAACAACAAGACTATCCTGTGCAGAAATAGTAATGGTGATAGGACCTGTATATGTCTTAATAGAACCATTAGTATTATTCTGAACAAATACATATTCGTTCGGAGAGAGGACAATATCTCGCTGCTGCGGGTTCATCATATTATTATTATAATTACTATTCATTTCCATAATTTTTAATCCTCATATTTATTAACTTCGTTTGTGGGAATAACACAAATGTGATTATAACTTTTAATAACAATTGCTTTGCTATTGGAAGAAATAATTTCTCCAATTTCAATCTTACCAGTACGCGGATTAGTAAAACGAACAAATTTATCAAAAATAATAGACATAAGAATTATTCCTTTCTTTATTTTCTATATATATTATATAAAATTTTAATTAAAAAATAAAATAATCATCTTCTACCCAAGGGAATAAATTTTTGTTAGCTACAATGGAGCTAGAATTAGTTGAGTAAGAGCAAATTGTAAATTCGTCAGAGTCTAATTTTATTTTAGTCACAGGTTCATCGAAGTTTAATTTTATTTTAGGTAGATTATTAAAAGAACGTTTTCCGTCTCCAATAACCATCTATGTATAATTTCCATTAATCTCTATAAAACCCAATTCTCCGTCTAATAAAACAGGATTACTATTTATCCAATTAACTAATGTATCTCTACGCTAAAGCAATCTTTGATTATATGTCATTATTTTCTCCCTTATATAAAAATAAGGCGGATTGCTCCGCCTTATAAATTACTTAATACAAGCGTAACGCTTATCATTAAGTTTATCGTACATCAAATCCTGTGCTGTCTTACCCTTCATAATCTGTTCAAAAAGAACAGGAGAGAAGCCAGAGACATAAGACACATTCTTTTCATCCTTCATCGCAAAATTATCCTGACGAGCATCGACATTCCAGAATACCAGCTTAGGCATTTTATAACCATAACTTTCCCACTTAGCTCTCATTTTTTCAAACAAAGAAGCATCAGTCGCAGAAAAACGATAATTATTACTGGTTACACAACTGTTAAATTCCATATCAGAAATGACAATCAAATTCTGAGGAATTTCATCAGAAGAACAATTATTATCAATGGCAATCTGTAGAATCAAATCAAATGCTGCTTCGATATTAGTGCTACCGCCCCAAGGAGCCTGAAGAATACGACTAACCTTATCACAGAAATCAATGCCTTCAACCTTCATGAATTTAGGCTGACTATTGAAGGTCAAGAAATGACCAGCATAAGGTCCACGATTTTTTTCAGCACAATACATACCAATAGAGATGGCAACATCAATAGGAGCTACAGTACGATTACCATAACCACTACCACACATAGAACCAGAAGTATCTACGATGGCAATACCATTAAAAGCTGCCCCATTGATATAATCAGCAAGATTTTCCCAATACTTATTGACCATCAGACGATCAACAGTATTAGTAGTAGGAGTTCTATAGCCGAACCAGCTATAACCACATCCCATTGCTTCACGAGCCTTTTCTACACATTCATAAGGATAAAGAGTTTTAGCATTTACCTTAGTGGTAGTATCCTTGGCAAAATCTTCATAGGTTTTTGCTCCTGCCTTTGCACGTTCAACATCATGTCTGGCAAAAGCATTTTTATAAAGGAAGCCGGCACGAGAAGGAATCTTATCAAATTCAATTTCATCCCATTTACCTGCGGACATAAGACGTTCAAGAACGTTAATACGTTCACGCAGAACAGAAAGAGTTTTACGATACTGCTTAGAAGTCATACCCAGATAACGACGAGTTTTAGAAGCAAGTTCACGAGATTCCTGAGAACTGGTATTTTCAGACTTCAGCCACTTAGCCAGAAGAGAAGGAGTTTTACAAGTAAGATCCAATGCAAGCTGTTCCTTCATAAACTTAAATGCTTCATCCTGGCAAGGAGTGCCGACAAACAGATACAAATCATCCCAACGTCCAAATTCAGGAACATATTTCAAATTGCGCTTTGCCGCATCAATATTCTGAGTAGCCAGCCACTTCATACAAACGCGGAAGAATCTACGTTCACCCTGGCCGCCACGTACATCACGCAGATAGAAAAGGCACTTCAATGCATAAGGTTCATTTTCTTCAAAAGCCTTTTTAAAAAGGAAAATACAATCATCATCACTTCTGGAACGATAGCTACCACCAAGAGCAAACATATCATAAAGGGCAGTAAGAGTAGAACCATACGCAGTTGCGCCATTTTCAGTAGTAATAGTATTTTCCATTGCATTGATACCATTCATAAATTTATTCATAATTAAATCTCCTTTTTCTCATTGACTCCTCTTGGACAAGAGGAAATTTCTCATTTATTTTCTATATAAATTATATTATATTTTTTATAAAATTTCAAATAAAAAATCATTTAACTTACTATCAATTTCATTTTTTTCAAAATAAGCAATACGCAATAAAGGAATATTATTTATTTTTGCAAATTCATCTTTGATTGCATCATGGATTTGAACTTGACCAGTTTCATTATAATAACTTCCAGCTTCTTGAAAATGCTGTTCACCATCAAATTCAATTAATTTTGTTACTTTATTTTCATTGTTTAAAATGGCAAAATCATAACGTAAATTACCATGTCCTAATCCTGTTAAATTAGGAAATTTATATTCAGATTTATATTTTATATTGTTTTTATCTAAATACTCTTTAACTAATTGTTCTCCGGTACTGCGGTTTTTAAAACATTCACATTTAGCATCTTTATTTTGAAGAGTATCTAAACGAATATCCTTAATTTCTCCGCAATTTTTACATTGACATTTTGCTCTAATCTGATGATCAGTAGAAGCACTACTATTATAAATTTCTAAAACTTTCCAAAAGCCAAAAGTATCTCCAACTTTGACTTTTACTGTTCTATCAGGAACTTTAGTTAAATTTTTCTGTCTACAAAGAGTGCTATACCAACAATTGCTAGTGACAATACCAGCACACCCTTTACATTTACTCAAAATACCATTTTTTTTCGCTCTTTCAATTACAGTTCTTTCAAGATAAGTATCGACTCCGCAATTATTATTATGACAAAGATAATGAGAATTTTTAATTATTTTTGTATTATCTCCAGTCATTTCTTCATAAATTTTACGATATTCAGAACAAGATAATTTTTTAACTATAGTCCAATTATTACCAAAATTTTCACCAGACCAGTCTTCTTTAACTTTAGTATATCTATTTACAGCCATTACGATTCACACTCCGACCATTCAACCCTATCAATTGGACCGCGATCCTCAACTCTCCAATCATCAATTAAAAGGTCCAATTCATCTATGTATTCATTATCATAAAGGAAATCAATTGGATTTTTTTTAAATTTTTCAAATTCTTCATCAGATATTTCTATAACTCCTTCTAAATGACCATAGCGTAAATGACCAGCTACATATTCAAGAGGAGCATCAATTAAGATTTTTTTCATATTATTTCCCTTCTTTATTCTATAAATATATTATAATATATTTTTTTATAAAAATACAAAAAAAAATAAAGGACTGAATTTCTTCAGTCCTTTTAGATTAATTAACCCACAGGAAAACCAGGGTCAATAATACCAGAATCAGCTCTTTCAATAACCGTTAAATTATAATGAGTACTGCCAACAACAGGAGTCAAAATAACAGTATCTTCAGCATTGAAAAGGTTATAAGTATAAACTACAAAAGTTCCCTTATCTTTGATAGTTACAAAATAAGTAGTCCAAATATAAACTCCATCATCGTAAGGATCTGTCGTAGGATCAATTACCACTTTTTCAACAATTCCTTGAATGTATGAGGGATCAGCGATATTCTTACTAACATAAGAAACTACCCAAAGATAATCATTATAATAAGCAGTTTTCTTATCAGTATAAATTTCGATATAATCCTTAACATCAAGTTTAGTATCACTATTTACCAAATAAGTATTATAATCATTTAATGTGATAAGGTAATAATAAGTATTGGTGCGATAATAATCACTTACATTAACGATGTCTGTAATAGTGCCAGTAACATAAATATATTCTGGTTCATAACTAAAGCCCATCTTTTCATATAGAGTATAATCGGTTTCTACGATTCGAGAATTTACATATTCAACTACATAACAATCAAGGGCATTATAAAGCATCTGACAAGCTTCACCACGAGTGATATATTCAGATCCATCAATAAAATAAGAAAGATTAGTATAAAGATTCAAACGATTAGTAATAGTTCTTACGTTGGTAGGCCATTCGCCTGAAAGCCGTGGAGCATTATAGCCAAGAGCATTTAGAATAAGAGTAGCCATTTGATCATATGTAATCTCATCATTAGGAGCAAAAGTTGTAGCATTATGACCATGCATAATATCATAATACACAGCGGTATTAACATAATCATAGAACCAATCACGATAAGATACATCAGTAAAATTAATTACATCAGGTACAGTCTTTTCACCATAAAGCGCACGAACAATGATAGCACAAGCCTCAGCACGAGTAAGTGTATAATCAGTACCAAACTTAGTTGCACTATATCCATTTACAATACCAAGATCATAAAGTTCATTAATCGCCGTTTCATACTTACTTTTGGATACATCAGTAAATCCATTTGCTGCGAAAGCAATGGTAGCAAATGACATAACCATAATTACTGCCATAATAATAGCAATAAACTTCTTCATAATATTTTTTCTCCTTTGATTCTTTTATAAAAATAGAAATTGGGGAACAATTAAGTTCCCCTTAATTTCTTTATAAATTATATAATATTTTTTTTTGAAAGTAAAATTTTAAGTAAAGATAGCAGATACTTCTATCCATTTTCCGCTATCTCCTGTAGTATTGGGCTACCAATAGTTTAAAACGCCATTACCCTTAGAAGTATTCAGCCAGAAAAGTTGATGTATTTTTTCTAGGTCTTTAGAAGATAATGATGTATTTTCTTCCGGAGCAGAAGCGGATTTATAAATTGGGCTAGGACTTAAATCATTAATTTGACTTTCTAAATCTGTTTTTGCGTCAGAAATTTTTTTATCTATTTCAGCAGAAGTTAATACTTTTAAATTATCATTAGGCTTGCTGGTTGTATTACCACCAGTATTAATATACAAATCATTAGAAAAAATACCGCAATTTAAATCATTAGAAGAGATTATAGTAAAAGCATTTTTTCTACTATTCTCGCCAGTACCTGAGCCAATAGTTAATAAAGCATTATTTACTGAGACATTATATCGTCCGCTAGTAATACTATCAGAATTATTCTATCCCTAATTCAAAAACTGTCCTGCAACTATTGAATTTGTAGAATCACTATTTATACTATTATTTTGACCGAAATTGAAATTTCCAGATCCTTGCGGATCTACCATATTCATTTTCTTATTTAACTTTTCAGTATGGTCATTAATTTTTCCATACATTTCATTCAAAGTAGTAGCATTAAATATTAAAGGCTTATTATCACTATCTACTCCTTTTACAGCCGTAGAATATAAGCTGTTTACCTATTTACGATACTCTTTAGCATCAGAAGAAACATTATCAATATTAATAAATAATTCATTTGTATCTTTAGTAAATAAAATAGATCCAGCTTTATTATAATCAGCTTCTGGATTATAAGTTAGTTTTGTCGAAGTACCTATATGAAATGAGTAATTTTTATTCATTAATTAATTCCTCCTTTCAAGTAGTTAAAGTATCAGGCGACCAAATTGCAGAAATTGGAGTCCATTTAACTGCATCAGAAGCAGTTCCATCATAATGACCTGCAGCATCTTCTCCGCCTTGACGCCAATAGATAAGACCATAACCAGATTGAGTATCTGTACAAATCCAAATTTTTGGGAAAAAGTCTTTAGATAAAATAGGACGCTCAGGTTGAGATACAATAAGATTTTTTAAGCGGTTAAAAATATAAGTATCTTGGTTATTTAACTTAATTTCATCAATCTACTTTTGTAGATTATCGCACCGTTTCTTTAAATTATCAATATCTTGTTCCATTTTATTTAAACGATCTTTTAATTCTTTTTCATACCAAGCCTCTATCTTATTATTAATTAAATTAACTAGCCATCTATAAAACCAAGAGGTTGGATCATAAACAACTCGACCTTGATCATCTTGATAAATAAATCTATGCGCGATATATCCAGGATTTTCAGGATCATTTTCATTCCAGTCACTGGCTAAATCAGATAAATAAGTTGTATTAAAACTACGTTTTTTATAATGGAATATAATCTCTAAGTTTTTAGTCTATTTTAAATATCCTTTTAAACTATCTAATCGCATATAAATTGCTCTATCTACTGGATTAAGAATAATTTCATTATTAATTTCATAATAAATATTTTCTCCTTCAAATCCTTCGATGATAGTATTGTCTTTATCTAAAGATAATTCTTGAATTAGATCATTTAAAATTTCTTCAGTAATTGCTACTATTTCAGTTTCGCCCAAACTATTACTTAAAGCATTTTTAGAAATCTATACTTGCTTTAATAATTGAGCTTCTTCATCACCATTTAAAATATATTCAAAAATAGGAACACCATTTTCATCTTGTTTATAATTAAGCATAATACGCTCAATCAAAAAATTTTTACCATTATTAACTGTAATATCAGAATTTAAACGAATTTTATTAGCTAATTGAGTATTAAATCCTGAATTTAATTTTAAAACCTAATTATCTGTAAATCTTTTTCCTTCAATAGCTTTAATAAGAATATCCTATTCTTCTAAAGTAAAACGATTATTATAAATATATAAATTATCTTTAATAATCTATGTTAATGTTTGTTTCTCTTTAGTTTTCAAGATATTAGACTTATAGAACCAAAAACGAGGTTGTTTATTTATTTCTAAATTACTAATATTATTATCATTAATTACTTTAACTAAAGCTTCTTTATCTTCAGAAGATAAATCAGTAGTTAATGGAGTTTTATTATTTAAATAGTTAATGATAAATTCTATTTTAGTATTTAAACTTTCATTAGATAAATCATATTTATCTAAAGGATTATCAGTATTTTGATTGTACTGATCTATTAATCTATTAATATTTTTTATTCTATCATCAATATTGTCTACATTATTAAAAGCATCAGGAACAATATTCTATAATTTAGTTAATAAATAATTTTTATATTTACTTTCTGAAATATAATTATTTATTTTTGTTTTTAATAAAGTTTGTAAAAGAACATTATATTCTAAATAAGTATCATAAGTTAAATTATTATTAATTAAATAACTAAGATACTGAATTTCATTGGCATAAAATGGAGCTGTCTAACCAAACATATGTATTTCATAATAGCCCCAGTTATTATCGTTATAAATTAATAAATCGTTAGGATGAAAATAATGATCGCTAATTTTAATATATTCTTCTTGATGGAATGTTTTTATATTAGTCTAATCCTTAACGGTTATATTCATTATGGGAACAATATTTTCAAGAGTAATTAATTTATCTAATTCTGTTAATAATAATTCTTTTTTATTTAATTCAATTTCCGCTGTTCCATTTTGTAATAGATTTGACATATAAGCAAAATTTTCTTCAGAAATTGTTATGTCAGAATTAATACCACAATAATTTCTTAATTTTGTTATAACATTAACTCTATTCTAAATATTTTCAGTAAATATTTTAGTATTTATATTTGTTTTATCTTTTAAGTCATAAGAACCTGCTGCAATGACATATTTTAAAGCAGCTTTTTCTGCATTAGTAAGAGTGTTGTCATTAGTCTAAGGTTTATCGGCGTAAGTAATATTAAACAAATCCAATAGACCTATAGTTATTAATTGCTTTTTTTCATCATAAACGCTTGATGAAGGAATTAATAAAGTTTTTTCTTCGCTCTATTGGAATAAATCATCATTCATAATAGGTTTATTATGAATATAACTTGGATCTGTTGGATCAACTGTAGTCCAATCTCCCTAAACGTTGCCGCTGGTTAAAGTTGGTAAGTTTCTAAATATTGTAGAACCATCACCAATTTTTATTGCTACTGGTGCTACTTTATTTCTATCAGCAGTCTCAGTATGGAGAGTTAAATTTCCATTATCATCTGTTGTATATATAATATTAGAGCTTGTTGTGTCTGTTGAAGTCGGTTCCTTAGTGGTATCTATTTTATCACTTGGAGGAACTATAATACACACTTCTCCTTTAGAAGGAGTGTAATTATCTCCAATAGTTTCCCAAACAGCAGAGTTTTTAGCTTTAGTATTTACAACAATATATCTATTCATATATTCACTCCTCCGTTTTATCTTTTTATACTTCTTCTAATAATAAAAAGATGGGTAAGTTCATTATTAGAACTTACCCATCTTTTCCAAAGAAACACCAAACAAACAAAAGGAGGATGACAATATTAGAATCTTAGTGGACCAGGATAGGAGAATTGAACTCCCAACAGATGATTGGAAATCACCAGTTTTACCATTAAACTAATCCTGGATATTTGGTATTAATAAACAATAGTATGGTAGCTATGACCCTGTTTCATGGTCGCTTTACAGGATGGCAGTCAAAGGTTGTTATCCTTTGCCTAAAATCTCCATCCAAACCTCAAGTGAGGAAAACATCTAAGCCGTATCATTTGGATTTCCCAACTCATTTCGACTTGCGGATTTGTTACCTACCGCCGCACTACCTGCTAACCTTTCTATGTTAGCCCCGACCCGTCTATTCAACTGCCGTTAGCTACTATTGTTTAATGGTGCCGGTGGCGGGACTCGAACCCGCATGGTGTTGCCACCGAGGGATTTTAAGTCCCTTGTGTCTACCATTCCACCACACCGGCAAATAAACTATATTAATTAAATCAAGACTCAATTTTGAAAAATAGCAATTCATTTTAGGTGAACTTTCAAAAGTAAATTTGCTGCGTGAGCCTTACGCCTGGCACCGGCTCTCAGAGTCGAACTGAGACTTGCTGATTTAGAGTCAGCTGAGCTAACCGCTACCCAAAGCCGGAATATATATACAAGACAGTTTAATAAAGTATCTTCTTATGAACCAAAAACATATGATTATCTTTAATAAAAATTTGCTGAAACTGTCTTAGAGAAATTATCCTAACTTCTCTTTATCTTGTAAATATATTATACTAAATAATTTTTTTAAAATCAAATTATTCAGTATAATATATTTACAAAAATTAATATATCCAATAGGAATAAACTACACCATAGCCACTAACCATTTATAGGTCGCCTCTATGCCTGCCCACGCCACTAAGTACTTCAGCTTACCTCATTCATTAGCTATTGGAATATATTAAATTTTTGACCTACCATTAAACTTATAATACCTACCAATAGGAAGTAGAATATACAGTTTTTAATAATAGGATTTTCATTCTATAATCTAACACAATAAATAATAACTCTACCTATTATATGTCTTTTTCGTAGTCCATCACGTCTCATTTTCCACGCCTTTATATGAGAGACTACCAAGGATCTTATTTCCGCACTTGGTAATGGCTTTTTGGTATGTGAACCACAAACATCCCTATTCAGCTTATTTATAGTGGAGAGCTGGCTGGTTTAGCGTATTGTTCCACTACCTAATTAACCAAGATTAGGACGCTAATCAAATATCTGATACGTATCAGTACGGTTTCCAGATATATCATTTCACCGGACAACAGGCGAGTCAACCTTATTTGATTAGATTATGTAAGAACCCTACAGCCATAGGAGCAGGTTCCGCAGAGGTCCCTAACGATGTGGGATTGGCTACCCAATGGGATTAGTAGTATGCAAGCCACCGCCTATATTAGCATCTACATAATTCATTTTAAAGTAATTTTAATAATTAGGAAAGATATGCACATTCCTTTGTAGTTTTCTCTACCTATAGACCTTCTTACCGTTATATACGTTATAAAATTACTTTGTGAAAGGAATCGTAAGTTATTAAATAATAACTTAATTACAATTATACTACGGACCTTCGCCCTACTGATTAATAATCTTCATTTTATTAGGTAAGTAAGGAAACAAGTCTGAGCTATGAATAGCGACTTCATAACTTCTTGCCCCAGCCTAAGCCAAATCTTACAGAGGACTGACTACCTCTATCTTTCACCGACCATTCAGAACTAAAATTACCAATATTAACTATAAAATATACTGTCTTGGCAAATTTCGGCTACTTGACCCTTGACCTTCTCTTATAGTGGATTACGCCACATCAATTGCCAACTTCCTTATTGGTATTTCCTTGGTTTGGCAAGGTTACCAGCCTTACCCTAACAAGGATTCGGCATTGCTATTAACAATGCTATCTATTATGGAAGCGAGAAGAACAGGACCTTAAATGCGATTATTCCAGCACAATCTCCCCGTAGCCACATCCTTCGATGCGTGAATCTAATGTATCACTACAAAAGATTTAGAAATAATTTCAAAGTATCCTTTGAATATTTCATTCTACGATCTCCACTAGAGTGGGTCGATTTCTCAGCCTTATGGTGTTAAGTCTACACTGAGTTGTACTATAACCGTAATTAAATTATTATTTAATTTTTAAAGTTCATTTATTATATATATATTATATAATATTTTTTTTAAATTTTCAAATTTTATTTTAAATGGTAGGCCAGGTTGGACTTGAACCAACAACCGCATTAAGCACCTGATTTACAGTCAGGGGTGATACCAATTACACTGTACTGACCTATATTGGCACTGGTGGCTGGATTTGAACCAACGAATACAGGAGTCAAAGTCCTGTGCCTTACCACTTGGCGACACCAGTAAATTATAAGTAATTAATAATTTCTTATTGATTACTTATATATTATATAATATTTTTTTTTAAAATTCAAATTTACAAGACACATTAAATAAATTAGCTATTGCCCTACCATTTGGGCGAATTATCTTAACAGAGATAATATTGGACTTGAACCAATAACACATAGATTTTATCTAATATTTGCTGCGTGTGTCTTTAATGTTAGTTATTTAACCCTGACAACCTACTAACAAAAGGGATGGCTCAGGGGAGGTTATCTGTGTCATCTAGACCTCATTTTTTCATTCCAATACTAATTTACTTAGGGGGATCAATCCTTTTCAATTATGTATCTTTAACAGAACCCTGATGGTCCGAGTGGCGAGACTTGAACTCACGGCCTCTTGATCCCAAATCAAGCGTTCTACCAAACTGAACTACACCCGGATAATAAAGGGTAATTAATTACCCTTATTTATTACATTTCCTTAGCAAGTCTTTCAACTACGCTATCGTACATTTCCTTATCTCTTGCACTATCATTGAAATACACAGTCATATCATCATAATACTTCTGTGCCTTCTCAAGTGCCTTAGTAGCTTCATCAAGCTTCTTAGTAGCACGCTTCAGACGCTGAGAACTGACCTTTGCCTGACAACGTGCTGCAGCAAGCTGCTTACCCTTTTCAGCATCAAAGGTATCCTTCGGATCACACTTAGCTACACCACGCACAGTCCTACCAGCATAAGTAGAAACTGCAACAACCTTATATGGTGTACCATCTGCCTTAGTGGGGACATAATACTTATACTTATCCAGAGAATATTCCATAACTTTTAACACCTTTTTCTCATTTATTTTTTTCTTTATTTTGTATATATATTATATATCATTTTTTTAATTTTTTCAAATAAAAGAAAATAGCCAAGATTAGAATTGCCAACAGTTTTGAGTCCCGGCCATCTAGAATCTATTAACTAGAAACGGTTTTATTAACTATCTAATCTTGGCTAATGGTATAATAATTAAGCATATTTCCATTTAAACTTAGCAGCTGTATTTCGTTTACCTTTGCATACTTCAGAAATATGTTGTTTTATAGTAGTCATTTTACAATTAGTTAATTTATTTTCTACCATAAATTTAGCTGCTTCAGTTGTTGATGGAAAAGTCCTTAAATAATTATCATTTAAATCATACATATTAATTATTTTCCCATACTTATTTTGAACTATTTTAGCATTAGGAATAATATCAATTTTATATAATTTTAAAATTTTAGAAACTGAATCTTCACTAATATTTAATTGTTTAGCAGTATCTACAATACATTGTAAATTCTTATATGTTTCGCATACTAAATCATAGTCAATATATTGTTTGCCATCTCCGCCAATTGTAGCGTTATATCCATATTTAAAAGAACCTAATTTTTCAATCCAATAAACTTCTTTATCATTAAGTTCTTCTAATGGACATTCCTCTAACTCTTTAATAGAAAAATTTTCTGAACCATATTTATTCATTGCGTCATATAAAGGACGTTTTTCACATCTAGGTTTTTTATACTCTTTAAGGTGTTCTTTCCAACGTTCCTAAATATTATTTTTTACTGTTTTACCAACATAAATTTTTCCATTAATATTATTTGTTATCTAATAAATGTATGCCATATCTAAATGACTCCTTTAATAAATAATTGTGAAATTAGTTAAAACACTATCGCCACGAGAAGGCTTTCACATGATAGCGAGCCGGCAGACGGATTCGAACCCCCGACCTGCTGATTACAAATCAGCTGCACTACCAACTGTGCTATGCCGGCATTTAAGAGGGAATTTATTTTTCCCTCAATTTCTATATATATTATATAAAATTTTTTTTAAATTTTCAAATATAGAATTCTGAGATAGAAGTATCATTTACTAAATTAATTAAAGTCTATTGATATATATTACAAGATTCATTAGTCATATACCAAAAGCCATCAATCTATTTTTTGAACTCTTTATCAAAATTTAATATCTATTTTTTAGTGTATTTACCTAATTTTATATCTAATAACAATTGCTTATAATCTTTACAGAATAAACTTTCTTGATAACTTCCAAATTTTTTATACTCTATTAATAAAGCATATTTATCTAAACTTTTATAATAATATTTATAATTATTATTTTGATGTCCTAATACCATATAACTATCATGAGCTTGCATTAATCGTTGATATAAGTAAGGAAGATTTTCCTTAATAATATCTTCATTATATTTTTTAATATAAGTAGTTAATTCATTATCACTCAAATACTTATAAGGGAATAGCCATCTATAATACTCACAACTTGGTTCATAAAATAAGTTATATATAAAAGACTAAGAACTAAATATTTGCCGAGAAGCATTTGACCAATTCGACTTAATATCATTAACTTTTTTTAATTCTTTTTCCATATGTATTGCGGCATTATATACTTCAATAATATCTAAATCACTATTTTCAGTCTACATTCCCTAGGCATAAGAACCTTCAATACATCCATAAATGAAATTATCCATTAGCTAACTCCATTAAATAGTTAGTTTCATCTTCACCGATTATATCTATAGCATCTTGTCTATTAATTAAAAATGGATAATTACCGCCCATTTTATTTTGATAATAATAATTTGCTAATACTCGTGCCTTATGCATTAAGCATGTATATGTAGTACGTTTATTAATAGTACCAAATTCTTGATAATTAAGAGCAGAACACCAACCGCATTCACTTGACACTGGACATTCAATACAGTCCTACGGACTTTGTGATTTATATGTTACATCTAATCCAGCTATCATATCCTTTGTCTATTGGTTATATCCAATGCCATCATCAACATTGCCAATAATATATGGTAATTGATTTTTACCTATTGAACTTTCCATATAACGTAAACAAGGGTATAAATCACCTTTATAATCAACGGCGAGCATATTACCATTACCACCACAGAAATTTTGATCTGATATATTTTTCTATTGACTTAAATCAAGATTTAATATAGAAGTACCTTTAATTTTTTCTAAATGATTATTAAGAAGATAATCAGCTACCTTTTTTAATTCATTATATAAAACTCGTGCATGTTCTATTGTCCAGCCTTTTTCATAAACGCAATTGGCATGAATATAATTATATCCATTTTCCCATAAATTTACTAATGCAAGGAAAGTATAATTAATATTATCTATAGATAAAGTCATTTTACTTCCTAAATTTTTATCATAATGCTTCATATAATGTTTTGCGGCTTTAATTGCTAAATCATAGCTACCAGTACCATCTGGAAAAATACGACAAGTATCATGCAATTTTTTATTACCATCAATAGATATTGAAAATGACAAATGAGTTTGATGCTTTTTAATAAATTCTTGTACTTTTGGAGTAAAATATAAAACTCCATTAGAACAAATAGAGACTCTAAATCTATCAATCCAAGGATGATGCAAAGTAATACACTATTCTATGAAATAATCAATAATCTAATCTATTAAATCTACTTCAAGTAATGGTTCACCACCAATAAATTCTAATATAACTCCTAAAGAATTTTTTGATTTTACATAATTTTCAATTAATTTATCATTATAAAGTAATTCATCAATTAATGTTTTAGCTATCTCAAAAGGCATTTTATGATGTCCTTTATTAATTTGATAACAATAAGAGCAACATAGATTGCAGTCATCTGTTATTTGAAATGTAATAGTTCGTGTTTTTTCAACATTTGGGCTGCCAAAATAACGACCTAAAGTATCCGTGAATTCTTCAGTACCTGGGAATTTAATCATTTATACTTACCTCAGCACTAAAAAAATCTAAAGACCAATTAATCAATGGTTCATTTATTTGAGTTTTTAGATAACTTTCTAATTGAGCTTTGGCCAAAGCTAACTCAATATAATAATCTTGATATTTTTCATAATAATTTTGAGAAATATTTTTATCAATACCATGTGCCGCCATAAAAGTTAATAAATCTTGATGACATTGTACTTCATAAGTAAGCATTTCTAAATAATTACTTTGTTCTTTTGGAATTTGTATCTTCATTCTTCTAAATCCTTTTCTAACGATGGTATTCTAAATATACCTTGATTTCGAATACTTGTATTTTCCATTAATTTTTCTATATTCATAATTAACTTATCACAAGTATTTTTATAAATTAAACTAATACCTTTTTGTAAATAAAATTTTAAACAATAATTTAAAAAAGGTAAAATAATAGCATTGATTTTAATTTTGTCTAAATTATCTAAAATAGAATTAAGTATATTATCTTTGCAACATAAATCAATTTCAGGATAATAATTTTTTGACATAATAATAAACTAAATTATATAAGAATATTGAAAAACATCAATAAAAGATGTTATACATGGTATTTGATTTAACCAATTCTATAGATTATGAATATAGTTTTCTACTTCTTGTATGGTATCAAATTTAAATAATTTAATTGTATTATTAGTAAACTATGATAAAAATATTATTTTGCAATCTTCTTCAGTTGCAATATTTAATTCTTTATCAATTTTTTTACAAAATTCTGTTATATCTTTATTTTCCTATATGGCTATTAATAACTAGGTAAAATATATATTATATTTTAATTCATTCATTTATTATCCTCATTAAGTGTTGGAGCTACTATTACCAGTGACATTACCCGTACTTGAAGTAGTGCAAGCTCCAGAGCAACTATTACTTCCACAACGCCCACAACTTTTAGTGCATGTGCCGCTGCAGTTACTCTTACATCCTTCCTAGCATACTCCAGAGCATCCTTGATAACCGCAAGTGACAGTACAAGTGCCTTTACATCCACCATCGCAATCGCCATAACAACTACCAGAACAGCCACTTCCGCATCCTCTGCAAGAATTAGTACAACCATCACCGCAAACACCAGTACAATCATTTGCACAATTTGCACGGCAAGTATTTGAACATCCAGAAGTACAAGAGCCAGTACAGCTTAAACATAAACCTGTACAACTATTTGCACAATCAGTATGTTTATCATTAACCTTATCAGTAGTCATCCAAGCACTAACCTAATAGTCCATATTATATATTTCATTATTTAATGCAACATTTTCAGCGTTCGTTATATTTGCTTTTGGAACTAAATTATTATTAATAGCATTTAAAGGAGTGGCATTTTTATCATAATATTCTCTTTTAATAATTCCTCCTACCATAGGATTATTAGAAAAATCATATGTTGAACCGCCGTAATTCTCTACAGACCCAGTGTATTTACGACGTAAACATTCAGCTTTTACTTTTGCTTTTAATTTAGTTAATCTATCTATATCAACTATCGAACCTGAACTATATTGTTTATCTTCCGCCATTATTTCATCTCCTTTAATTTAGTATATAATATTTTTTTCATAATGTCAACTCCAAGCGACAGGAATAATTTTCCAAGTATCAGTTTTTGAAGTGCGATACTTTAATGCTCCGGATGAAGAAGTATCAACCCATATGAGCGCAGCAGCATTAGAACCGGGATCAGTTGAACCAATATAAATTTGATTGGTTAAATCAAAACCAACAGTAGGAGTAACACTTGGATTAATACTATCAGCGTATTTCTTTGTACATACATCGTTATCTGCTATTGGAGTATAGGATGAAGCCATTTGTATTTTGCCGCCTTCAGCCATTTGATTTACTTCATCTTTATATAAACGCTATTCTTGTTCACCATCTATAATGCATAATGTTTGTCCACTAATAGACCCATTTTCTTTTAATGTTTTATATAAGGTTTTAGAAGGAACCTAATGTATAACTAATTCATTAAGAGAAGTATTTGAATTTATTGCCATTTACTTTTCTCCCTCCTATTTTATTTTTATTTTCTTATATAAATAAAAAATAGGACATAATAATTTAATTATTATGTCCTATTTAAGAAAGGGGTGAGTTAAATGCTGTAAATAAAAAATTTATTTCTTATTTACATTTATATTATATAAAATAATTTTTTAAAAATCAAATTTTATAATGTTTGTTTCCAAGTATCAGATGTGATTTTTGTCCATACACCTTTTATAGGTTTCCAAGTAGTAGTAGTAGTTTTTACAAACATTTGTTTCTATTCTTTCCAAGTGTTTGAAGTAGTTTTTATCAAAGTATTTCCAGACTTAGCTTCTATAACAGTAATGCGCACATAACCATTCCCTGTATGACCTATCTCGTTTGCTCCTGTTGGAGAAGCAAATGCAGTATTACCAGCAATTGTTTGAGCATCGGTTAAATAATAAGACGAATTAAGTAAACAGCCGGATGGATAATTAGAAGCGGTTGATGAAGTATATACATAGCCAGAGCCACCACCCCCCCAACGACCATCAGAGTCTGAGTCATTATCATAGGCACCACCGCCGCCATACCAGCCGCCGCCTCCTCCACCACAAGAATAACCAGAAGCATTTCCGCCTTTACCAAAAGTTCCAGTGCCAGCTGGTTGAGTATTCCAAGATTTACCTCCAGCAGTCTGTGAAGCGCCTCCACCATCGCGGGCAGTACCAGAGGTATATTGACCCGTGGTATTATTATAATATCCATCACCGCCATATAAGCCACCACCACAACCAGCTGGATTTACAGTTGCACTACCTACACCAGCACCACCGCCGCCGCCAGCGACTATTACTCTAGCATATAAAGAATCTTGACCAATACGAATATCAGAAGCGCCACCACCGCCTCTACCATTGCTTATACCTGTTCCGCCACCATTAAATCCAGCATTAGTGTTTGAAGTAGTACCTGCTCCTCCTGTGTAAAAGAATAATGTTTCTTTCTTTGTTAAAATGATATTGCCTACTGAATATCCTCCATGGCCACCATTATAACCCTATGATGACATTGTACCACCCTAAGCGCCCCAGCATTCTAATTTATACTATCCTTTTGGAAGAGTAATTGATTTAGCAGATCCGCTATAAGGACAATTTAATATATCACCTGTTTTAATTATCTTAGGAATTACAGAAGTCAAATCATATATAGTAGGAGCTTCATATTGAATAGTTGTATTACCAGTGAAATATTCAATATTTTTTTTGCACCAGTCTTGTGTTGGTTCATTACCACTTCCAAAAGCTGCGGTTAAATCAATTAACATAGCATCATCTACATAAGCAATTTTGCCTGATGCCATACTTTCAAAATCAAAACGAAATGCTTGCGCTGTTCCAGTACTCCAAGAAGAACGGGTATTACGCCAAGTAAGCTATTGCCATTGATTTAATTTGGTTGAATCTACTGTTGCTGTGCCAATTAATGGTTCAGCAATTGGCCAATAGCACTGCATTGATCCTACATTATTAGCTGTTTCATAAAACCAAACACTAACATAATAAATATGATTCTATGTTATAGAATAAGTATTAGTAGTAATAATTAATGATTCACTTGAAGAAGTAGAAGTAACTTTTAAAGAATATGAGCCAGAATGTTTAATGCTAGAATCATAAGCAACTGAGCAATTAGCGTTAGCTTGCCATCCAGTATTTTCAAAACTTGGATTAGTAAGCATATTAGTTAAAGTAATTGTTTGTTTTGCCAATTAAATCAACTCCTTATTCACCCTCATATTGTATCCAAATATCACCGATATTGCCATCTGATGCTGTTGGTTCAGTCGTACTTATAATTGTATTATGAATTTCACTATTTGAATTAATCGCAGTAGGATTATAAGCTACCAAAGCTCCGGTCATTGTACTTCCTGATTTTTTGACTAAAGAACTATCTTGTGTTTGCCAAACATCTTTACTGGTTATCTAATATGTTTTATTAAAATTACCAAATACAAAAGCTACATTGGGACGAGCTAATAGTAAAGAAGCTATTGGGCGAGCAGCCCCTGATGTATCTATACACTATAAAATTTTTCCTGCTTCATAAGCTGCTTTGACTTCGGCAAAAGTGGTAGTTCCATAAGTGGCAATAAATACACCGCTTGCATTTTCAATCTATTCTAAAATTTTTGGTTTAGACATTTAAAAGCCTCCTTTAATTATTAAATTTAGGAATTGCCATGTAATAATAAGTATAACTGCTATTATTGAATATATTAGTATAATAACTATTAGTAGCAGTAATAATAACTGATTTTGAATTCCAAGTAAAACTAACATAAGTGCCATTATTATTAGGAAATGGATATTTCATTCCTTGTATGCCACACATATAATTTTGAGCAGTACCAGCGTTAGTTTGTACCATAAATAGCATCAAATAAGCAGGTTCAAAATTAAAATTAAGAGTTTTTGTTAAAGCATTATTTCCTATATAACTTCCAACATAAGCTCCTTTAATACTTATATCGCCAGTCATTCCATTTACTGATCTAACTAAATGAGATGTAAGATATCCAACATCATTAGTTAATTGACTTACTTTAGAAATTTTGTTATTCTATATCTACTAATCAACATATTTTTTATCAGTTAAATCTTCAGAACTAGATGGTGTGTAAGAACTACTCATAGTTATTTTGCCTGTTGTCATAATATTATTTTTTGAGGTTAATAACATTTCATTCATATCTTCTGGCAATTCACTCATTTTATTATCAATAGCCTAAATAGTATCATTTTTTATAATCTATAAATCATTTATTACATCTGATAGATAATCTTCTGGATCTATTCCTCGAATATTAAGAACAATAATACTATCATTAGCCGATGCTGCAAAATCTAATAACTTAATTTTATTATTTTGAATTATATAATTTATGTTTTTAGTCATTAATATACCATTAAAAAATATATTTAAATCTTCAGGATTTTTAACAATAAAAGGGAAAGTAAATATTGTATCTCCTTCTTGCGCGATGAAAGTATATTTATATGGCAAATCTTCATGGTCTAATACCATATAAATTTCATTATTATTTACTTTCCCTTCTTGAATCATCTAATTAAAAATTTTTTTAGATGGAATTTTATTTATAACTAAAGAATCTAATAATTTTTCACTATTTTTTATTTCCATCTATTAATCTCCTTATTAACTCCAAGCAACAGGCACTATGGTCCAAGTTCCAGTTGTAGATGTGCGATATTTAAATGTGCCGGATGAAGATGTATCAATCCATAGTAAGGGGGCTGTACCTGACGCTGGAGCAGATGACCCAATGTAAATTGGATAAGTGGTAGATGTGCCAACTATCGAAGGCTTACTATCATCAACATATTTTTTTGTAGCAACGTCTCCATTAGCTAAAGGATTGTAAGCATTGTTCATAGTAATTTTACCATCAGCAGTCATAGTATTAGTTTTATTCATAAACATAATATTAGAAGTGTCTGATGGTAATGTAGCAACTAGATTATTAATTTCTGTGATAGCATTTGTTTTAACTGTGTTTATTTCAGTGGTAGCTGATTCTTTTGTCGCATTTATTTGAGCAATTGCCTCTGTTGCTTCTTTACCAAAATCAATAGCTGCAGCCCCTTCTATACCCATTACAGTAAGATAATCGCCTGCTTCAGCAGTAAAATCTACAAGAGTAATATCTTTGCCAGATATGGTATAGTTATCTGTTTCTTTCATCATTATACCATTATAATAGATTGTAAGCGCGCTACTATCTTCAAAATTGAATGGAATGGTAAATGTAGACTATCCTGCTGTTGCAGTAAATGTAAATTTGTTTATGACCTATTCAGTTTCTTGAACAAAATATAATTCATCATCATTAATTTTATTTTGTGCAACCATTTTAGCATATACAGCTGCAGATGGTACTTTATTTATTTTTAATGAGGTTATTTGTTTGGATGTACTTATTAAAGACATTTTAATTATTTACCTCCTCTGAATTTTTTGTAAAAGCTAAACATCCTCCTTGACATGAAAGATTTAAAAATTTTTTACATTCTTGGCATTTTCCACCATTATTTAGTAATCTTTTAGGATACATTTTTTTAAGTAAAAAATAATTTTCTGCTTCTTTAATATTATCAAACTATTTTAAATCAATTAAACTATAAGCTCCAAAACAAGCAGTTGCTTTCATATCAGGGGTTATATCTACAACTGGATTGCATAAATTATGCCATCCAGTCACATTTTTATTTAATATTATTTTTTCTTCTTCTGAAAAATAACATAATGGTATATTATTACAGTCTAAATGGATTTGTATTTGTTCATTCCCACAATCTTTTATGAAATTTAGAAATAAATTTTTTGCATTTAAATAATATTCATCTTTATCAATATTATTATAATTACAAGTTGGAGCTACATAGCTGCATCTAACCATTCGAAATCCAAATTTTTTAGACATTTTTATTATATACTAATAATCAATAATATCGGGGTACAAATTTATACCTAAAGTGATATGATCTAAATTATTTAATGCTTTAAACGTATTTAAAGTCAAATTAATTTTATTCCATTTTTCTTCTCCAATAATATCAGGATGATTTAAATTAATTAAAACATTATTTTGTTTATTAAATAATTTAGCATAATTGTATAATTCAATTCCATTTGAAAATGTAACTGTAGAAACATTATGTTGTTCTGCAAAATTTGAAATTTTAGTAAATACATCTTCAAATTTGGGATGTATCGTAGGTTCTCCTCCTATAATTCCAATTCTTCCGAAATCAGTGCTGTGACTTAAAAAATTCAATATATCATCTAATTCTTTATCTGTTATAAATTGTTTCTTTTCTTCAGTAATAAATTTATTTGCAAAGCAATATGGACACTATAAATTACAATAATTTAAAATTGCTATATTAGCCATTTATTTTATTTAGCTCCTTTATCTCATTTAAGGTCTTGTAAGAATTTGATTCTAATAACTATAAAAACATAGGATTATAAATATCTTTCCTTGTAATATCAATGTTTTTTATTAATTCATAAACATTAGTCAAAAGATTTTTTGTATATTCACAGTGACGAGGATTTAAAATTTCATAATTATGATTTGTTTCATAATTAAGTCCCATACAGCCTCCATGACATACATTTCGCCATTCACATAAGCTACATTTTTCTTCTAATTTTATTTGTTTACCAATAATATTTAAATAATTTTTATTATTTAAAAAATCACTGTAATTATTTATATCATTAATATTTAATATAGGAGTATCTTTAGGAGACTATCCACAAAATCCTATATTGCCAAAAGCATCTATATAAATCCATCCACCAATACAATAATCATCTTCACAATTAGACGGGACATTTAAAACTCGTAAAATCTATCGTGTTATATAATGATCATTTATTGGGTTATTAATATCATGTATCCAATAATCTATGTAATTGGTCATATAATTTAAAGCATCATCATTATGTATTAAATATACATTAGAATTTTCAATTATATTTTCTCGAACGATACATGACTATACATTTTTTATCTATAAACTTTTAAAATATTCATAATTTTGAATTATATCTTTTATCGTATCATTATAATAAACACAAATAAATCCTACTTCATTTTTATGTCGTGATATTAAATCTAATACTGCTTTAGTACTTTTTTCTCCTCTGGATAAATTATTTTTTAGTCCATCAAATGATGTTCCCCAATGAATGTTTAAATTATTTAAAAAATTATACTTTTCTTCATTTAATAATATAGAATTTGTCTATAAGGTTGTAGGGAAAGTATATCCTCTTTCTTTTTTAAGCTATTCTAAATAAGATAATAGATCTTCAGATAAAAGTAAAGGTTCTCCTCCATGCCAAGTAATTTCTCTAATTATTGGACCTAATTTTTTAATAATTTGATCTAATATATTTTTAGAGACAGTAGCATTTAAATATTCTTCTCTTAAACGATGATTTTCGCAATAAATACAATTTGAATTACATTTATAACTGCCATGAAGTAAAACTAAAATTTTATTATGTACTTTTTTTTCTAAATCTGGATTCTATTTTTTATAATAAGATAAAAATAATTCTTTATCTGTCATAATTTATACCCTCCAAAATTTTATAAAAAAATTCTTCTGGCTTTAATGAAGTAGAAATACCTTTAATTTCTTTTATTACTGTACTTAGATCTGTAAATAAATCTTCTAAAGTATTATAATTTTTTGAACTAATATTTTTAGATTTTAGACTATTATAAAATTGATTTGGATAAAGAGTCTAATTTAAATTATTATATTTTTTTATTGCCTAAGCAATATTATATAAGACTGATTCTAATTTATTTTCAAATACATTTATTTCTATTGCTTTATTTAATCCATTGCTACTTACTAAAGTAAGAGTAGTTTTACCAGCTTTATTACCAATTAAGGTATTTTCAGAAATAGTAGCAATGGAATTATCTTCTAAATTATAAGAGTTAATTATTGAAGATTTTGGTAGTAAATAACTGTATATATTAATAGATTCACCTATGCTAGTAGAAATATTACAACTATCAATATATTTTATAGTTAATTGAGCTGAATTTGATGTAACTGTATTGCCTAATGAAGCTACACAATAATAATATTTTCCATTGTCTGATAGTTTAGGAGTAAATGAATATGAAGAAGAAGTAGCTCCAGAAATAGCTGTTCCACCTCCAGAAGAAACAGTAGATACATACCATTGATATGATGAAGGTGTTTTAGAAAAAGTAACAGTAAAAGTTACTTTATTACCATAAGTAATAATTTGACTGACTGGCTATCCAGAAATGCTAATTGTATTAGAATAATTAGAATAATTATAATAAACAGAATAATTATAATAGTTATCATAATCAGAATACCTAGAATATCTAGAATATGTATTAGAATAATTAGAATATTTAGAATATTCAGAATAAGTGGCACTATCAGTATCCTATATAGGTGAAACTAAATCATTGCCATCTCCATTATGAACTATTTTATTGATATCTAATCCATCTAACAGCCATTCAGATAATTTAGCAGACATAATGGCATCCTCCTTTTACTGCTCCATAAAAGTAATTCTTAAATAAAATATTTTTTTTATCTTTGTCAAAATATTGTAATAAAGAATCTACAGAGTTAAATAAATTTTTATACCAGCTACAATAAGCATCAGGGGCATTAAATAAATTATTATTAATTAAATAGTTATTTGGTAAACAACCGCCAGTGCAGCAATTAAATAATGGACAATTATTATCACAATTTTTATTAAAAATTTTATTTTCTTTATTTAATAAATAGAGAGATTCAATTTTATTTATATCAATTGGCTAATTATCATAAATATTACCTAAATAAAAATTACTATCTTTACTTTCATTAGTTAAATGTCCACAAGTATAAATATCTCCATTGGTTTCAAAAAATCCTTTTCTTTGAAAACAAAAACCACATCTATTTTGAGGAAGGCAGATATCCGCAGTTCTAAATAAATTATTTTCTTCTAAATAATCTTTTATAATTTTTTTTATCATCATTTCTTTCCAAGTTGCTGGAATTAAAGGAACTGTATAATTTGTAAATTTTTTTATAAAGTATTCATTTAACTAATTTAATTGATCCTTATAAATCTATTCTATTTCAGAAGACCAAGAAGAAAAAACATCTGGTATAACATGACAATTTTGAAAACCAATTTCATCTAAATATTTTATAGAGTCAGCTAAATAAGAAATATTATTGACATCTATAGTTAATCTAGCTGTAGTATTAGGAAAATATTTTAATATATTTGGAATATTTTCTGATAATTTATCAAATGTTGAATTATTGTTATTTTTATATTTTCTAGTAGCATCTTGACTTTCTTTATTTCCATCTATAGATAACATAAATTTAACATTATTATCTTTACAATATTGTAAAATATCTTCAGTTAATAATAGACCATTAGTTGTAAATGTAAAATACATATTTTTATTTTGTAATTCATTTTTATTCCAATTAATTATTGGCTACATTATATCATTAAAATGTAATAATGGCTCTCCTCCAAAAAAACTAATAACTTGCGGTTCATTATTTATATTATTTTCAGATAAAAAAGTTATTATTTTTTTACAAGTATCTAATGTCATAACATTATTATCTTTATAACTTTCAAAACAATAAGTGCAATTTAACTGGCATTGATGGGTAATTATTAATTGTCCATGGATTAAAGGCTAATATATTTTTTCTTCCATAATTTTCCCCCCCCTTAGTATGCCTTATTTAAAATAGCAGAAATTTTATTATTAATTAAAAGATTAACAAATTCTGTCGTTGCTATCTAAGTATTATTAATACTAATATCAGGAGTAGGAGCTAAAGGGGCTCCAGTGAAGTTAGGGGAATTAATATTAGCTTTTGATTTTAAATCATCCTAAGTAATAAAATTATTTAAACTATTAGGGATAACATAATCAACACCAGGAGTAGCTGAAACTATTTTATGATTTTCCCCTTTTAAAATTCCTGAAATATTGATAGTAGTTTCATCAGAAATATCAGTGATACCTAAAGCTGCTTCTCCAACTGATATATTATTTATTTTTTCTTTTCCTAAATATAATCCCATATTTTATCTCTCCTTTTTCTTAAGTTCCATCATCAGACCAAGTGATGATTGTAGTAGATGAAATATTATCATTAATAAAAACAAGATCTGTTACTTTAGTAGTTCCATCACCTATTTTTATTTTCTTTAAATCATCGTAAATAATAATTTCACCTTTTAAAGGAACAAAATTAGTTGCTTTATCCCAATTGGCTTTTGTATCATGCTTCTAAACAATACGACCTTGGAATGTTTTATTTGCCATTATATTTCCTCCTTAAACAAAAATATAGGGAAATAAATATTTTGAAAATAGTTCAAGATATTTATTTCCCTATATTAAATATCTTTCTCAATCATCTATTTCCAAAAGAGTAAAGATTATTATAAATAAGTTATCAATTTCAAACTTATTCTGTCCATTTGCACCATATAACTTTGGCGCCTGCGTCTTGTGCTTTTATAACTCCATCTTTTATTGTAATTGTTTTACCATCAATTTTTACACCACCAAGTGTTTCTGTAGTTGCTGTTGGTAATTTATATAAATCTGGAATAGCACTTTTTTCAGCATATTTACTTAAATCAGGTTTATTATTTAAATCATTATAATCATTAGATACAGCAACAGCGCCTAATGTATCAATCAAAGTTAAATAATATTGATCATTTTTAATTTCATCAGGCTATGGTTTATTAATAACATTGTTCCATTCAACAGCATCTGCTACGACCCCTTCGCCAGTTGCTATTAATGTACCAGTGGCACTAATTTTAAGACCTTGACCTACTTTAACTACACCAAATTTTTCAGTTGTTGCTTTTGGTAATTTGTCACTTGTAGTTTGTTGATTAACATATTCTTTTGCATCAGATAATGCTTTATTACTAAAATTTTGAGCAGCTTTAATAGCTCCTTTAATTGTATTAGATGCTTCAGTATCCTTATCAGTGCCAATTAAATTATTTTTAATTTCATCGCTACGAGTATTTAACTAACCTAAAGTAATAAAATTAGTAGGTATCTCAGTTTTTTCAGCATAAATAGATAAATCAGGTTTATTACTTAGTTTATTGTAATCTCCATTAAAAATATTTTGTTTATAAGCAATGCCGCCTTCATGCTCTATTTTTTGAATTAAATTTTCTAATTCTTGAACTGTAAGCTAAATTACATATCTATCTTTTAAGCCAGGCATTTGCAAAGATTTTAATTGCTTGTCTACCAATGAAAGTTCCTCCTTCCAATGTTTCTATTCTAAAATTATATAAAAAATAAAAATATTAAATTATTTAAATTAGTCCAGATAAAAAAAATAAAGACTCCAAAATGGAGTCTTTATTATTATATATTTACAGTTGAAGAACCGCAATCAAAAATTACATAGTTGGCATCAGGGTTAGCGCCTATTTCATCAAGAGTATAAGATGGCTTCGTAGGTGCCTTAGCCCACGCCGGAACATCTGCTCCAAGCCCTGCACCCCAAGGTAGGTTTTCCCATGTGGTTGTACCATCGCCAACTTTAAATAACACAGTAGGAGCTGTGGTTGTTGTACCAGATGTAAGTGCTGGTACATAACAAAATCCCACTTCACCGGCAAGTAAAACTTTTGATTTGTTTGCAGTCCAATTAGCAAGTGTATCGTATTTAGACTTAATACGAATATTTAAAGTTTTATCAGCCATTCCAATCCTCCTAATAGAAAGGGGAGATTTCTCTCCCCTTATAATTTATTAAATTAAAGTACTAGCGTTACCACCATTAAGAACAAGGGTAAGTGTACCCTATTTAAGAAGATCAGTAGAAACTGCCTTTACACTAAGAGTATGATTAGCATTATTCTCAATAGAAGTGCCATCACCCTTATAGCTTTCAAGAGCTATTGTCTTCTTAGTAGGAGTCTGTTCTGTACCATTAACTGTAATCTTTTCAATTACGTTAACTTGAGCGCCATCTGCAATACCATCAAGCTTAGTAATTTTGGTATCAGCGATTAAGCTCTTACCAGTTTCTTTCTTGACAACATCAGCATCTTTTGCATACTGAGTAATATTAAGAGCATCGACTGCATCCTTAACTGTCTTAGCTACAGAACCTTCAACAGTGTCAGCCCCTTCAAGAGTAGTAAGACGATTAGCTAAACCACTTTCAATACCTGTTGCACGATTGGTTTCATCGGTAATTGCAGTATTAAGTTTTGTTTCTTCACCCTTAGCACGAGCAGCTTCATCTTCAACTGCTTTCTTATTAGCTGCAATATCCTTAACCATCTAATCGGCAGCAGAGCCATGTGTACTGATGTAAGTCTGAATTTCTTTTAAGGTATCAACAGCGGCTTCACCAACATCTGCAGCGGCAAGGAAGGTATCAACACGAGATTTAACACCAGCAATAGCAGTAGCATTTGCTTGTTCTTTACCTTCTGCACGCTTTTGTTCAGCAGCAACTGCGTCCTTGACTGTCTTAGCTACAGAGCCTTCAATAGTATCAGCACCATTTAACTTAGTAATGGCGTCAGCATTAGCTTTGATACTTGCCTTAACAGCACTATCATTATAAGTAGCAGCTGCTTGGGCATCAGCAATCATCTAAACAATTGTCTTATCTGCTGGAACAGTACCAACTTTATCGCTTAATGCATTAACAGAAGTTTGAGCATCGGTGCCAGCTTTCTTTGCATCAGCAACAGCTGTATCGACTTCAGTTTTAACTGCATAACCTTTATCTTCGACTGCTTTCATAGTAGTCTTGGAAGCAGCAAGTTCATAAGCTTCTTTTACAGTGCCAGTATGTCCTTCGCCAAGAATAGCGGTCTTAGCAGTTGCAATTTTAGTATCAGCATTAGTACCAGCGGTATTAATAGCTTCGGTCTTAGCTGTATCAATTGCACCACTTACGCTATCAACATCAACCTTACCTTCAAGAGCGGCAACTTTCTTACCAATAGCAGAAGTGTCACCAACAAGACCATCGGCATAAGTCTTTGCAGAAGCAAGAGCAGTGTTGGCCTTATCCTCAGCATAGAGCTTAGCACCATGAATAGTTTGACTATCTTTAGTGTCAATATCAGTCTTACCATCTTCGCCACCAAGAGTATGACGTAAATTATCAACCGCAGTATTAACGGTACTTTCAGTAGCAACCTTGTTGGTGCCCGCATTATAAGTGCCTTCAAATGTTAAATTACCCTGTTTGCCATCAAGAGCATCCTGAAGACCATCAATCTTGGAAATACCAAGAGTAGGAATATCAGAGACGGCAAGATTTTCGCCCTTAGTCACAAGACCTTTTGCATCATAAGTAACTTTAGTAGCCGTACCCGCAGTAATGTCTTTGTTAGCAACAACAGCGGCATTAGCTTTCTTTTCTACAGCTGCAATAGCAGTTGTATTATCACTATCAGCCTTTTCGAGAGCTGCCATCTTAGTGTCATAAGCAGATTGATCAACAAAATTACCAGCATTCTGCTTTGCATTCCAGTTAGCAATATCTTCAGCAGTAATGCCAGCAGCAGGAAGTTTTTCAACTACACTAACACGTCCGGCAAGAGTAGTTAAATCAGCAGCCTTAGCATAATCCTCAATCTTAAGAGCCTTAATAGCGCCATCAATATAAGCCTTTACTTCAGGAGATTGACCTTCAGCAGTACCAAATCCTTTAAGAATAGCTTTTAATTTATTAATATCGCCAGTTAAACCATTAACAACTTCTGGATGCTTTGCGACCCAATCAACTAATTCTTTGAAGGTATCAATAGTACCATTATCAGTAGCCTTGGTAGCAAATGCATCAATAGCATCATTAACAGCCTTCGCGACTGAACCTTCACCAGTGCCTTTCAGAACATCAATAGCATCTTCATTAGTCTTAATACGCTTACGAAGACCAGTAGTATCATCAGCACCAACAATAGTTTCAAGGGCATCTACATCTTTCTATGCCGCAACAGCCTTGCCATCAGCAGTTTTTGCATCAGCAACACCCTTATCTGCTTGCTTTTGGGCAGCTTCAATTAATGCGTATAAGCCAGTTGCTGCTGTTTCGCCTTCTTTGGCTGCCCCAACCTTTTCGATAAGAGAAGCGACTTTACCTTGTAATGTAGAAACATCAGAAGCAAGATCGCCAGAAGCAGTAGTAGAAGCAAGCTTAACAAGAGTACCAGCTGCATTACTGATCATGTAAGCTTCGCACTTACTATCTGCAACTAAAGTTAAAATCTGACCAACATAAGCTGTAGCGCCAGATTTAGCATAAGTTTCTAATTCTGTTTTATTATACCATACAGCGGTAGTATCAACAGGAGCAGGATTACCACGCTTAATAGACAGCGGGAAACCCATATAAGCAGCATTATTTAAAATAGTAGCCATATTATATTATTCCTCCTTCAAAATTAACCAATCGTAACGCTATATGTTTCACCAGCATCAATAGAAGCAGGTTGATAGACATATACATCATAAGGAGCTGCAGCATAGCTTTCAGCACCTTCAACACTAACAGTAGTGCCTTGTTTAACAAATAGAGCTGTAACATCAGCATTAAGAGCACTTGGCATAAGAACCTTCGTAATCTTACGACCAGCAGGAACTGCAACGATAACTTTCTTTGCACCAGCTCCAGCACCGAATGTGCCTAATGTACCAGCGCCCTAAGCTTGTTTATGAGCAAGAGCACGAACATTAGCAGAGTTAAGTCCAGCATCAGAAGTCATAGGACCCCAGAACATATAACGAACACCCTGAAGAATATTACTATCCTTAGAAGCAGAGCCTGCTGCAATTTTACCCGCAGGATAAGGATTGCCCAAATTGGTTACTGGAATAGAACCTTCATTGTAAGTTGCCTTAGCTGTAATCTTCTTAGCAGTAGCTTCAGCAATAACATTTTCAAAAGAGCCAGTGGCAGTTGTTTTCTTCTCGGTCACACCAGTGCAGCTAACTTCCCAAGTCTGAGCCGTAATACCAGTGGCTGGGCCATAGGTATAAGAACCAGCGGATAGAGAAGCTGTATATGTTAGGTTTTTCTTAGTGCCAATCTCATATGTGCTAATATTTTGGGCATTAAGAGTGACAGCCGGATTGGTCTTAGACGGATTAGCTTCTTGAGCCATTAGACTAGAAAGCACCTGCTCAACACTCTTGCCCTTAGCATTGAACTTAGCAGAGCCAGATGGCTTAGAAAGAGTACCAATAGCAACAGTATAAGTAATATCATCATCAAAATAAACATTATCAGCACGATAGTTGCCATCCATGGCCTTCCATTCGCCGTCATATACATAAGCGGTGTAAGAAGTCTTATCGCCAGTAATAACACGTTTTACAATAGCAGTATCGCCATTATGAAGCTCTGCAAAACCCACAACACGAGTAATAGCCTAAACGTCAGTTTCTTCACCTGTTGGAATAGCTTCAAAATTTTGAGCTTCATCACCGCCAACAAATTTTAAATCGCCCAAGGCAGTACTGCCATCACCAATCTTCATCTTGCGATTAGTTTGGTCATAAACGATTTCGCCTTTAAGAGGGATAGCGGTACTCTTTTTTTCAAGAGCTTCAGCAGTATCATTTAATACTTGAATACGAGTATTAAGAATTTTATCAGCCATAAATCATTTTCCTCCTATAAAATTAATTAAGAGTATTTGCGTTGCCACCATTAAGAATATCATAACTATCTTCTCCATATTGAATAGGTACAAGATTATTATTTACATCTACAATATAAGGCAACCATTTATTATTCTAAAAGATAGATACAATTTGACCAACACAATTATGCTAAGTGATATAATTAATTGCATCTACTAAAGAATTGAAAGAATTTTGTGTTGAAGAAGAAGTTTCTGTAGTTGTCCATTTACCATCATAAATATATAATTTACCATTATAAATACACATTTCTCCATCCTCAGCGGTAGCTGGAAGTGCATCAACTGTACCTAAAAATTCCATTACATTATCAGGAAGATCAATTATACCACTTTCGCCACCAATATATGGTAAATCATTCCATAAAGTTTTACCATCACCAATTTTCAGTTTATAAGTGTCTAATTCAAATCCAGGCTCGCCGTCCTTAAGCAATAAGTTCTTTTCGCGCCATGTAGTTGATCGACCTCTTTTGAACTTGATGATATCACCCATAGATTATTCCTCCTTCTAGACAGTATAGAAGCCATTGACAAGTACTTGTCTATAGCCAGGAGCTAAATAAGAAGGATCTAATTCTCTATTAAAACGACCACCACTAATTTCAATATGAGGGTCACCCTCAACCTTGAAATTCTTATCTTGTGCAGTAATAAATGTACCGCCACTAATGTATGTATTTTGAGGATTTATATCTTCACTTAATTTACGAAGATAAAAATTATATTCCCCTTGGCTTGGTTTACTATTTTCAAAATATCCATTAGTAATAGTCATTGACTTACCATTAGCAAGAATAGTATTATAGAATGTGCCGCCATTAATATTTAAAACAGCATTATCATCATTTTTTATAGCATATAAGCCGCCAGCGAATGTACCATCATTAATAGTTAATGTAGGCATTTCAGCATTTTGACCTTGAACATAACCATTAGTAGCATTACCAGCGTGATAATCCCAATAGCCATTTTCAATCATACTAGAAAACTCGCCACCACTCATAAACATGCCACCATTAATTGTCATAATGCCATGATTAACAGCAGTATAATAGCCATTGCCTGATACATCAGTAGTACGTTGTAATTTACCATTATTAATAGTAATATTACCATTATTAAAAACTGCGGCATTTTCATTCTTATTACATTCAATAGTGCCTTGGCCCTTAATAGTTAGATCGCCATTTGCTTTGATATCTATTGGAGTTTTTTCATTGTTGATAATATCATTACCATTTAATTCAATAGTCAATGCTTTATCAATAGAAACGCTGTTATCAAAGTTGGTATTAAGACGAATTGTACTTCCTGCTGGAGCCTTCATAAATGCTACATCAATAGATTGATAAGGCACGCCATCTACAACTGCTGGATTATCAGTGTATTCTTGAACATTAACAACTTTAGTTCCGCCTACATAAGATAGTTTATTCCAAGGTGTTGAACCATCGCCGACTTTAATCTAATGTGTATCAAGTTCTACGCCGATTTCACCAGCTGCAAGAACTATATTCTTTTTAGACCAACTGGTTGATTTACCACGTCTTAACTTAATAATTTCAGCCATCTCGTGTTCTCCTTTCTTTAATCATCATCTATAGAGCCGCCATCCCAGCCGCCTGTTGACTTAGAAGTATCTTCTTTGTCAATGTCGCCGCCGTCTTTGCCGCCCTTATATGAAAGAATAAACATTTTCATATTGTCCTTCTCCTTTCATATTTAAAATTATTTTATGTTGCTCTATACCTATTGGACCGAAAATTTCTTAAATGGAATTTTAATTTAAGCATTCGGTTTTAGCATCCCAAGCCGGCTAGAGCAGTTCATAACCTACTGTCTTTAAAATATATAAAAAAAAAGATGGACTGATTAAATTAATCAGCCCATTAAATAAGGTAGTACGTAATTTTGATATTCTGGTTTTATCATATACTCGCAATAAGTTAAAGCTGCCTCTAACTCTTCCCAAGTACGTCCTTCAATTTTATAATGCTCAAAACCTAAAGGAGCATATTTTTCTTTAATTAGTTCATAACTCATATGATTTTTACGAACAGATGGATAGAAATTATTTTTAGTAATTCCGCACCAAGGAGTAGTGTAAGATTTACCATAATTTAAAACCATTTGACTGTTCAGTTTATAATGTTCTTTTCTGAATTGACAACCAGCAGGACAGATTGGATTAATTAAAAACTCTGTTTTTGCTCGCTCTTCTGGTGTTAAAGAATTCAAAAATTTAAAATTGAAATTTAAATCATAATGTAAACAGGTAAGTTTATAATCTTTTTTATCAATTTCTTTTTTTGCCTCTTCTGGATCAGTAATAACTTTAGTAGTCGATGATACATATTTATACATAGGATATTGTTCTTTAAGATAAAGCATAAAATCATCATCAGCGACTACTACTTCATTAGGACCGTTACTTCCTGCTTCCATTAATAAATTACAAAATCTATTTTTATATTCTTTTGGAGTTAATTGATTATTTGTAAATACATATCTAATAGGGATATGATATTTATTATTATATGTATCAATTATATTTTTTATAATATCAATAGAAGCTTGTTTATAAAAAGAAAATACTCTTCCTCCATCCCAGATACAAAATTGAGGATTACCATAACTAATTTCAATTTCTACGTCATCGTAAAAATATTCAGGATTAGCAGATTTTAAATCTAAGAGTTTAAAATTTAAATTTGCTAATTCATACATTCCTGGAATTGCATACTTAACCATAATACATTTGCTCCTCTATAAATTCATAAATCAATAATTTGTCAGAATCTTTAATAAAAAAATCAATAAAAAATTTAATTATATTATTATTTTTTGAATTACAATAATCTGGTAAAATAAAATTATGAAATCCTAAAGGAACATAATTATTCTGAATATCTTCTATAGATAAACTATAATTAAGTCCTGAACATTTAGAACAATTTATTTTAGTAAAAGAATCTGAATAGTTATATTGAGCTATTTGTTCTTTAATATTACAATCGTCTAAACTTGTACAATTACAAATATCTCCAACAGGTAACTCAATGTTCCTTTTATTTTGTATTGCTTTTAAGAAATTTAAATCTTTAATTTTATTTAATGGAATTTGAATTAAATAAAAATCACAAATTTCATTCAATTTATTAATTAATTCTGGAGTTAGTGAGTTAATTAAGTTAAAATTATTCGATAAAATATAATGAAAGTTAGGATACTTTTTATATAGATATTCATATAATTCCAAATTTGATAATTCAATAGCATTGCTACTATTATTTAATAAATTTAAAATTACATTCATAATAGTATCATCAAAATCATTAGGATTTAAATTAATATTACTACAATTAATTCTTAAAGGCAATAGGTTATTATTAGAATATTCTATAATTGTATCATAAGTATTATCGCCAATACCAAAGTTGTTATTTATACCGCCGTTCCAATAGGTATAGGGGAAAGAACCGGCGGTATAAATAAATTTAACAGGAACTTTAAAAGAGCCAGAAAATTTATCTTGCACAATGAAAAATATATTATTTAATTTTTGATTTTCATAAAAATTTTGTAAAGTAAAATAAATCATTATTTTTTTCTCTTTTTAATTAAATTTTAAAATATTTGTATACTTATAATCTGGATTTAAAGGATTGAATATATCCAATTTAAATAAATTCTAAAAAGTATTACTATGACTATAAAAATCATCATTTTCAGGTTGATTGTCAATTGGAATATCAGGTATATATTCTTGCCAACAAGAATCACATTCTTTTGAGTCTATCTATTTTAATGCAATTAACTATATAATTTCTTTAACGAATGAAAGAATATCTTCATCCTTTTCTTTTGCATAATTTATTCGACTGCAAATATCAATTAATTCTTGATAATCATTTATATTATTAATATCAAAGTTTTCTTTAATAGAATTTAAGGCAATTAAAAATTTAACTTTTTTATTCATTTATATACCCTCTTTCTATTCCTTGATTGTAGATAAATGTTAACCAAGATTTATCTTTTGTGAGCCAACCTTTTTTAACTCCTATATCATAAACACCATATTGATAATATAAATCAGTCAATTTTTCATATTTAACTTTATTAAAAGCACAAACAGCTTTAATTGGCATATAAGGTTCTCCACTATCTTCAGTCTAAGCCCCAAGACATCCTAACTTGCAAAGACTAAAGTATTTGCATTTTGCGCACAAAGGGAAAGTAGTTGTTTTTGCCGTTTTCATAGTTATATATGCACTTACATTATAGGGATCTATATCAATAATATGATTTTTCTCTTCATCTGTTTTAAAATACCCACCAGTGTAAAGAGGATAAGACATTCTATGACAAAATACTAAAGATAGATTAGTACAATTAAAATGAATCATACTCTAAGCACCACAGCTCATTTTATCAAAATTACTACTTGTTGAGCTACTGGATTTTAAATCTAATGGATCACATCCTTGAGGGAATGGTAAATTTCCATCTTCATCAGTCCCAATTAATAAATGATGTACAAATTTAGTTTTATCACTATCACATAATTCAAATCTTTTTTTCATAAAATGTTCAAGAAATTTATTATGTAATTCAATAGTTTCTGGAGTCCAATTACCATTACGTACTTCAAGCATATAAGGTTGATAATAACCATTAGGAGCAGCTAAATCAAATTTCTTATACATGTCATACCACCAATCAATATTTTCACACCAAACATCAATATTTTCGGCACTAATCATAGGATGGTATCCGAAACCAAATTCTTTAGTAAACTAAAAAATAGTATCAAAATAATGTTGATCTATATCAATTTTTTCTCTATTTTTTATTGCTGGTAATCCATCAGTACTCCAAGAAAAACTCATATATATATTATAAACATTTTTAAAATGATAATATATTTTTCTAAATCTTGATACTAATTGAGGTTTTTCATATACCCATCGTAAATTACAAGGACATTGAATTAAACCCTGTTTATTAAAATATTCAGGATGTTTTATTAAAATAGGATTTAGATATTTTTCAAGCAGATCAACAATATCAAAGAAAATTTCATCATTAAACATATCTCCGGCAAACAGAGCTATATTATAACAGAAATTTTTTCTTATATTATAAACATAATCTAAAACAAGATCAATATTTTTTAAAGTATCCTTTTTATTTAACACTGTTGGATAAAGTTCTTTGCCATAATTAGCTATATAGCAATATGAACAATGCTAATTACACTAAGGACGTACTATTAATTCAAATCCATTTTCATTTAAAAAATAGTCTCCATCAGAATTTGAATTAGTGGGATATGGTAATAAAGCTGTATCTAAATATAATTTTAATAAATCTCTTTCTTGTTCTTTATAAGTCATTATTAAAAATCTCCAATTTCTCTATTTATATTTTCTTCAGCTATATCTAAAATACCATTACAGAAAAATCTTATTTCTTCATTTCCTCTAACAAAAATAGAGCCATTCCGGCATTTTAATATATTATAGCATTGATATGCTTTAGCCAGTATAAAAGCATGACGTTTTAATTTATTAAAATCATATAGATAAGATTCATTAGCCTATCCACATAAAGCTAATAAATATATTTTATTTATCATTTGCTATGTTTCAAATAAAGTTACCGTTGGGTCACGAGCAGTAAGATAAAAATCAAGTAATTTTTCAATTTCTTCTTTATCATTTTTTAGAATATTAAGATACCGTCCATGTTCTTTACACATCCATCGACCCTGATCTAAAATTGTATTAGTTAATTTATCCTTTTCTAGGTAAGGGTCATATAAAGAAGCATGGCAGTCTAAAAGATTTCCTTGATAATCTATTCGTAAAACACCATCAAAAGAACTACAATAACTATTAATTGGTAAATCTTTATTAGTTATAAAATTATCTATTAATGTATCAATTGAACGACAATTAGTTTTATAACATAAACTAATTATATCCTCTTCTAAAGTTCCAAAAACTTCTTTAAAAATATGTCTATATTGGACGCCTTCATTTTTAAAATTATGTTTCTTAGCACTTAAAATATTTTGGAACTTTCTCATAAAGCTACAATAATTAATTCCATCATCGCTGGTCCAATCATGAGCATTTTCATGTAAAAATACTCCTCCACGGAATATAATTCTTTGGTTGATAATAGATTGATTAATTCTATATAGTGTATCCATATATTGTTCAACAAATTTACTAATATCTTCAGTTGTATTAAAATTATCTACAATAAACATAGATAGTACAGCATGAAGAATAAAATCTATTTTAACATTATGTAATTTTACACTGTTAAGTTTTGTTATTAAATTAATTAAATTATTAATAACTATGCTATCCTATTCTGTATCTTTCTTCTCTTTGTTATGTTGTCTTTCATTTATTTCACCTTGAAAGCCATCATAAGAATACTAAATACTTATTTCTATTTCATGGTCGATATACTTATCTATTTCTAAAATAAAATTAAATATATCATCAGTACAATCAATTCCGTTTGTTGAAAAAGTCATTCCTTTTAATCCAGAAAAAACTTCTAACCAGTCTTTCCAAACTTTATTTAAATCTTTAAGCATTAAAGTTGGTTCATTGCCCCATAATTCCATAATTTCAACTTGGCGAGGACTTTGATTATATTTCTAAAATGCTTTTTTAAAAGTATCTAAGTAAGAACCATTAGCTATCGCAGCATTAGTATCTTTTAAAAAATTAGGATAGTTAGTTCCTGATTTAGATTTATTAACTAAACAGTACTTACAATTTAAATTACATCCTCCAGAAACTATTATAACAGTTTTCCAATTTATTTTATCTAAACAATTTATAATTTTATCCATTAATATAACCTTTCTTAGTTATTATTATTATTATTTTACGGATTAAATCTACAGTTAAAACATCTGAAGCTAGGACAGCTAAAACTGGTACATCTATGGCTACTAATGTTAAAATTATAATTACCATTAAAACATGGAATATTATTACCAGTATTATTACTATTATAAAAACCGGCATTATTACTATTATTCACATTAGCATTATTGCTGTTATTAACATTAGTAAAATTACCGCTATGGAATCCACTAAAATTAAAGCCATCGAAGCCACCAAAATGGCTACTATGGAATCCACCGAAATTAGTACCATTATGATTACTAAAATTACCAGCGTTAAATGCTAACTAAGAAATACGATTAATTACTGTTCGCATTTGAGTAATTGGGGTTTGACGCATTTGGCTATACTAATCAGGAACAATTACTGAGGTAGTAGAAGCATTGTCCCCAATCTAAGCATGAGAACTCATAGATTGAATAGCATCTTTTAAAGTAGATATATCACTGGTTTTAGTTTGTTTATTCTAATTGGATGGGACACTAACAGTATCTAACTAAAATTTCTATCTTTGAGTATTTAATTCAGTATATAAAGTTTTTAAATCATCCCATAAAATTTTACTCATTATTTTCACCTAATTGACAGAATAAATGTAATTCAAATTTAGGACTATCATCTATAGCTCGATAGATATAATCTTTATTTATAGTATTTTGAACTTCTTCTTCTCTTAAATTTTTAAAAGTAGTAAAAATAAAAGAAGAAACTGAATTATCATCATCTAAAATAGAAATAGTAAAATCAGAATTAGAACTTAAATTAAATTGCTATATTTTGCTTAGGTATTCTTCTCTTTCTTCTGTAGTATTATATTTATAAGTTAAAGTTAAATAACGTTTTTGATCTGTACCATAGGAAATTTCAATATTAGTATTTGGTATTGGGAATGGAATACTATGTTTTTCAGAATTGCTATCTATAAAAGATATATCATAAATCAACATTATACTTCATCTCCTTTTTTAAATTCAGCTTGAACCATAGCTGTAAATAATTTAGTATCTGGTCTTTTATTTTCTGTTGGATTTAAACTAATAGTATATTTAATATTAGTTATTGACTTAAAAGTAGCATAACTAAATTTATTTTCATTTACATTAACGCTGATACTAAAATCTGTATCTTTTTTTGATAGAAAATTAAAAAGATTATCCATATCAGAACTTTTTTCAGCCTATTGATTAAAATCATTTGCGAAAGTAAGAAGATTTCCACTTTCTTGATATTCTATACTTATTTTAATGTTGTCTGTATCCTAAACAATTAAAGTTTTTTTCTCTCCATTAGGATCAGTACAAGTAATTTCATAAACCATATTAAGAATCCTCCTTAAAATATTTCTAATAATAATAAAATATTTCTTAATACATTTAATCTCTTTTAACCATTTATATTATACTATAAATTTTGAAGAAAAGCAAAAAAATAAATCCATCTTTAAAGATGGATTTATTTTTAGAAAGGATGAAATGCAATGAACGAATCTGAAACGAGTGGCGCGGAACTGAGGTGTCGATCCCCATCCCTTTCACAGGACCACTTGTTTTCAAGACAAGGCTTACCGCCGGGCAAGTTAATTCCGCATATTATAATTGGCTATAGACCCTTAACTATCTATGATTTAAATACGCCACAATTACCATGAAGCTTAGCGATACCAATTATTTTAAAAAACAAGACTCATTGAAAAGCCAAAATAAAAACACGGAATTTAGCTTACTAAACCAGCTAAAAAGAAAAAACTTTTCAAAATATACTTTATTTTCTTTATTATACTTTTTCATCTATTATTTGATAAGTAAGTATGTAGAACCTTTACAGGCAAAAGTTTGCTGAAAATGAGTCTTAATATATGGCATAGGAGCAAGGGATTCGAACCCTGGATGTGTAGCTACAATTAGTTTTGGAGACTAACCCAATCGACCACTCTGGCACTCCTACATATAATGGCGTTGGGTAAAGGATTTGAACCTTTGGTCCCCGTTTCCAGGGACAACTGCTTAGCAGGCAGCCGCTATCGACCTCTCAGCCAACCCAACAAGTATAAAAAAATAGATAGTAAAAAAACAAGCATTGCGCCAAGGCGTAAAAACTCTATCTATTGTATAGTTTTTGTTCCTTACATATTTAAATATATAAGAAAGGATTACCGGTAGCCTGCCGCCTAATGACAGGATTTCCTATAACCGGACTTTATATTCACACCGTGGCCTCGGTGGAACGAACTTTTACAAAATGTTCAGCCTGATGTTTTGGCATCCAAATTAAAGTGCCATCATAAAATCTGAAAAGATAAGTCATAAAATTATCCTTATTATCAGCCTTGCGGCACTTACCCTTACCGTACCTCTTACACCAGACCTTATCTCCTGGATTAAACTTCATTATTTTCTCCTTAATAATTTTAACAAAGCCCTAAAATCATTTGCTGGATTTGAACCAACTCTAAAAAATTTTTGCAGAATTTCTTATTTATCCTATTAAAAGTTGCTGTATGGGCTTTTCATATGGTTGCGGGAGTGGGATTCGAACCCTCGACTTTGAATTAAATTCAACGTTTTCCTACCATAAACTATGTCCCCAAGTATGATGGTTATAAAACTTAATCTAATGCAGGCATCAGACTAATAGAACGCTCCATCCAGTTCTATGCACCAGTTGAGTTGTATGTTTTCCGCGAGTGCGGTGGCGGGAAACCAAGGAATTGAACCTTGCTTGGCGGATTGCTTCTTACATCAGTTACAATGTCATTAACACCTTCTCTAATTCATAATTTTCAGCAAATGATACTCGTTGAATTTGTCCATTTTTTGGATTAACAAATCTTAATTTTTTACTGCCACCACATTCATTAAAAGGAACTAAATAACATTTCCCATTAAATGTTGTAGCAAAAAAATCTACATCATCTGCTGTATATCGTTCGTTAATACATTTTCCTTCGGCTCGATGAGAACTTCTGCAACTAAATTCAATACCTTCATTCTCACCAAAAGCATGAGAAGTTTTACATTGAATTTTATAAAAATTTCCATTCACATCAGCTACGAAGTCATAACGCTCACAATCTCCATAAGGAGTAAGAACATTATAACCTAACTTTAAAAAAGCAAGCATTGATTCCATTTCTGTGATATTACCAATTTGTTTTGAATTTAACATAATTCTACAACATTGTAAGTCAGAAGAAACAGTCCGCTGCCTGAACCACTAGGCTAGTCTCCCATATTCATAGGGAAGGCTTCTAGAAAACCCGTGTGCTTACCACCCTACGTGTTTGGAATATATCACACTTAATGGTGACCCCAGCCGGATTCGAACCGACGATACAGGGATGAAAACCCTGGGACTTGACCACTTGTCGATGGGGCCATATAATGCCAGCCTGAAAACTACTCACTGGCTGTAGGGCACAACTCCTAAGTTATTAGTATGTGCTATATTTACAAGGAACAGAAATGTTCTTGCCGCCTAAGTTAATCAGAAGCCAAATCTCTTGACTTTTCTTTTTCCTTTGCTCTATCATATTCCATGCCCTTGCCTTTCTTAGCAGGAACAATAGATCTACGACGGCGAAACAGAAGATACTCGTTCAACTCTGTATTATCCATTTTAATTGCAGGTTTCTTAGTAGTTGCCATTTCAAATATCTCCTTTATTATTATATATATATTATATAATATTTTTTTTAAATTTTCAAATTTGTTGGTGCCGAGACTGAGACTTGAACTCAGACTCTTCGCTGTGTAAAAGCGACGTGTTAACCAGTTGCACTATCTCGGCATTTAATCTATCTAATTAAACCGCCCGAAAAATTAAATAGACTTTTATAAAAATCCTCATTGGGTATGGAGGCTATATCAAACTGGCTTTTACAGTAGGCCCAGTAAGGTGGACCTGCTTGATTTCCACAAGTATGAGTTTAATTAAAACAATATTAACTCTAATTAAAACCTTGTTGCCTAGACTTTGACTATACATAGCGTTTGGACAAGGTGACTCAAACCTCGGGTTTCACTGTTACGTCGCTCCCCTAAGAACCAACGGAATGTTTTTCGATTACATTCAACGCCTTCTTTTACCGTCCAAGCATGGCAGGTATCCTTTCCATCTTTTATCTTGCTCAACACAAGATGTGCTACCTTTATTGGTATCTCATACGCACGGTCTCCCGCGATATGATCTTGCCATTACTCTTTAAGATTCTCTAATAGGATGAACTACGAGAATTTTGCTATCTTATATTACTTACGCGTTTTCATATAAGTGCCATTTAACGTCAGCGATGCTTTATGAAATTTCTCAAACTTGACCTGGTGATGGTGGAGGGATTTGAACCCTCGGTACCCTGCTTATGGTGATTTAAACAAGATTTGAACTTATATCTATTCCCACTAGACGTCATTATAAAGGTTAATTTCTGTTTTTTTAGTAGGTAAATTCATAGAAACACACCATTTGCGAATAGCATTATCACTTACTCCATACTATTTACCTATTGCTACGAAAGACTAATTACGAATTAACTACTTTAAAGTTTCTCTATCTGGTCTTTCTGTTTTACGCTAAATAATATGACTACAATCTAAACAATAAGTTGTATTAGAATTTAATAATTTACCACATTGTTTGCAATAATGTTTTTTACCTTCTTTAATTTCTTTATTCATCTATAATAAATATTCTGCCTATTCATTATCAAATAAATCCTAATAATTAGAAGGAATTTGATAATATCCAGCATGTATTCCCTTATGGCAATTAGAACAAACTAAAATACATTTTTTAGCCTCATTGATTTGACGTTCTAATGACACCATTGTATTAGCTGATAGAGAAATTTCTTTTTCTTTAGGATTTATATGATGAAATTCTAAAGCTTCTTGAAATTTATCGAAACCACAAATACAACATTTACTATGAAATAAAGAAATTAAATTAGCTTTTCTATTTCTAACAAAATTACATACATTTTCTGAATTAGTTTTAGCCATAAATAACAGCTCCTTTCACTGTTATTTAATTCCTAAATTAATTCTCTTAACCTTCTTTGACCCAGTTCGAAATTGCATTACTTATGCTACTAAATCAAAGGCAGGTGCCTTACCGCTAGGCCACACCATCATTTATACAATAGAAATTTCATCTAAAATAAAATTTTGTTCTTTTTTACAATTAATGCAATACATTATTTTTCGATGTTTTTTCCCTTTATAAGAAGATTTTTTGAAATTCTTGGTTTTAGGAGCCGTCATTTGTAAATGACAAATAGGACAATGAAAATACCTTAATTGAAATTTCATATTTTATCTCCTTTATTATACGCATTTCAGAGGTTCCGGACCCTCCTGAGCAGCGTCACTCAAATAAGATTTTGTCACCTAATAATTTTTAAAACCTTATCAAAAAACAAACCGGTTTTTTAGCTGAACCTTTAACTCCCTTTCCGTTTTTACTTATATGTCAAGAAACAACCAAAGAGTAAGTATAAAAAGACAACATATGAAGAATTTGTTTATAGACAAGCTTCAAACACTCGTCTTGCGGTCATGTTATTTTATAATCAAGTTAGTAATAACTTCAACCGCATTTCTTTAACTTAAATAACCTTTAATAATAGTCCTATATTAAATAATTAGTTATGGGCGACTATTATTTCCCAGCTTTAATTAATCCTTCTATTGGAATTGAACCAATACCTCCGCCTCTTTCAGGCAGCATGCTTCCATTACACCAAGAAGTAATATATATATGACTTATTTACATAACGATGGAGCCACCAACCACCGAGCCTTGATTATAGTGAGTATAGCTACTACTTCACTGTTGGTACCGGTGAAAGGACTCGAACCTTCAGATTAATGATCCTAAATCATTCGCCTATGCCATTCGGCTACACCGGCATATGGTGGAAAGAAGTATTTCACCTTTTATAGCACGCTTCTCCCCGTTCCCGTGCTACCCCTCTCCCAATTAGCTTGATTATGAGAGGATTTTACTATGAAATTCATCATAGCTACCCGATTTCCCTTTGCCTCAGTTTATTTTTAATTGGTCTATTGCCAACGGCAGGTGACTAATCTGCCTAGTTCAAATCGAAAACCCCATGTATAAGACCAATTGGTGGGACAGAGAGGTATCGAACCTCCATCCTTTGGTTTTTCAGACCAATGCTCCGACCTCGTAAGCTACTGTCCCATACAAATGAGAATTTATTTCTCATTTATTTTGTATATATATTTTATAATATTTTTTTTAATTTTTCAATTAAACTTCAGGATGATGGACAAAAAATTCAATAAATTATTTGTTAATTAAATACTAATCTCCTAATAACATATCAAGAGTAATATTATCACGTTCCCAGTAAGGAATACGAACTAATGGAATATTGTGCTATTTAGCATAATCATTTTTTATTTTATCATTATGCACTGTTTTTAAATAATTTTCTTCATTGTTCCAAGTAGAATTATTTTTTTTATATTTAAAATGCTACTCTCCATCAAATTCTATAAGCCTATTAAATTGAGGTAAATAAAAATCATAACGTAATAAATATGTAGTATCTGGATTAATTAAATCTGAAAAATTTTTTTCCTAAGAAAAATCTATCTAATTATTTTGCAATATTTTTTTTATATTTGCTTCTCCAACTGAACGCAAACATCCACAAGAGCTAGTTCTTCCTTCAATTAAATTTCTGGATGAAACATCACATTCATTATTACAATTTAAACAACGACAATGCCAAATGATATAAGAAGATACCCTCTATTCAGTCGGATATAAAACTTTTAAAAACCCAAAAACTTGACCTGTTAGATCTTTTTTATTACACCCTTCTTTAATTAAGCATCCGCAAGATTTTGTATGTCCATTTCTTAAATTAATGCCACTTACGGTAATAATTGTTTTATTTTCACAAGAGCACTAACATTTATAATAATAACCTGAAACTTTAGTCTTATACTACTCTTTATAATCTAAATCAACTTCAAGAACTTTTAAACGTCCATAAGTCTTACCAATTTCATCATACTATCCACATTTACCACAAGATTTTGAACGTCCACTTTTTAATGTAGTAATATTTATACTTCTAATTTCAGGATTACCACAATCGCACTAACAAAACCAGTATCCTCGTTTCTTAGTAGTATCTCTTTTAAGAACAGTCCATCTATTAAATTTAGTTTCTATCGGAATATCAATAAGTTTAGGCATAATTTATACTTCAGGATATTTTATGAAAAATTCAATAAATAAGCCTTCATCTTGCTTACTATCACAGAAAAGTTCCAGTTCATCACCATGCTGACCAAGTAATGCGCCAAGCGCGATATATTGTGAAAGTGCAGATTTCATATTGTATCTGTCACCCTGCGGACTTACCAGCCATACATTACTATGAGCGCGATTAACCGCTGCAATAAAATCTTCAACCTGTTTAATATTCGTCAACTTCATTATTTTAATTCCTTTCTATTGGAATATGGTGCTCCCGTCGGGATTTGAACCCACATCTGGCGATTTGGCCCAAGATGTTAGGCTTGAACTCACATCTTTCTTGCGCATAGACTATTTTACCATTTAAACTAATCTTGGATAAGTCGCCGGCTCTGACCAATTGAGCTACGAGAGCATTTATTTGATTTCTTATTGATTACTTATATATTATATTATATTTTTTTAATTTTTTCAAATTAAGAAATTTACCCAAGACTTTTTACGCTTTGCTCCAAGGAAGGAATTCGAATCCTTATTTTCAGAATTAACTCTGATGAATTATCCAGTTATTCGACCACGGAAAAAAGTTTAAATTGCTGTAAAAGCCTTTCTTTTTTTATATAAATATTATATAATATTTTTTATTAAAAATCAAATAATTATTTTATTCAAACAAGACTTATTTGGTTTGGTTCCGTTGGGTTTAACCACTTCCCTACCTCCGCCATATAATGGTGGGGAGGGTAGGATTCGAACCTACGTAGCATTTGCGACGGATTTACTGTCCATTTTTTGCTGTTAAAGTCTTTATTTATTTTTTTCTTTATTTTATATATATATTATATATTATTTTTTTATTTTTTTCAATTATCTCTTATTGTATAAGGTTGATAAGGTAAATGTCCCTCATCTTCTGCCTTATTTTGTAACTTTGTATAAAATGAATAAATTTCAGAAAATTTAAATCCAGTATCACATTCAAGAAAACAAGGATAACAAGGAACAAATTCTTCTCCACTTTGATAAAGGTCTGTATTATAATTAAAACAATGTCCTTGTTTAAAATACATACAATTTTCTTTATCACAAAAAATTTGTTCTTTTTCTCTATCAATGATAGCTTTACAATTTTCTTGGAATTTAAATGTTAAAGCTTCTTCTTTAATTAAATTATGACCAGCAGAATAAAAAATATCTCTATAAACAATATTTTTTATCATTCTATTTTGTTTAAAAACAACAGTATTTTTATTTAAAATTTGAACTTCTTTAATTAATAAAAAAGGTTTTGATTGAATTTCTTTTGCAATTTTATCAAATTTAGAATTTTCTGTATCATTAATATCATGGAAATATAATATATTAATTTCACAAGCTGGATAAACACTTGTCAAAAGTTTAAATTTATCTGTATGGTATTCTCCTAAATCATAATCATAAGATTCATTTTCATTATAAATTATTCTTAAAATCATAATTATAATCCTAATTTCTCAATTAAAGCTCTTAAATTTTCTTCTTCCTCTGGACTAATTTCTGTAGCCTTCTTCGCAGGCTGAATTGTTGCTCCATCTTCAAAATTAAGTTCATTATTACCAAAATCCATAGAACCAAAATTTTCCACAGGAGTCTTCGGACAAGTTAAACTAATTGCAATCTGAATATATTGTCCATTTTCTTTAGCTCGCACATAATACTTTTTATCATAAGATCCAAGGAAATCTTCACCAAATGCTTCTGCAATTTTTTCTACGACAGCATCTTTAGCAATACTACCTTTTGCCATTATTCATTCTCCCTATCAAATAAAATTTCATCAAAACAAGCTTCACAATAATAAGCATTGTTTTCTTCATCATAAATTAAATCTTTTTTATCATAATACATATTACAATTATCACATATCTAATAATTATCTCCGCAGCTACGGCATACATAACCATCATCATCATCTAATGATATTGCTTCAGGAATATAAATACGTCTACCACACTCTCTACAGAAAGTAAAATCTTCTGTTTCTTCTGTACCATATTCAAGCTCACAATCAATACAAAGCATTGTATCTGTTAAAACACAATCATTTTTGCCGCAAATACAGCATTTTACCCCATGTCCTATGTTAACTTTAGTAGTAGTACGAGTTCTTGGAAGAATTAATTTATCTTGTGGAATACCTTCTTCATGCCAATAAGGTTCACTATAAGCAATACTAAACCAATAGTCATACACAGTAGAATGGAGAGGATCATTATAGTGCAAAGGATTTTTCGGATCAACAATAACCTTAATATCTGGGGTCATTACGTATCCAGTAGGTAATAAACGACTCTCATTAGAAAAAATTTTATCATTTATTGTAAATGTATTATATTTTTCATGACACCAATCAGTAAAACGGTATCCTAGCCCGAAAAATGTTTCATATAATTCAAGAGCGAAATCTTGTAATCCTTTACTTTCATAAGGATAATGCCGACCTGAAATAACCATAGTATTATCATCAGATACATGAAGAAGCATACGCCATTTCTTATCTGCCCATGGTATATCCTCTGGGAATCTAGGTAAAACCGCGTCATGTTCACTCTTAATATAACATATAATTGTACAATTATCTGCCATATAAGATAAATTACCAGCACGATACTCTCCATCAAGAGCATGGCATGACCGCCAATTATGTGTATTTTCACTTAAACTAAGATAATCCAATGGATGAACTGACATACAAAAATATCCACTAATTTTTGTATTTTGAATAAGCATACTAGCTTTATCTTGTATTTCAGTAAGAATTTCCTTATCTTCTACAAAATATTTAAATGCTTTAATTATTTTCATTCCTTTTGGAATGACAGTCCCATTATTCATTGAATAATCTTCGCTTAAAATATTATTATAAAAATCTTTTCTATTATTTTCAACAAAATCTTTTAATTCAAATAAACCATAATGCCAACGAATATTGTCAATAAAACAATCTAATTCAGCTTTTTTATCATCTTCTGAAATAGACATTGTAATAGGCGTATGGCTTTGATAAATTAATTTATTACCAGGAAGCCTACTATAAAATTTGCATTTATTCTCTTCCCAATCATTCATTAATTTATCAATATTTAAAAGGTTAATATCCAGCCCCTATGAATAGGCAATAACCTTCTTTACTTGTTCTTTAATTTCATTTAAATTACAACAGGGACTCGACATTTATCACATACTCTTTCCTTCATATTATTTGAATAAAATAAATTATAACACTTTTCACATTGATGAATATTAGGATCAAGTGCTAAACATTCAGGGCACACATGAACTTTTACTCCATCAATATCAAGAGGAAAATCTTCCCACTCATAATACAACTGATTACAAAAACTACAATTAAGAAGTTTATCATCATCAAAATCATAAGGCATATGATATTTATTAGTCAATGTAATCCATTGGAGATATTCCTTGCTGGGGATAAACTTATATTTATCTGCATTTTCAATATCATCAAGCATTTTACATACTTTACTAATTGTATTATACAATGTTCTAATATGTAAATCTTCATTCTGAGTATGTTCATGATGATAACCAACTGATAAATTTACTCCAGCGACTTCCCATTCAGGCATAATAATACTAATATCTGTAAATGACCCAATCGCTTGCTTAAAACCAAAACTTTCAACATAATCCATGAATGTAAAATTCTCACACTCATAGAAGACGCAATCTCTTTCACCAGCTCTATCAAGTTCAATCATATACTTAATATTTGGAGCTGTTGGATGTGCTTCAACAAATATATGTGCCCCGTAGCCACCCATTTCTTCATCTGTTGTAAAAAGAACATAAGGTCTATACTTTTTACGCAAAATCTGAATAATCGCAAAAACACCTGCTCTATCGTCTGCTCCAAGACCTTCCTTGCCTTTATAAACAGCTCTTTTCTCATTATAAGTAAATTGACGAATTGGTTGTCTAAATACAGTATCTACATGTGCAATAAGCATAACAGGAATATTGCCTTCAGCATATACATAATCTTCTGTAATTTCTACATTAGAATATTTATTAGATACAAAATCACCGAGAGCTTTCAAAAGACCTACTTCACTAATCTTGAATAGTCCTTCCAAAAGCCCCCTACAATTTTCAGTAAATTCAGGAACTAAAACTTTTTTACCCATTTCTTATTCCCTTCTATTATTATATAAATATTATATAATAATTTTATTAAATAATCAATTAGGGCTTATCTGTTCTTGGTCTTCTCCCTCATGTTCGGCAATATACTCCTTAGCCCATTGGCGTCCTGCACGTTCAAAGTACAATACTTTATCACACATTTGGCAATAGGGCTTAGGCGTTTCACATACTTGTTTACAATTAAGACGCATTTCATCAAGACCTTCATATACTAATCTATCATCAATATTAGTATTAAGTCCAAAAATTAATGAATTCATGTCATTTGGCCAAGACTTATCTTCAAAATAAATGCGGTAGAAAGCTCGTTCTTGTGTAGGTCCATCATTTTCAAATTCACAAACATCAAAATATGGTTCATAAATATCAAGTTTTTCTGGACGAACCCAAGTGCCATGTAAGCCACTCATTTGTGGAATATGCCCTTGAATATATGCGCGATTTGGTACAAGTCTTAATGGAATATCTATTTTTTTTACTTCATTTAAATCAAAGAAAATAGGAGCATCAATATAAGCATATGATACACCTAATTTTTTTAAATTATACAGCTCATAATAGGTTTTTGCCGGTTCACTATAAAAAAATTTAAGATCATATTTCTCCATCCAGCGTAATGTAAGCAAAGGATTTAGATCATGCAGCCGAATATAGAAGGTATGGCCCTAATGCAGGCCGGCCTTACAAGTGGCTATACTTTTCCAATCCATTGGCTTGCCTTTTGGAGCATCTATGATAAAATCTTTATCAGGATATTTTTCTACTAAATCAAGAAGTTGGTCAATATATGCCCATTTAACCTCAACCTATTCTGCCTTTTGGAGATATTGTTCTTCTTGGTTATGTCTTAAACAAACTTTCATTTTTATCTACTCCTTTTTTATATTATTTTATCATATTATTAACATTTAGTCAAAAAAATTCTTAAACCGCTTTTTAATTTGGACGTTCGGTATAGACGCCTGACCTTGGCTGGAGCAGCACCCTAAAATGGCAAAACAAAAGGGCCGGTTTCCCGACCCTTCATGTATTAAACCTTTGCGTAGCACATAGCGTGACGTGCTTTCTCACCTTCACCACCAGGAATCTTCATCTCCTGCTTCTTCACCAGACCATCACGAACAAGACCTGCAAGACGATGACGAACCTTACCCAGAGTAATATCTTCATCACCAATAGAATCATGAATTACATTAGCAGTACGGAATTGCTCGTCAAGTGCCGCAAATACCTTCTCGCGCGCAACATCAGGCTCAGCCTTCTTGGCTTCACGCTTCTCGCGATCCTTGGCATTACGCTGGTCGATACGGTCAATCTCTGCCTGACAAAAATCAACCAGAGTCTGTGCATCAACCTCAACCTCTTCACCGCACAGCTTGCCAATCAGAGCATCATACAGCTCACGCTTCGTAAATTTCTTTTCCATAATTTAATAACTCCTTTTATTTTTTCTTTATTTTATGTATATATTATATTATTTTATTTTAAAAATTTCAATTAAATCGCAATTGACCTATTGTAACTATAAAAACGCTCAGGATAACGACGAATAGCATAAGTATAATCAGTAATTATAGTAGAATAAGGATCATTAGAAATTATCTTTTTAGCCTCTACATTTAAATCATCTTCTTCAATTAAGAGAGCCACTATACCATAATAAGGACCGCCATCCAATCGAATTGTTTCAGCCCTAATATTAGTATCTCTGAGATACTTTAAATATTCTTTATTGGCAAGACATTCATTACAAATATAATGCTCATCATAATCAATATTAATAGTTTGATTATCAATATGTCCAACAAATACAGTAGTGAAATCTTCATCAAAATGAGCATCCTCACAGCATAAGCATCTATGCAAATCATTATAACAATCTTCGCAAACCCATTCACCATCTACTTCAATTGCATCATTTGCATTAACTCGTTCGCCACAGCAATAACAATAAGTGGGTGGATCACAGTCTTCACAAACTACTGCTTCAGTATCATCAGACCAATAACCATCCTCGCCACAGCACATACAAGTCATCAAACCAGAATAATTAATTGCGAATGTACGATATTTATTGTCTGGTGGATTAATTGAAAAAATCCCATAATTTTCTGTGTTACCAAAATCATTATACATTTCATTTGTTTCAAAATCCAACAGGAAATGATTATCTTCATCTTCTTTATCTTGCCAAGCTTCAATATAAGAACAACTTTCCAAACTCTCTTGTGGCTGTTTTCTGTTATAACGCCATTCAGTTTTTTCTTCAACCAGATTAGCAAGCCAATTAACAAGAGCTTTATCAAAGGCAATATTGTAATAAGGATAAGATTTTACAGAACAAATAGTATTCGGATGAACAATAATCAATTCTCTCCAGCTTTTGGAAGTCCATTCAATAGAAGTATTTGTTGGATAATAAGGTTTAGTAGTAATATAAGCTACAACAACTAATGGACTATTCATCATCTCAATAGTACCAGAACGATAACTACCTGGTCCTTGAGTCCAGTTCATACAACTTTCCCACCCATTCACATTATCACTCATAGTCATATAATCCAGAGGATGAATAGATAGAGTAAATTTAATTTTAGATTTGCGTACTTCAGTGATACGCGAAATATGATTACGAAAAATTTCAAAATCAGGCAAATCAAATTCTTTAGCCATTTTCTGAAGAACTTTCATTACCTTAGCTCCTTCTGGAACTTTAACTATTTTACCATCTTTATTATGATAAGTAAATCCTTTAGCAACTCTATTAGTAAAAAGTTGATAAGCTTGAATTAAATTATATATTGCATGTTTTGTTGCATAAGTATTTTCAAAATAAGTATCGTTAAGCTCAAATAACTTACGAAGATTCTTAATAAAATTAATACCAGGGTTAAAGCTATAGAGATACTCACTAACTTCTCTTATTTTTTTGTTATCTCCATCTTCAACTTGAATTTCCTTCTCCAGCATTAACTTTTCGCCAAAGATATTAAACAAAGTTTGCTTACTCTTATTCCATTCTCCAAGAATATAATTAAGAGGTGCTTTAAGCTTAATTGGGGAATTAATGCCACCCCATGTTTCAATATATTCAGTAATATATTCCTTATCTTGTGCAGTCAATGCTTCATAAGGTGTCATGATTATTTACTCCCTTTATTTTTTCTATAAATATTTTATAATATTTTATTATAAAAATCAAAAAGGGATAAAGAATCAAATCTTTATCCCTTTTTATCTATATTTAATCGCCTCTTTTTTGACTATATGTCACAATAGGTTCACAAACGAAACAACACATAGCACAAGAAACTTTAACAGCTTCTTCTGAATCATGTCCAAGATGAAGTGCGGTCAAAGCATAAGGAGCGCCAGCCCCAATGGCATAATAATCTTTAATTTCTCTAACCAAATATCCACAAATCTGAAAAAGATGACCTCCAAAAGCCATTAAATAACTATTCCTAATCTCACGAGTACTAGAAATCTCGCCTTTCCATTTACCAAATTCAGTAAAATAATTAAGAATTTCTCTTTCTGTGGCATTAAGCGGTTGATGATTTTCCATATATAGCCACATAAGACTGCATTCATCCGCATTACCAACACTACCAACAATCATATCATTTAAAGAAATAATTTTAGTAAAGTTAGTATTGGGGTCTTTTTCCCATCCATTAGTTAAAATACTATCCGCAGACATTTGAATATTATTGTCATATACCTTCGCGGCAACTACGCTCATTTTATATTACCTCGTTTAATATTATTTTATTTATAAATTGTTCCTTTTAATAAATCAGGTAATTCATTATTAAGAACTTCTTTCCACCCAATTATATTACCTTCAAAACCTTCAAGGTCTTTGAAATTACCAGTTGGGCAAGTTTGACTAATCTTACTATCTACAACAAGCTCAATTAATTCATCGCAAATAATACCGTGAATTAAATCCCAGTTTTTTGTATGGCGGTCTTGCTTTTCATCAGCTTTAACTACCTTAATCTCTGAACCGTCTTCACAAATAAAAATCCATTTTGAGCCAATTTTACCGAAATATCTTCCAAGAGCACAAGCGGTATAGCCATCATCAGTAGCTAATGTGCCATTCTCTTGAATAGTTAAATAGTTATGAATTAAATCCCATTGTGGACTATCAGTAGATGTAATATCAGTCCACCATTCAAAGGGTTTATTAGTATGGTCGATTCCGCAATTACAATATTCTGTAAGACCGTATTCGATTTCTGACCTGCTTCCGCCATCAGCACTATAACTTATTATATTAAAAGCACTTACTGGCATCATCATTAAAGCAACCATAGTGATTACAAGAATGACATTTAAGAATTTTCGCATATTAATTCTCCTTCAATATAAAATAAATACTTAGTAAATAATACTATATTTCATATGAAAAGTCAAATTTAATAGCTAAAAAGAATTGATCGTTTAAAAGCGGTCAATATTATTTACAGTATCATCCATTTTATCATGCCAAAGGAAAATATCTTCCAAAGGGTCGATACAATTAAAAAAGATAATATTATGCTTATTAATAAATTTATCGCAATGATAATGACCACTAAGCCATACATCATATGTAATCATATTCTTAATTTCTTCAAGCCATTCTTCCATAGAGGTATCTACAGTAGATTGATCTACTACTGAAAGGAATTTATCAACTGGCCTAAGAGAATAAGGGCATGTGTGTGATAGTACAAGATCAAAATGCTTATTAGTTTGTCGAATAAGCATTTCAGCATCAGCCTTTTCTTTATCGCTTAATTGTTCATCTTCCCACCAAAGCAGATTGTTTTTAAGACGATAATATTTATCAACAGAATAAGCACCACCAATAACTAATGTACGATATTCTCTATCTTCAGTTTTAAGATAATAAATCCCGTAATTATCAAAATATCTAATTAGAGGATAAGCTGGCTCATACCATACATTAGCTTGAACATTACTATCCCAAACACGCTCCATGCCTTCAATGTTCTCAGGACGTACTTCATGATTGCCCCGCACACAATAAATAAAATATCCAAACTGGCTTGCGTATTCTTTCTTCATATTATCTCGGAATGTACTACCAGTATTAAAACCAACATCTCCAAGAATGATGATTGCATAGTCTTTTGGATTTAAAATTCTAAACATTTTTGCATTAAGCCATGTAAAATCACCATGACAGTCGCCTCTAATCAAATAGTCCTTGAACATTGAAGGTTCCTCCTTATGTATTTTCTTCTTCAGCCAGCTCTTTCTTTAATTCCTCTACTTTATCAAAAATGGCTGTAAGTGCAATTGCTTGAGCACCAAATCGTGTATAATGATTTGTCATCCATTCAGCTAAAATTTCGATATTCTTTTCAATTTCTTCAATATCTCGAATATCAATTTCAATAGTCATATTTTCGTTAGACATTTAACATTTCCTTTACTACTCTTTTCTTCATGATTTTATAAACGACATTATTCATAAAATCTTCAAGTTCTTTATTACCTTCATCTTTAGTTTTGGCACAATAATTATCAGCTACTCTTGTAATATTGTCAATAGCAGTTTTAGCTACAATTCGTGCAGCTTCAAGATCATAGTGATAATTTTTTACAGCAAGAAGATAATCACCCCTTGGTGCTGGAAGACAATCAGCATACTTAACCCCATCAATATAACGTCCAAGATACTGTTCAATACGGAACAAATGCATAAGCTGCTTACTATCATAACCATATGTATCAATTAGGGGAACCTTGATAGGATATCTATGTTCCATTGCATGGTATTTTTCCATAGCAATACCCTTCATAGTTTTAACTGCCTTATAAGGATTATAACGGGCAATAGCTTCACGCTCATTGAGCAGCTCCTGCCATTCATTCCAATATTCGCTTGATGCCATTTTATAAGGAGTGAAAATACATTCAAGATAAGCCATATTCTGTTTCTTTAAACAATCAATGAACAAACGAATATCTTTAAAATCAATGTGTTCATCATTAGGAAGAATCTTGGTATAAGATACCGGCTTCTTATTTAATACAATATCTTCAAATGAAGGAAGAACAATAAGCCGGGTATCTACATCAGACGATTGAGTATCAAGACCATAATTCTGGCTACCATAAGCCATTAAACTAACCCAATTTTCGCTTCTAACATTAGCTGCTTCTAAATGAGTTTCTACTTTATCCATAACCCATTTATCTGAATGGTAATTCATAATTATCACTCTCCATACATAATTTCAATTAAATCTCTGGTCAAAGACGCTTCATTTTCAAGGCTATTAACTTTATTCATGTATCCATCAGCATCCCAATCCAAATCTCTGGCTCTAGTACGAAGCTGAACAGGTGTCATATCCAGAAGTTCAGGATGCTCTTTGACCAAATCAAGAATATCTTTTTTCCGGTATTTATTCCAATCAGTTTTTTCAACCAGTTTAATCAATTCTGCTATATTCATCATCTTCAAAAATCCCCTCATATACAAATCCAATAGTATCAGAATAAACATTATCAATAGCATCATACTCTCGCACATGTGAATATCCCCAATAATATCTACTCTCTCCAGCGGCTTTGCGAATAGTTTGATTGGCATGTTCAGCATCAAGGGCAGCGACCAGACTAAATCCATGCCATCCTATCTGCGGTTCAATCACATATACTTTACATTTATATTCAGTCATCTACGAACTCCTTTACAACCCAGCTATCTTTATTATTTTCAGTTGCATTTACGCAATGGAAATCTTGGCAATAGCCACAATTTTTAGCAATCCTTTGATGCTCTTTATCTTTATGAAGAGAACAGCCATCAGGTCCGCCATTTACAATCTGCATATTTCCATCTTTATCTTCATTAAAAAAATAATCCTGAATAACATACTTGCAGAAATCACAGCAGGCAAAGCGAAGACATTCTTTTGAACAAGCAATCATTTTATGAATCATGGTTTTCTCCTCTTTCTTTAGTGTAATGAGGACATTCGAGACAAGTCCAAGGAAAAATTTCTTTCTTTTTTGTATTTCTCACACAATAATATTCATAATCAGGATGGTCAAATACATCACCATGCCAAGGAGTTGTATCTTCATACCTAAAATAAATACATTCAGCCATGCTTATTCCTCTACAAAATGAATGATTAAATCATAACCTTCTTCTGTTTCAACCATTTCATACGGATGATGAAGATCAATTTTATATCCATCTCGCTTTTGAATTTCAACGCCTTTAGACCAAAGAGTATCAGGGAAAATACGAATTTTATTACAAGTATATTTCCAAGAGGAAATAAGAAGTACCCCAATAAATGCAGTTAATAAAATAGTTACAACACATTTTTTAATCATTTGCAGTCATATCCTTCCATGTACAGGCATTAAGCCAATATCGTGTTTGATTGCTGCCATCTTTAGAACTCGCCGCCAGCCCCTGACCGATGAGACTACGCATAACACCCGAAGCACCCTGCGGTGTAATATCAAAATCATACTTACGCTTTGCAAATGCTGAAATTTGCTTTGCAGTAAGAGTGCCGCTTTCTTTAAGGATTTTAATTACCATTTCTTTCTTTTCCATTACATCCAATCCTCGTTTGCCCTCTCATTAACCGGTCTGACTACATTAAGTTCAATAGATTCCCAATTGTAATCAGCCCAATGAAGCCAATCAGTTGCTGTCCATTTATTATGTTCTTCAACTAACTTATCTATTTTCTTCATTTGGCAGTTACAATCAATGACAATACGTTCATATTTCTTATATTGTTTCTTGGCGTCTTTGTATTCAAGACTTGCTTTTCCGGCCTGAAGGATAGAGAGATATTTATTCATATCCTGAATTGCTTCATGGCGTTTAGTTTCATACCGAGCTTTTTCAGCTTTAAGAGTTTCAAAATGACTATAGACAGAGTTTCTAAACAATGTAGAATTAAACAACTCTTCAAGATAATCATTCAATTTATCTTCAGTAAGATAACCAAGTTCCTGCTTTTCATAATAAGGACCATATGTTAATCTATAAATGCGTTCCATATCTCTCCCATCCTTTCTATATATATTATATCAAATTTTTTATAAATTTTCGAGTATTCAATTTTGGCAAGAATTTAAACTAAATATAATCATCAGGGTAAATCGCCTTTAGCCGCATCTTGGCATCAGCAATTCTGTCAAGGGACAAAAATGGCTCCCATACCTTCTTATCTACCTTGTCAACATCAATATACTGAAAATCGCCCCACAAGTCTGGCTCCTTCGGTACATCATCAAAATCATAATCTTCGTAACAATCATCACAAACATCAATGGGATTTCCAATATCTCGACGATGCTTACCATTAGGAGTTTTTACTTCAAACATATAGGGAAGAGCCTGCTTCTTGAAATCATAATCAAGCCATTTAGTTTCTCCGCAACAGCTACAGACCTGGGTGCGACCATCTGCACACCAACTACAATACGTTGCACCATCTTCACTACAGAACCAAGCATCTTCACTATCAATCCAAGCTCCGCAATCATCGCACTGAACTTTGCCTTCACAGGTCGCACATACAACTTTATCACATTCTACAAATGCATCTACATTTCCACTTGGATCAGCTTCATAGCCTTTACCGCAGCACATACATTCAGC